AAACTGGATATTCATAGTTCCCAGAAAACACACTACACTTAGGATAAGAATCCGCAATGATTTTATGAACCAGAACAAAAAAGTCTGTCATACTCGCAACAGGGTCTTCCTCTGTCTCAGTATTGAGGAACATATCAGAAACAACATCACTAACAATGATATTTACTGAGAAGTTTGGTTTAGTTTCTAATAAAGCTTTAAGCTTTACTATGAACTCTTTAAGACGTTCTTTAGTATCCATATTAACTCCATTCATTTTTATATAACTTAACATTACAACCATGAAGAAATCTAACTTCATCATATGTTAAAGTGAATGTACATTCAGGCCCATATGACGCAAAGATTTCAAGGTTAGTTTTAATTGCTTTCATGCGATTATAATCAAAACACGGTCCTTTCATCTTCGCATTAATAAGTCGTAAAAGTCTTGCTGCTTCAGAATACGGTAATGTAATCATTATGCACCTTGAGTTTTAGCAGTTTCAATTAAATGATTCAGCAGGCTCATACGTAACTGACCATATTCGCCTTCCCACAATAACTCAGTTGTTGCGAATATGGTTGATGCTGACGTAATTTTATTACGACGTACATATTTCGGGACCGGGACCGGAAAATATCTGTCGCCAGAAAAATCTACCCATTTTTCAGCTGCATCACGAATATCTCTAGTACTAGTAGTTACCGAAGGGGCTATACTTAAGAATTTTGCAGCGTAGTAATATAATGAACAGATTCCGTCTTTTTGAGGATCAATTTCAAGCGCTTTAACAAATTCTTGTACTTCTTGAGAATCAACATTCTCAATAGTAGCTTTAATTAATTCTAATGCACTTAAGCTCAACATGTCAATTGTTCCTCTAATAGCGCAATAAGTTCATCAAGTATTTGGATACGTGAAGCGCCATATTCGTCTTCATAAAATTTTTGCTCTACGCTATAGTACATTAATTCTGCTGCAACCATAGAGCGTTTTTCTTCATGTGATTTATTATTAAACGAAAACCCTCTTGAACCTTCGCTAATAGCAGTATCAATCATACGAGAGTTTTTCTCGATGAATTCTTTTGTTGCTGGGACTGGATAACCTAAAGATCCAGAAAACAATGTACAACGTTTGAATAATGGACCTAATAACTCCATTACGGTACCAGGTCTAATATTAGAATTGTACTGTGTCACAGCAAAACAAATAGAATCAATATACAGCTTATTTGGTATATCATTTTTTAATTCTTTAAGTGCATTAAGAACTAAAAGGCTTGAAGTAAAAGAAATATTTGCCATTTTAATCACTTTAAATTACGTACGTTTTCGATACAGTGAACTATTAGCTCACGACGCATTTCAAGATACTTATCTGTATGTTCGGTCCACTCAACTCGACCATCTAGGGCAGCACAAGTGTTATAATACATCAGACCTGCGGCATCAGACCCAGAGCACAAAGGCGATTTAATTGGGTATACCTCACAACCAGAATAATGTTTAAATGACTGGAAAAGTTTCTTAATTGTGAGGTGCTTTATTTTCATTGCAAGAGAATATGGGTTGCACTTAGTGAGATTAACCACATCATTAAATTCACAATTGTTCCGGATAGAATCACTAATACTCTCGTCCAGCTGTCCACAAATACCATCTTTGGCTTTAAAATCAGAATCAAAGTTCTTAAGAATAATTTGCAAGTGGTTGTACACTAAATTATTGATAGCGTCTCGTTCTTGCACAGTTAAATTGTCATAACTAATGCGCTTAAGAATACCCTGAGCTTCTGATACGTTAGTAGCTTCAAACATTTTATTCTCCTATTTGATCTTAGTTAATACACGTAAGTGGCCACATTGAATATTGTAACCACCTGCAAAGATTGTACTTATTGTTAAGTACTTATCTCCTGTATCAGTCTTACAAACATACAAACCATTAAAACCGTCATTATGAAAAATTACATCTGCTTCAATTAATTCAGATACGCCAGCAGAAACAAGTTTCTCTACGATTTTATAGTTACGCTTTTCTGCTTTTGTGTTCAGAGAGCGAGTGATAATCCCAGTAATATCCTTTGGAGCACGTCCATCAATAATATTGAACCAAGTTTTACCACCACAAATTCTGAAACACTCTTCATATCTAGCAACAGATTTAAGAGCTTTAAATTCTGGGCTAGCACGAAATGCACTTAATGCTTCTTTGCGTTGGAATGCCCATGAAATTGTGTCATCTAGTAATCTGTCGTCGAATTGTTTGAGCAATTCTTCGATTTTGCGTGTTAATTGTTTCATTTTGAACTCCCATGTTTTGATGAGGCTATAGTACTACGTATTAAATCAGTTGTAAACTACTTTTTTATCGTAATTGTGAATCTTTACTAGCTCGTCTGTTATACTGGACGAATTTAGACTTTTTATCTAGCATATCTTGACAGTCAATACAACATCTAACAACTAATGCATTACGACGTTTCTCTGGAATCTCTTCATCGCATTCTTCACAGAACAAAAGAGATTCACCTAAGTGGATATTGCTCCGAGCAAAGTCAATAGCATTATCGACTGTTGCTTTAATAGTATCTTGGAAATTATCACAAGAACCAAATCCAGATGCCATAGTATTCTCCTTACAAAGAAACCCATATTAACATCAATTGTTGTCCATGTATATAATTTTTGCAAAAAAAAAGGAGACCTTTCGGTCTCCTTCTTATTACCATGTAGCTTTGCTACAAATACCTGTTACAAACCCAAGTACACCTTCTTGGTTACGTACTTGAATTCGAACTCGGTCACCAGGCAGTGGAAGTTTAGTACCCCACATGAATCCATAATCGCCTGACACTAATGTTACCCAGATTTGTCTCATAAGTATCTCCTTGTTGTTGACTACTTATTTATAACTATTCTGACATCCACTTTTTGCGTGGTTCTGGGTTAGGACCCATTACTAATTCGAATTGGTCTTTCCAATCATCTGGCAATGTCACCACATCAATAACAGGCTTTTTAACTACACGTTCATATTCAGTTTCTTCTAGAGAACCTAGACCTTTAATGTAACGTAAGTCCCAACCAGTATATTTGTCTTTTTCGTTGTCATATGACTCCTGATCATAGAACCATACAGGCTCTTGGCCTTTCTTAGACAAAATAATAATTGGTGTCTTAATAAACTGGATTCGACCTTGTTCAAATAGTTCAGGCCAATTACTAAAGAACGCTAATAGACTAGGATAGATGCTCCCAATACCGTCTACATCAGCGTCGGTCATAATAGCGATATTATGGTACTTAGTATCTTCGGCCTTAGAACCTAACACTAATCCTGTGATTGCTAGGATGTCAAACACTTCTTTGTTTTTCATCATATCTGCATGTGACATACCCCAAGTATTAATGAATTTACCACGTAATGGAAATCCACCTTGCAAGTCACGGTCACGAGTACTAATCAAATAACCTAAAGCAGAATCACCTTCTGTTAAAATTAAAGTCGTTTCAGCAGAAGTACCAGATTTATTTGCTTTAATATGCTTAGCTACTTTAGCATTAGATGCTTTCTTGGCTGCTCGTGTTTCTGCAGCCTTTTCTGCTGCCAATTTACGGGCTAAAGCACTTTCAATGATCGGCATTAAAATGCTTTCATTGCGCATGAACATTGTTGCCAATTTTTTGAAGTCTACATCAATATGCTTTTTGATTTCACCATATGTACTAGTGAAACGTTCTTTAGTCTGAGAATCAAATCTTAAGTTAGTCATATCACGAATGAACATGACCATAGTCAGACATTCTTTAATACGCGACCGAGGAATTTCGATTTTGTATTTTGACTTGATGTTTGGGATTAAAAAATTGCTTAGTTCTTCAATGAAGAAATCAATATGGTGTCCACCATTCTTAGTATGAATGTTATTCACATAAGTTTGTTGTCTGAACCCATCTTCAGAAGTACATAAAGCAACAGAGAAATTTTCTGTGTCTAATACTAATGATTCTTCATGGAATTGCTTTGCATATTGTCTAAATGAGCTACGAATAACTTTGTTATTCAGTTTAAATTCAATTGCAGGATAAATCACAGATAAAGTCATTAAACGGTCATGAATAATATCTAATTCATCATCAGATAATTTATTTACACCAAAATAACTAAAATCTGGAGTAAACTCAACTGAAGTACCTTTCTGTGTACCTTTAACCTGCTTCCAACTTTTATTGTCTGATCCATTAGAGCAAGTAACAATAAGTTTATTGGTACCGTCACATGTTTCTCCTATGAATCTAGAGCTAAAGATATTGGTCAAAGAACTACCAACACCGTTTTGACCACCAGTTTTACGAGTTTCATCATCACCAAAGTTACCACCTGCTTTAGTGATTGTCCAAGCAGCATATGGTCCAGGAACAGAAGTTCCATCAGGCAATTCTACTTGGTCTTGAGGAATACCACGACCATTATCTGTGATTGTGATTGTCTGACCATCTTTAATCGTAACACTGATTTTATTAGCGAACTTAAAATTAGTTCGAATTGCTTCGTCGACACTATTGTCAATAATCTCATCAATGATTTTGATTAGGCCTGGAACATAATTCACAACACCATATTTGCCAAACTTAAACCGCTCAACAGATTCTTTAATTGTGCTGCCAATATACATAGCAGGGCGTTTTAAGATATGCTCTTTGTCCGATAATACCTTTACTACGTTGTCAATCATTTCAGTCATTAGTCTGCCTTATAGTAATAGACCCCAGATGGGTCTACAGATTTACAATAAGCAACATGCTCTCCGTTTTCGATAACGTGAACTGTTGTAGTCATCTCGTACATATTACCAGACTTTTTAACCACAGCATTTTCACGTGATGAGTAAAATTCAAATAGTTCTTTAGGACTTGTCATCTAAGTTCCTTAATAATTCTTTTAATAGTGGAGTAGGTTCATTACTAGCGACACTTAAGACTTTAGATAATATTGAGTTCTCACGTCTTTCACTAGCAGCATCTAAATCCAATTCATCTGATTTATGAAGTCTGATTTCTGCCTGAGATGCTTTACCCGCTTCAATTTTAGCACTTAACGCGTTATACCGCTTTATCGTTGTTATCTCTCGGTTAAGTGAATTGAGTTTGTTTTTATAGCCAACCAACACTATGTTGATTAGGTCAAGTTCGTCTTGAATAGCAGCACGCTCATGAATCACACGCTCTAAACGTTCATTATACTCGCTCATATTCACCTTCTATTAATACTGGATTAAACGATACAGCAACTAAATCAGCTGGGATTTTACTTAAGCTAATTGTATCTGAGTTAACTTGGATCTTTTCCATACATGGCAGCACTTTCGCCATAGTTAGAATACCTTTATATTTAACGTTAACTTCAGTCATAAAGTTGAACACTCTTGGGTTCAACGGAAATTCAACAATTGTCATTGTAGCCATTAGAAATCCTCATCTGAATTAATTTCAGTAAAAATGTATCGGGCGTGTTCACGAATTTCTTTATCTTCGTGGAAGAAATATTCTTCTGGGATATGGGTTGCAAGAAGAAGAATCAATTCACGGTCATTTGATTCTTTTGCCATATCAATAAGAGTTTTACCATTACGAGTCCAAGCAGAGATACGATCTATAGCACGCTCTGTATGCATATCCGTTAATATGTTTAACAGTATTTTCAAAGAGTCTTTCATATTATCATAAATTGTGTCAACAATTAGATTATACGTTTCTGTGTCAATTTCTTCTGCGATGCACTCGACCATAAGCATCGTGGATAATACTCTGTATTTACCACGTTTAATTAACTCAGGGACACAAGAAATAAGATCCTTTCGGCTATTGTACTTCAGAGAATATACTTGCATTCTGAGTTCTTCCCAGAGGTCACCATTTGCATCTTTATTGTTACCACGATAACATGTATCTGGGACCGGAGAATCAAAATATTGTAGCCACTCTTTATCAAATGCACCCATACCAAGAAAAATTGGAATAGTACGTGGCTCTTTAGACCATTTAAGATAAAACTCGTCTTTTTCTTTAGAAGCAGGAACACGTCTTAATAAATCAATACCATTGAACACATAAAATGAATCTTTATGTGATAGTAGACTTTCAATAAACTTCAAGTCTAGAGTGTCTACTAAGAGAGTCATCATATCCGTGTTAGGGTCATCACAGAAAACAAATTCGTTTAAGATCTGATTATACTTTTCCTCGTCAATACCTATATTTGGGTCTAATCGACGCATTGTTCGTAAGCGATTAAGCATCACAGTGGTCTGGTTTAAAAGTAATGCTTCTTGAGTTTCTACACCTCGATCGAAACCATTACTATCAATGTCAATGGTATGTCTGTTGCTCAAAACAACATATTCCCATTCTACAGCATTTTTTAATTTAAGAGATTGACCTGATGTATCAATGACATCGTATACATAAATGCGTTTGTCATTACAACGACCTTGGGCTTTAACATCGTTAAGGAGTTCTTCCATTGTGTTAAAGACCATGTGGTGTCGTTTAAGAACATCATAGTCCCACATTAACATATCAGGGAAATGAGATTTTTGGCCTTCGCTAAATTCTACTCGACTATATGAAAAAGACATTTTACTCTCCTACTGTTTTGATGAGGCTATAGTACACAGATAAATTTATTATGTACACTGATTTCAAAAAAAAAAAGAGGCTACTGCCTCTTTTTTGGTCTATGGTGCTTATTCCATTCAGGTTTATATTTGTTGATTAGAATTGGTTCTTCTAGGTCCATTGTATTGACCATAGAACCATTTACTTCTAATTCAAAGCACTGGCGTACGTAGAAACACACCTGGCAATTGTTTTCTAAAGCAGAATGGATTAATTTGGACTTCTTTGTATCAGTCGTAGGCGTCTTCCTGTTAATCGACGTTCTATAATAATTGATACGAGTCCGTAAATTATTAGTTTTACCAATGTACTTTAGGATACCGTCTATAGAAATAGCATAAAGTACATTGTGTTTTGTTGGAACATCAATTAACTGGATTTCTCCTTGTTCCATAGTCAAAGTGGCGTACTCTATAAAAGAGTATTCCTTCGCCACTGTGCTTATGTCTAACATTACTGATATTGCTCTCGTAATTTAGCTAATGAATCTTTATCAAGATCATTGTCGATCTGTGACACCAAGTATGAACTAATTTCTACTTCTTGTGGAGCACTTTGCACCATATCTGAATTCAAATATTCACGAATCCATGGCAACGGATGTACTTTAGGCGCATCAATATTGTGTGGTAAATTCACAGCGTTCATACGAGATGCAGTAAGATAATCAATAAACTTATCTAAGACTGTAACGTTTAGACCCGGGACATCACCATCTTTAAACAATACACGAACCCATTGCTTTTCTTGCTCACTTACATCTAAGAAGATTTGAGCTGCTTCTTCTTTACATTCTTCAGCGATTTGTTTGTACACTTCACCATCTGTGCCTAATTGCCATTGGCGAATAATGTATTGAGTGCCTTTAAGATGTAATTGTTCGTCACGAGCAATTAGCTTCATGACTTTTGTATTGCCTTCCATAATAGACATATTCTTATGGAAATTCCAAGTACAAGCAAAAGAAACATAGAATCTAATAGCTTCTAAAGCATTGACTGCATGCATACACAAATACATAGCACGAAGTAATTGATATTTAGCATTATCTAAATTTTCTTGCTCTTGGAGCAACTCACGTTCCAATTCAGCGTATAGGATCGAGTCTTCACTATAATCAGTCATAGAGATTTCAGTGATCATTGCATTATACGAACGCTGATAATAATTATATGTTTGCTCTAATTCAGTGACATTGTCGTAATATGTACCAATAGATACAGCACGGGCCATAATATCTTTATTCAGAACAATTTCATCAAATACTTTAGTTGGGTCATTATACACATTACGCATAATATGTAAGTACGAACGGCTGTGAATAGTTTCACTGAATGTCCAAGTTGTAAACCATGTATCTAATGTTGGGTCCGATACTAAACGTCCAAATACATTCATTGGAGCACGTCCTTGGATCGAGTCCAGAAGTGACTGATATTTCAAATTCAATGTGAAAATATTCTTTTGGTACTCAGGCAACTTATCAAATTGGGCCTTATCTGTTGTAAGGTTCACTTCTTCAGGTCGCCAGAAGAATGACAATTGTTTTTCAATTAATTCTTCAAATACTCGATGGCGTTGAATATCATAACGAGCAATACCTAAGCCTGAACCTAAAAACATTGGTTCGGTTAAAACATTCACTGGAGTTGTATTAAAAACTGTTGACATAATATTCTCTTAATTGATTAAACTTCGTTTATATTAACTTAATACCGTTTACAAGCATAACTAAGCCCAGTAATAAAAACATAACGTCAAATACTGTTACACCATACACAAGCATAGTAAGTTTTATTGAAGGAACTTTGCCGCCACGAGTATCAACGCCATTCTTAAACATATAGCTTTCTAATTCTTTTTGTTCTTTATGTATAAGAATATCAGAGACCACGTAATTAAAAAACTTTTGTTTGTTAAAATTAAGTGACTTTGCAGTTTTGTCTAAAGTAAAGTCAGAGTAATATTCATTAGTTATTAGTGTATATTGGCATAATAAAACTTTAGCAGCATATGCTCGCTGAGAAGGCTTATTTAAATGGACATTTTCTCTAAAGATAAAATTCACCAAATGAATAATAAGCATTTTTGCAGCGAGAACTTTACGACATTCAAATCTGCTATATTGAGTGAACTCTTCTTCCGGAGAATACTCTGAGACTCGAATAGGATATTTCATGTTACCACTATAGCCAACCCAAGTACTTACTGCATATTTTAAATGCTCATGCTTTAATGGGTCATGGATATACTGACGCAAAGTTACATCAGGTCGAATATCCTTTAAAAGTTCTAGTAGTTCATAAACCATTTTAATTTTTGTTCTCATAATAGTTCCCACATAATTTTAAGAGGAGATAGTGACTTTACCATATGTAAGCAATACATACGATAGATGTATCTGTTTGCATCAGTTGATAAGTCTTTGCTCTTGAACCCAATTGGACAGTTCTCAAAGATTTTATTTTCATCTGACGGAATAAAGAAACAAAATTTACGCTCAATGTTACATAGATACGAAAGATTCCGTAAGTAAGTGAAATCCGCTTGAACTAGATTTGGAACTTCACGGACTTTGTCTTTGAACTTTAATACTCTAGCAAACGGCAATTCAGTTGTATTAGAAAGACGTTCATATTCTTTTGCTAACATACGCAAAGAATAGTATTTGACAGTTCTAGATGCATTGTGTGTTACATTGTTAGCGATATAAGCAATCAGGCGGTTCCTGGCGCCGTCATATTCAGTATAATATGGAATATTCTGATTTGCTGCGTATTGGTCTGCAAGTGGAACCTTGGTGTCTACATTAACAGGAAAATTGATGTTTCCGCTGTAATATCGCCAGCTTTCTATTTTGTCTTTGATTAAGTCATTATAGATTTTAGCCTGCAGACCATTTTCAGTACACAGTAACACTAGTTCTTGGATACTTGCTTTAGGGTTACGATAAGCGGTTTTAATAAAGTTGTCAATAAAGTCCATAAATCCTCCTATTTTTTTTTGTAACTATACCATATACAGATTCATATGTAAACAAAAAAGGAGGCCGAAGCCTCCAATCTTTATACTTTACAACTAGAGCAATCAGATTCTTTCACGATTTCAACTTCAAAATCATCAGAACCAGAGCCATCACGAGTATTGTGGTAGTAAGCAGTCTTGCCACCTAAGTACCAGAGATAAAGCAAGTCATCTAGCATAACTGACATAGGCACTTTACCTTTTTCGTAGTTATTAGGGTCATAGTAAGTATTAGCAGAAATCGATTGACATACGAACTTCTGCATAATTGCAACTTTCTCAATATAACCTTTGTTACCACGTTTAGCTTGGACCCAAGCGTAATCTAATAATTGCTCATTGAGCTCAATATTAGGAACAACTTGGTTAAATGAACCTTCTTTAGATTCTTTAACTGATACAGGACCACGTGGTGGCTCAATACCATTTGTGCTATTAGAAACCTGAGAGCTTGATTCACATGGCATCAATGCACTTAATGTACTGTTCCGGATACCGTGTTTAGCTAAATCTTTACGGAGCTGTTCCCAGTCACAGACATAATTAGGAGCAACAATTTTGTCTACAGTTTTCTTGTAACGATCAATAGGCAAAATACCTTTACTATAAGTTGTTTCATTATAGTACTCACATGCACCTTTTTCTTCGGCTAATTTAACAGAAGCACGAATCAATGCATATTGTAATCGTTCCATTAGCTCGTGTGTTACTTCATTACCAGTTTCATAGTTAACAAAGTTATCTGCTAGCCATGAAGCATAGTTAGTAATACCAACACCAAGTGAACGACGTTTCTTTGCCTTTAGAGCTTGTGGCACTGGATAATCTTGATAATCAAGTAAGTTATCTAATGCACGAACTTGTACTTCAGCTAATTCGTTAATTTCATCTTGGTCTTGCCAATCAAAATTACCAAGTACAAATGCTGACAACGTACAAAGGCCAATTTCTGCATCTTTAGAACTAACGTCTTTAGTTGGAATAGCAATTTCAAGACATAAGTTACTTTGTTTAACAGTGGCTACATCACGAATAAATGTACCATGCTCACCAACGTTATCTACGAAGTAAGGATAGATGCGAGCAGTATTAGCACGCTCAGACATAAACAATTCGAAAATATCTGTTGCCTTAATTTTCTTTTTACGAACACTAGGGTCATTTTCTAATCGTGTGTAAAGCTCTTCGAATTTATCTTTATCACTAAAATAATATTCGTATAGCTTGCCACCTTCTACGTCAGGGCTAAACAATGTAATGTATTTGTCTTCTAAAAGACGATGAATCATTAAATCATTAATTTGAACACCATAGTCTAAGTGTCGAATACGGTTTTCTTCAATACCACGGTTATTCTTTAACACTAAAAGGTTTTCTACTTCTAAGTGCCATAATGGATAATACAATGTTGCTGCACCACCACGAATACCACCTTGACTACACGATTTAACTGCTGTCTGAAAATGTTTCCAGAATGGAACAACACCAGTGTGTTTCACTTCACCAAATCCAATCTTAGAACCTTCAGCTCGAATCATGCCACCGTTGATACCAATACCAGCTCGTTTACTGATATACTTAATGATTGAGTTAGAAGCAGTATTAATACCATCTAGGGAGTCGCCTGCTTCAATAACAACACATGAACTGAATTGTCTTGTAGGAGTTCTTACACCCGCGTTAATAGGTGTAGGTAGACTAATCTTCTTATTGGCTACTGCTTTATAGAACTTAATGACTTTATTAAGACGGTCGACAGTTTCTTCTTGATGTAAACACATACCAATTAACATAAATGCAAATTGAGGTGTCTCATATAACTTACCAGTGCTACGATCTTTAGCAAGGTATTTTTCTTTTAATTGCATTGACCCAGCATAAGTCATTTTAAAATCTAATGTGTGGTCAATGTGTTTTTCTAAGAAATCAATTTCTTCTTTAGAGTATTTCTCTAAAATTTCTTTGTCGTAGATGTTTGCTTTTGTGACACGAGAAATGTGGTCAAAGAATGCAGGTGGCTCGAATTGACCATATACATCTTTACGTAATGCAAACATCGTTAAGTTTGATGCAACAAATTGGAAATCAGGAGTCTCACGAGAAATATTTGATGCAGCAACTTTGATTAAGTTTGTTTGTAATTCACGAGTTGTCATACCATTACGAATATAAGGCATAACCATTTCATACAACTGATAAGGGTCAACTGATGTTCCTTCAGAAGCACTGATAAGAATCTTTAAGGTTTTCTCTGGAGCGAATTCTTGTGAAACACCACTACTTTTAATAATTTGCATTTTGTTCCTTTGATAAAAAAGGAGGCTTTCGCCTCCTATTAATTATACTGCCATTTTTGCGACTAACTTAGGATGATATTTATATCCTACTAATTTAAAGTCGTCAGCACTTAAAGACATTAAAAATTCAAGTTGCTCTTTAGTTGAGCCTTTAGGAATATCAGGCATAACTAGTTTAGGCAAATCATACGGCTCACGTTCAAGTAGAGTTTTACATTGCTCAACATGGTTACTGTAAATGTGAGTATCTCCGCCAGTGAAAATAATTTCATCGGCTTCAAGACCACACATATCTGCGACCAATAATAACAATAAAGCATAGCTACTTAGGTTATATGGTTTCATTTATGTTCGATTAAAGTCGTTAATTTTAACCCGTTCTCTTATGAACTGCTGCATGTCACCATGCAGATCAGACTATATCTTCATCTTCATCTTACTAAAGATGTCTATCGTTTCCACCCACTTGGATGTACTCCCCTTCGGGATAGTCGTTAGGCATTTATGTAGGCCCAATTCCATTTATCAGATTTTACCCTATAAGAGACTAATCCAGCACTAATAGAAAAATGTTTTGCTGCATCGGACCCAGATTCAAATATCATACCATCACACGAAATTCGTTTGGCATTTGTAGGTCTTACACCTAATTTCAATTTAGACATTTTATCTAGGAATTCTTTACCGTGTTTTCTACCAAAGAAAGGATTATCTTCACCTGTTCTTTTTCTACACTTTGCGCAACAACTGGCAGTATTAGTTATCCTTTTACCACAAGAACAATATACATGAGTAGAGGGGTCCCATCTGCCATTTAATTCTCCGGGTTTAGAAAAAAGACGTTTTCTTCCTTCTTTGCCAAGACTCTCCATTTTTTCTTTTACTGTTTTAGTCCTTTTAGCTAATATTTTCTCTTTATTAGGATGAGTAGATAATACATCGCCAAAAGAGGCATCGGCTATATTATATCCGTTAATTTTTGAGTTAAGTTTATTAATCCAGAAATTTTCACGTTCTATAATAATGTCTTTAACGTATTCAATTTTTTCTAATATAGAGAACTCAAAGACATTACCATGAAGGTCAAAAGACCTTTGTAATTTAATAGAAGAATGGTTTCCATTCTCCAAGTCCTTTATATGTCTAGCCCACCTACGTTCAAAGTTTTTAGCACTTCCTACATAGATTTTATTATTAACTATATTTTTAATCTGATAAATACCGCTTTCCATAAATACTCCTATTCTTTAAGAGTATTTATTAAATGCTTGTCCTACAATTTAGCACGGGATTGTCTACTAGAGATATTCCCCGTTTAGATAGATTACGGGTATAAGTCACCTTATACCTAGGCCAACATTAACCTAAGAAAATATCTACTGAGCGTTGATACCACTGTAAGCTGATTTTGTTATTATATACCTTGAATTGATATAGCAAATGACAAGGAGGTAAAGCCATTTTATGTAATTCTGTTGGGTTCCATGCGCTTACAATTAAACGACGATCGTCTGGACGATTTTTAATTTGCTCAATTACATTATAGAGCTGATCAACACCACCAAAGTCTCGCCACTGTTTACCATATACAGGACCTAATTCACCATCAGAATAACCTAATTGGATTCCTTGGTTATTGTAGTTGTCGTCCCAGATTGTCTTTTTACCTGATGAGTTTGGACCAAAAGTCAGTTCACGCAATTTTTCTACGTTTGTGCTTCCAGACATGAACCAAAGTAGTTCACCGACAATATTTCGCAATAAAACAAATTTACTGGTAATAATTGGGAAAGCATCTTTTGAAACTTTATATCGAACTTGTCGACCAAACACAGAATATGTTCCTGTGCCTGTACGGTCTTCGGTGTATTCGCCATTATCTAGCACATCTTTAACTAAGTCTAAATACTGTTTCATTAGAGAATTTCCGTATTATCAGGGCGATACAAAATAACTATACGAGAACCGTCTTCAGTAAAGTGTTCGCCATATACACAATTGCCATCGGTGAAGGTCGATTTAATACTCAAGAACACTAATGCTTCGTGAGTCTCACCTTCTTTGAAGATTTGTACATCTGATGAGATGATGTCTTCCTTAACAATTCCAATACGAGTATAATGGGTGTTTTTGAAGAAGTTAATTACTGGCATAACATGACCATTGAAGATTTCAACTTCTTCAACAGTGGCATTACGAACTTTCAATTCACCTGTAACAATGATACGTTGAGCCTGGTTTTCTAAACAGAATAAATCTTCTGCTACTGGAGTAATTCGTTCTGCTAAGAAAGAAGTAATTTTAACACCAGGCGATAATAGACCATAATCAACAATTTGTTCACTATCAAATTCATATAACTGCATTTCATTTCCTTAAAGTATATTTGTCAATTGTTACAATGCCTTCATGGTTAGGAATTTCAACTTTAGGATAAGATAAACTCTCTTCCATTTCCCAACCTTTCATATAATGAGCGTTAGGAGTTAAAGTATAAGGCAATTTAGTAGTAGATTCTAATACAAGATTAGTTTCAGCAAGAATACGAGTTACAATAATTTCAGATGCATATGGCAAAGCGCGTTCAAGCATACTAATGCCACCAATCACACAATAAGTTTCTTCTGAATCTTTAACTGATTCTAAGAATTGCTCAAAAGTGTTTTCATTGAATACCGCATCAGCATCATGAAACTTAATTGGTCTAGTAAAATCACAGAACACGTAATGTTTGCGATTAGGTAATTTACCAGGCAGACTCATGAAGGTCTTTGCACCCATTACTAAAATAGACCCACTAGTTTCTTTTTTGAATTCTTTTAGATCCAAAGGAAGTTTAGGCCAAGGTAATCGTTCTTTGCCTTCTACATTTAGTCCAAAATGTCTATCGACACTTCCTTTATTAGAACCATATGCATAAATCAATTTTACCATAATACAGGGTCCTTAACAATAACAGTGTAACGAGCTGTCTTAATCGTGAATATCATATTATACCCAGTCGTAGTTACAGCTTCTAATTTACCCATTATACCGATATGGGCTTTAGTACTAGTTTTTAATGTCCCACCAATAACTTGAGAAACATTAAAATTAGCCATTACGGATTCACCAATTTTTGTCTTGTACTCATTATACTGCTTAGCATAATATTCAGCATTTATTTTTTCGACTTCGGATATTTTGTACCCTATTAAATCATACATTGTAGGGTCAAAAGGGTGTGTTACTTTTAATTCGATGTCAGTGCCTAATACGAAAAGAGTATTGTCTTTTACTCTATCAACAACGAATGTTTTGTAATTGTAGCCCGAGAGTGTAACTGATCTCGGGCTTTCAATTTTATGAACCATTAATGCGGCTTAAATGTGGCGTAAATGTAATAAATTCAGAATAATCTTCTGGTTCACCTTGTTTAGAGAAAGAGATGCAAATGTTAACTTCATCTTTTTCTGCTAAGGTTAAAATACCGTGAATTCTGAACTCTGGGCGATGTTGCAGTTCGTGTGTATAGTAATGGAATTTACCGTCCTTGAATTTACACTTAAACATAAATTCAATCCAGGACAATACACCAACAGAAGCATTAATAATTTGCTCTGGTGTAATAATAACACTAACAACAGAACCTAGCTTTACTTTAGTGATATTTCTACCTGTTTTGTAATCACAGGTTGGAGAAGTAAGATTGTGCATTATTATTTCCTCAGTGAACGTGGGTCTGTATTTTCAGGGCTAGGCATTTCATCTAACCCAACTGCATAACGATATGCGTATTTTAACATCAAAATATCTTTAGCACAATCGTGAATACTGTTATGCGCAATGAACCCATCTAATGTTCCTTTAGGCAAAGGAGTCATAGTCAAGTCACGAGTTAATAGCATAGATTCAATTGCTGTGCGAACATCACGTTGGTTCCAAAACCAGCATGGTTCAATAACACTTGTATCAATATCTTCTTGTAATGTGCCTTTTGCAAGTTCGACATCATGCAGCATCGATACTAAGATCGGAAAGTCAAATGACATTCCACGACAGAACCCATGAGTAACCTTACGATCTACTCCGTTGTCCTTTAAGAACGCAGAGAGCTCTTCTAACGCTTGTTCAATAGTTACATCATTTGGAGTGGGTTTCAACGCCTCGCGCACTTCAGGAGGCTGTGTCTTCCACCATTTGACGGTACTATTAGACTTAGTTCGTGTCACTTGAGATTTAAGATCAAACTTAATCTTTTTACCAGAATTAACTAACTCTTCAAATGTCTCTAATACGCTAAGATCACTGTTAAACACAATTACAGATAAATCTACAGCCTTTGCACTAGGAATATTATCGACAGTTTCGTAGTCAATAATAAAGTCTTTTACTTGAGTTTTACCCTTTAAGCTCATGCCATTTCCTTAATAAGATATTCAAACATTGATCGTAACTTATCGACATCTACAGTACGTGTAGACTCTAATTTGTAAATGTCTGCTTCAATACGTTGCTGTGCAGACCAATTCATACTATGTAATGATTCCAAATCAGTTAATTTGACTTGTAGGTCTGCAATTTCTTGGCGCACTGCTTTAATCTGTGAATCATATGTGCTTTGATTCATTTTTAACGTTTCAAGATTACGCTTGTTAGAATTAATCTTATCGGTGTAAGAGAACGGCATATTAATGTCCAATTTTTCCGAATGGTCTTTAAGTGTTTTAGTAATTGCACTTAGAAGTTCTTTAGACCCTTCTTTTGGTACATATACAGGCTCTTCAGGTTTAATATTAATAGCTGAATACATATCTCCTGGGCGTGAAACAATAGTACCCGGATTAATATTCATTATACGAACGTTACTTTGGTACATATGATTAATATCATAGTCAGGTGCAAACGTTAGTTTATTACCTTGTGTGTTCTGTTCAGGTTTTCCAGACTTAAAGTGCTCAGCCTTTCCATTCATCAAGAACCAGACCTTTTTAGATGCTTTATTTGACTTAGGCAGAGCATCGCCAAAATCAATACAACATTGTACCCACGGCTTAGAACCTAAATTATACTTAGTGATAATCATGGACGACAATATCGTCTCTGAAAATAAATGTACAGCTGCAATAGAGCTAGATGTTTGTGGGTTCAACGGAACAATACGGAATTTAACCTTAGTTCCATCAAATTGCCATGATTCAGGACACGTTTTAATTTTATCGCGAATTTCTCTGCTTAATCCAAGTTTATATGCTGCAATAGACACAGCTCGACTCGAATATTTACTAAACATGCTATTGACCTGGTCTTTCATAATAGATTGTTCAACAATTCCCCAATTCTGGTGGCCTTTATTAGCATTTTTAAGAGAACGAAGAATCGTTTGGAACGCTGCGTGAATAATGTTAGATTTTTTAATCTGTCTTTTGACTTTAGATACGCCTTTCATATCAATTTCCTTTCTTAAATGGTTCAATTAAATCAATGTTATCTTTGAAGCGTTTAACGTAATCGTTTACACCTAATTTTCTGTGCATTGCTACTACGCTGAAATAGTTTTCCCATGCAAATTCACGGAACCATCCAGAAGTAATTGAAGTACACACTTTTTCAAGAGCATGCATAAAACTCTGAGTAGAAGTTGGAACGAAATCAAATGGAACTTGAGAACGCTCTAAAGCTAACACACAAGTTTCTTCATACACGCCTGCTAATTGTAATTCATATGGCAATGCAAAGAACTTATCTTTACATGTCATTACTTCAGAACCATCTTTCATATAATAGGTATATGCAGGACGATCAAATAAAGCAACTGCTCTATGAATTGAATCATGGTCTAAAGTATAAATCGTATCATCAAAGAATTTATCTTTAGTAACATTAAGATTTGGATGATTATAACTTAATACTTCTTTCTGGCGTTTAAGCATAATCTCATTTAATTCATCGTTTAACTTATATCCTAAGTTACGTAACATGCGAATAGTTTGCATCGTCTTCATAAAGAACGAAGAATCTTTCTTATAACGATGAGACATCTTAATAGCCAAACATACCTCTGGGTCTGCAAAAGACACACCAAACACATCTCGTGCTAAAGGATTTAAAGAAACATGATTTTTAACGTAATCTAAAATCATTTGGTCTGATGAATCTGGTTTAGCAATGTATGCCTCATAATATTGAGTCACATCACCAAGAGTACATTTAAATGCACGTACATCAGGATTTTGGACCTGGATTTCTTCGCCTTTCATTAAATCACGGAAATGATTCCATTCGTATTCAGTACTGCAAATAAAATCCCAATCAGAATTTTTAACTTGCTGCATACTAAGAATGCCGTGAATGGCTAAAGCTTTTGAACCGATACACACTAGCATAATAAATTCCTCAAAAAAAAAGTGGGAGCCTAGGCTCCCACAAAAATTAACAAGAGCTTTGAACCCAAGAACTGTCTGCATCTGCACGAAGAATTTCATCTTCACCATAACAAGAGCTTGAGTTCCAATCACGGAATTCAAAGCTACCTTCATATTGATTGAATTCTGTATCTAGCTCTAATTCTTTAGCCATTTCTTTAATCTCTTTGAACATTACACATAATTCTTGTGCACGGTCTAACAAAAGAGATTGAGTTACTTCAACTTTATTTTCTGATACTTCATAAGCCATGGTTTTTTCCTATCATTATCAAATTAATGTCAACAAATACTCTACTATTTGAGATTTGTATAAAGTTTTGCTATATTTACCATTTCGGTTAAACAAGCCATTTACTCGGTGTATATGGTTCAAATAAACCTGTTCTTCATTATCTCTATACACAAGAAAGAAATAATGACCGTTAATTGTAATGTACAAGTCATAACAATTTTTAATACTTACAGATTCTTGACCAAATACTTCACGAATTTTTTTAGATAAATCCATTTTATATTGGAATTCATCAAACAGCGTTTTTAGTTCTATGATGGTACCTTTATAAAGGTCTTTGCCATCTACAACCAGTAAGTCTACTTGATATGTGTCATCAAACCCATCGTAGTCACCGCTTTGTTCGATTTCTTCTAATTCTTTTTGAATTATATCAAAATCAAAGACAATATTCCTTTGGTCTAAAAGTCTATGTCCTTGTCCAACCGCGTATATTTCTAATACCGCATTCATTTATTAAATCCAGTATAAATTATGTTTAGGTCTAGTTGACCCAACATAGATTAGCTCTTTAACCAAGTCTGGATCCATTGAACTCAACCCAGACGTACACAAGAAAGCATTATCAACACTGATACCCTGAGCTTTATGAATTGTGCTACATGGTTCAGCTTTGACATTAGAATAGCGTTCCTTAATAGTCCAGAACTCTCCCCAAGGCGCTTTGCCTGGGAGTTCCCAGTACCGATAAGTATTAGCTGTTTCTGATAAGAATTCTTTGAGTACAAGTTCAGAACCTTCATCTACAATATGTAGATCCTTCAAGTGATACTCATCAATATTTTTATCAGCAGTTTCTACTGTTAATGTCCATACATCGATTTCTTTAGTACTTTCAACAAAACGGGCACGTAATGTGTGAACTGTTTTGTTAACACGGACTATTCTAACACGTTGTCCGTTATTGTAAATCAATTTTTTAACTTTTTTCCCATCAACTATTAAACTTTCTGTTAATGGGCCTTGCATAACGATAATTTCATCTTCGATGAATGGTTCATCAGTGTTGAAAATTCGTTTGCGAATGATTTTATTGAGAGTATTGACTACTTTATTTGTGTAGGCCATTACTCGAGTATTGACAAAATCTTCTTTTGTCTTTACTACTTTAAAGTACTCTTTTAAGAACCAGTGTAAGCTTGGTATATCTGATTCAGGGTCATAAGCATGAACACCTTGACCATCTTCATCGAGACATTCACGTAGCCACTGTCCTTTTAAGATTTCACGTGCTACAGTAATGATAGGCCCGTTAGAACGCTTCACTTCAGTCAGCTTAATTTGCTTAAACTTTTTATGAGTAAAGAACGGGCTGATCCCAGGTAATGTTTCGCCTGGCGAAACTGGTCTAATTTGCTCTTTGTCTCCAAGAACAATAACCAGACACCATTTAGGAACAGTGTTTAAAATCAACTGAACTAGTTTTCTATCATACATAGAACCTTCGTCACATATCAGAATACGACATTCTGCTAAATTAGGAATTTCACGTTGCTCAAATACTGTTTGGTCTTCATAGTTAGTAGGACTAATCTTCAGAACAGAATGAATAGTCTCAGCTTCCATACCAGAAAGTTTTGACAATACTGTTTTTGCAGCATGTGTTGGTGCAGCTAAAATAACACCATTAATTCCTTCCTTGATAATGTAATCAATTAAGAATTTAGTCAACGTGGTTTTACCTGTACCTGCTTCACCATTAATAGTGATATGGGTTTTAGTATCTGCACGTAGATTTAAATTCTGTGTCTTGATAGCATCAACAACTTCATTAAAGGCAAGCTTTTGCCCTTCAGTCAAATCATCAAAAGTTATCACCATGTACCTCTAATATTCTTAATGTGAATAGTGTTTATGATTTGTCTTGTTACAAACTTCTCATATTCATTTAATTCACTCTTAATTATTTTCTTACCAAATATATTAGATTTAATTTTACCATTTAATTTTTCAAGCAGCATAGCCTTTGTATCATTTAAGGCTTGTTCAGCTTTAGTTTTATCAACGATAATATCTAAGTGGTCTTTATGAAGAGGAATGACGTAACCGTCTCTATCTTTATATGCTAAGAAATAGCCATTTATAAAATACATAATACCCTCCTGTTGAAGTAATTATACTCAACTAAGGTTCAAGCAAATAAAATTTATTTTTTGTAATGTTTTTGCTGTATGAAAAATGGTCGGTATAATGAATCAAGGGCTTTTCCAATTAAGCAAAGGGAGAAGAAAGATTAAGGGAAGCAGCGGAGCTGGCGCTCGCGCATATTGATATATTAGATGTTTTAAGAGACAAAAAGGAGACCGAAGTCTCCTTAATGTTTAAGCACTGCCACCTGGAGGCAGTGTTGGTTTAGCTGGTTTGAACATATCACCATCTACAGCGTTATAAACACGCCATTCAGCAGCTTGCTCTTTAGTGAACACAGTGGTATGAAGTGGCTCTTTAGATAGCTCTAATTTATAGCCTGAATCAGCAATTCGATGTGAGTTAGAATACACAGTGAAATCTACTGAAACCTTTACACCATTTCCGATTAGTTCTAAGTTAATGTACATAATAGCTCCTTATTGTATTATTAACTTATGTATTTATACTAAACGAATATGTTCTTCATTAATACAGAGAAACTGCAAGTTACAGGTAAACCACGTTTAACTTTCATGTGTTCATAGAAACTATATGATTTGACACGTTCTAATGATTCAGCAATATCAGCCATTTCAAATATACGGGTATTCAACTCTATAATACGAGATTGCGATTGTGCAATAAGATCATCTGAAATAGAAATATTATCTATTGCTTTCTGGAGGGTCTTGTTCAAAACCACTAAAGCAACTTTATTCTTACAGCGTTTAATGTTATGCTGTAAAGTCTTGATTTTATTTTCTCGATTTGCCTTTGCGCGAGTTTGCTCAGATAAAGCTAGCTCTTGGTTATAAAGTTTTTTACGGAGAGCATCAATAGCCTCTTTAAATTGTTCAGGGGTTTCCAGGTCGCCGCGTAATGAATTATATTTACACTTTACTGGAATCACATTACCTTGGATATAACCTTTGTTAGGATCAATTCTCTCTAACGACATTCTCTCGTTCCAATGATCTTCACTAAAATGCTCTCCAGAATAAAGACACACTGTTTGAGAACAAATATTTTCCATGAATTTATAAGACAACTCATACGCATAGCCACGACGTTTTGCATCTGCACGTTTGTGTTTAATCTTTCCTAAAATTTTTACATCTTTGCTCATTTTGATACTTCCATTTGGTGTTGAACTTCCTGGCGAACTAACTCATGTGGGTCTGATGCAAATTGCTCTAAGTTAATACCACGCTCGGCAATTGCAATACGAACCATCCAATCTTCGTGGTTCACCATAGACATTAAAGTCTCTAAAGAAGTGTTTGGATCTCGAGCAATTCTAATTGGATTTGCATTCATTTGTAACTCCCGTTTGTTTTGATGAGGCTATACTATCACATTAGAATTGCTTGTAAACTGTTTTTTTTTGCAAAAAAAGAGGCACTAGACCTCTTTTTCTATTCTTGTCAGTTTAAAATTCTTGACTATGTATTCTAGACACTCTCGTCCAAGTTCATCTGGCACTACTGTCTTTGGATTAGAAAGAAGTTTAAAGAGCAATTCTTCTGCTACACAGGAATCAGTATTCTCTTCTGATACACTGGATTTACTATCAACACTTACTAAAGATTTAGTAAACTCATTAGATTCAACAAATACTGATACAGGGTCAACACTCTTAGAGAATCCTAATACTTTATCTTTATATGCTCGACTAGTTGCAGAAGATAGTGTATCCCAATTTCTTGCAACACTAACTGGTAAATAATAGTTCATATGTGAAACAGAAGACACAATCCGGGTAGTGTAAATCACATTGACTTTGCTATTATGTAGCCCACGTAATTTATCTTGGTTCTTTGTCCAAAAGAATTCCTCTGTTTCTTGATTAGAAACAAAATACCATCTACGGCGTTTTAACTCTTTTGTCCCTGGGAACTCAAATACTCTATCGTCTTTATCAGCCAAAAATTTGATTATGTCACAGTTCTTTTCAGTAATAAGCACTTTTTTTGCGATTTGTTGTGGAGACATAAAATCTGCACTGATAATTTTAGTATCATTTGAATACGTAAAATCAATTATTTCTAGATTATCGCCTATGTCATGATAACACTTTACATTGTCTTCAGTAATAACTTCAACAAATTTAAGTAATCTATCATCAAAGAATTTGCTACCTTTACTTAAATAGTGGTTAATTGCACCATCAAGAGAAGTATATAACTTGATATTCTGGTCTTTTAGTACATTATATAAATTTGAATTTTTAAGTAATCGCATCACACAATACATTTTATTCATATTATTCACCAAAGTTAACTGAACTTGATAAGAACTGCATAACACGTTCTTTGTATTTTACTGGAATCTTAGCATCTTTATCAGTTAAGATGTCCCGAAGAAGACGTTCAGTAGTATTTTGTTGAACTTGTTGTTTGTCAAATAGTGCTTGACCTGTTTGACCTTCTACAATTCGACGTTCTGTTTTCATTGGTTTACTGCTCCATACTATTTTATGTTTGAGGTCGCTTAATTTAATCACAACTGAGTTTATTACACTATACAAACTATGTCGTTCATTGAATTTATTTCGTGTTACTATAGCAATACGATTTCCTTCTATATCTGGAACTCTAGATGACTCTTTAATTGTATCACCATCTTCTGCTAATGTAGCATAAAATATATGTTGGTTCATCACATTGAACTTGTGACGAGTCTCAAATCTTTCAAGAGCAACATTAGATAATACCCAATTTATAGCAACATCACGCATTGTTGTAAGCCAATCACCAGGCAATACATCAAGCAAGTCTTTATCTGTTACTTTAGTAACACGAGTAATTTTAGGGCTATTACCAAGTTTACCTAAATACTCAAAGATATTATCTATTTTAAAATCTTCCATAGCATAAACAGCCTTACTAAAGACAAGTCTGAATATTCTATGTTCTGGGGTTAGAATTGAATGCTCTAAAAGATTAGTCAATGACGCGTAATATCTGCGGTCATGCATTTTATTCATAAAATGGTCTGAGTTAATGGGATCTTTGTCTTCATACCCATCGAATTCTGTTGTTTTTATAGCTACATATAATACATTCATATAATACATATTACCCCTTAAATAAATTGATATTCAAGTATTGCAAAACTTCGTCTTTAAACTTACTAGAGATTCTAGTCTCAGGGTCATTTAAAATACGAGTCAACAAATCATTTTCTTTTTCTTTGATTTCTTTGTCTGTTGTGCATTCATAAATGAGCTGATTTGAGGCTATAATATCTGGCTTAAATGTTCTATGCGTTTTTGTAAAATTGGCAGTAAATAACACATTAGTTAAGTTTTCTTCTGATATGTCTCGTAAAACATATCTGCTAATAACTATTTTATATACTCGACCGTTTTTATCGAGCTTTTTAGCCTTTTCTGCTTCGTCTTTATCCAGGAAAACCCTGTAATCCCTGATGAAAAATGTGTGATTGTTAATATCTGCATCTCGATATAACACTAAGAAAATTTCATTAGTTACTTCTTCCGGGACATGGATATTATTTACATACCAATCTATATTCATATCAAAGACAAATCCATCTCTGATGACACATGCATTGGCAATCTCTAATTCAGGTACTTTACGAGCAACACGAAATCTGGATATTGGTACTGATTTGTATATACACGTTTGTTTAGAGAACTTTAGTTCTAATTCAGCTGTATCATCAGAAAAAACAGTGATTTCATAAATTCTATGCTTATCTGAAAGACTAATTGTGCTTAGTAGCCCTTTAATTGTTCTGAACGCTCTAAGAGGAGCTCCATTGTAAGGTTGAGAAGCAGAACTTAGACTTATATCAGAATCATGTGCAACGAATAATTTCATACTAATTTAGCCTTAATTTTAATTTTGAGAATGTCTTCCAGCATCATTGCTAAATCAACTTTAGACAATTCAACATCTTTGTCTGTCAGTTTAGCACTATACACAGGAAATTCTGACTTGTATACTTCTTTTTGTTCTGTGACTTCTATAGAAGAAACCTCATTAATAAGCAAAGAAATACCTGGGTCATGATTCACTAAATCTGTTATGATGTTTTTGTGCAAATCACTAATGACCACAAAATCATCTATACGCAATGAACCGTGGCTTGGCATAGAGACGCCAGGTTTAATCCTGACTTCGGTTACAAATGCATCTGATAGCGTAAATCCATACTCGTCTGCAAAGTCATTTAATTTTGAAACTTGGTCATGGATAAAATATTTTCGATCTTTAAGTGTCTGGTCTATTCTTCCACCAGACAAAATATAATAGGCTTTTGAGTAGTTTACAGATTGCAATGGGTTTTTAAACAATACTGTATCGATAATGTTTAATCGTTCAATAGGAACTTTTGCTCTATCTAGAATAAACTTAATCTCATCACCTGGTGTAATCTCGGCCACATACATAGACAAATTGTCTGAACCTGACATATACGCAAATGCACTATGGAATTTGTCAAAAGTTGTCATAATGTAGTGTGACTTAGTTCTATGAGCTCGTAAGTAATATAACGTACCTTCATCAATAATACCATACGCTAGTGGCCTATTAGATATAACATACACTACATTGCGAGTCTCTTTAGGTGGCATATTAAAAATCACCCTAGTATGAGCAGTATCTTTAATCTTCAGAGTGTTAAACATGTATGAACTCAATGATATTTCCATATTGGGTATATCGTGGAATTTACTGAACACTATTACAGGATCACTAATATTCGAGTCCTTAAATGGATATACTCTATATAGCTTGTCACCTTTTTGCATATTGTCAACTGCTACGTTAACATCTAAGCACCCAACACATGTTGTGTCGTTGGTGACTTCACGAGAAAGACTTACGTAATAAGCTCTCATTTGTTTGCCCACTTATTTAATTTTTTGATCATGTGTTTAGATAACGAAGATTTTACTTTATCCTTGATTTGTTCTTGGGACATATCAGGATTAGCTTTTTCGGTTACTTTAATAAGTAAATCGACAACACTAATAATAACGTCAGAGACTTCGCCTTCTAACGGTTCATCATGGTCTTCATGTGGTTTATTGATAATTGTTGCCACTTCGCCTAGCTCTTCTGTACACTTACCTAAGATTTCAAATACACCACGACGCTTAGATACAAATGATGTATCAATGATAGCATCAAATGGCATAAAATCTGCTCCAGTATATTCTTTTGTGCTCAGAATAGTAAATGGATTAGGTTTATCGCCGTAAAAATGTGGTACATTCAACATCACTTCACGTAATGGAATAGGTGAGTCTGCTGCAGACTCATAACCCATGAATACCGATTCAGAATTCAATAAGCCTTTAGTTTGTACTTTATCATTACGAGTAAGCTTACTAAATGGAATATGACCATCTAAATAGGCTTCAACATTATCGATGTGTAATTTAGTAAATGTTAGATCATTTGTGCTGATAATTTCGTGGACTACTTTAGTCCGAACAACATCTAATACTTGCACATAATACAGGTCGTAATTATCATCAATAGAGTCATAATACTTTTTGACCAAATCTTTAGAGACTTCTTGTTTCTCTGCAAGAACCAAATCACCTTGTTTGAATTCTACAAACTTAGGCAATTCAAGACCCTTTTCATGTGCAATCACAGAATGCTGTGTATATTTTGCACTGCTAGTGATAACTCGTATTAAGTGTTCAAGATACTCAAGAGATTTATTTCCGCGAATAATATCATTGATATTATCACCAATATTAACCAGTTTGGTTATATCTTCTAGATTAACTGTATCGTAATCCATGAAATGAGCACGAACTTTAGTAGCTTCACAATAATAAAAAGAGTATGTGACTTCATCTGAATCAGGACCAAATTCTGATAAAGCTTCTTTAAACGCTGTCTCTGGGTCTGAATAGAAATTATCAGATAAATCTTTAGGCAATTCAAATCGATACAGTCTGGCTGCACGCTTAGATGATCCAGTTTTACCGGCTAGATATTGTGCATCATTAAGAGCTTCAATTGCATTTGAAAATATAGCGATACCTTTAATCATTTATTCCACCGTTATATAGAAATCATTAGATTTTTGAGAAACACGAGTAGGGAGATAATATGAAAACCCGTACCCATGTTCAGTGAATATATTTTTTAGAGTTTTCAGTACTTCTTCGGAAACCTCATGGCTATACCTATCGATATAGATGCCGTGGTCATAGAAAAACTCGTACAAATCATTACCACGGATAGTGAAAAGAGGAGTAAAATCTTTAGATGCTGACATAGAAAAGTGGAATGCATGGTACACTGCACTCGCTAATGACCTTGAGATTGAATCTATTTTATTCTTAAAATTACTGCCTGCTCCGTAGTGAGCTGTGTCAAGAACTAAATCAGAACGATTTATTATAGACCTCATTTAACGTCCTTTAATATCTGCAATAGCTTTTTTCTTAGCTTCTTTGAAATCAGCTTTGAAATATTCAATATCGCTGCTATCGACAATATATAAAACTGAAATACCACCTTCGTAGTGGTCGGAATCTTCTGCACATAAAGTGCACTCAGATTTCCAGTCTGAAAGGTTACTAATGATTAAATCAACTAATGCTTCGTTAGTCGCATCAACACTGAACATAGTTTTTCCGTAATGCATGATAGCACCAGATAAATCACGACCATTGTTAACACGAATTAAAGTAGCTTGTTGTTTCATAATAACCTCCATTTGTTTGATGTGTACATAATATCATGTTTAGAGATTATGTACACATCTTTTTAGATTTATTGAAATTTTACACATAAGCCGTATTGAACTTTAGCGTATCCTTCTTTAAAACCTTGAGAAATCAATTCGTTAATGAACTGTTCTTTTGAAGAAGAAGTATTGAACACTTCAACCGATTTCTTAGTTGGTTTATGAATACGTTGTTTCTTTTCAGAAGTTACTTGAACTTCAGGCTTAGCTTCAGTAACTTCAGGCTTGGTTTCTGGTAAAACTTCTACCTTAGTTTCTAATTTAGCAAGTTCAGCTAAACGTTCTTCTTCAATTTTAGCCAATTCTGCTTCTTTTGCAACATGAGCTTCATGAGCTACACAGTACTTAAGAGCTTTAGCGATTGTGTCAGAAGAAACACCATACTCCAGGCCAATTACTGAGTTAGACTTACCAGTTTCTTTTTTGATTGCACCGATTTCTAATACTTGAGCGATTGATAAAGTTTTGAAAGTTACGTTTAAGTTAGTCATTTTATACTCCAGTTTGTTTTGATGTAGCTATAATATCATGTTTTGAGATTGTGTAAACTGTTTTTGTAGAAATTTTATTTTTTACTTTTCAGTTCACGTTTCGATGAGGCTATATTACCACACTTAGAGCATATGTAAACTCTTTTTGCAAAAAATTTGAAAAAAAAAAAGAGGCACTAGGCCTCTTTTTTAGTAATCTTTAAGAAAGTATCAGCTATCTTATTGACTGTATTAGCTTTTTCGTGGAGTTCAGTTATAACGCCACCTAATTGAGTGAAGATTTTCTTCATGTTATCATCAACTGTGACTTGGATGTGGTCATTGAGTTGAGACATTACTACGCTAGGAAGACGTTCCATTTGAATCATATTAATAGATGCAACCCACTCAGCATACATATTGTCAGTTTTTTCAAAGAACCCTTTAGAACAACTGGCTTCAATAGGCTTTTGGCATCCTGAAACGTGTACAGAGATGGTAGAGCGTATAGAGTTCCATTCTAATAAAGAAATATTACGGAATGGGATAACGTGTCTAGCGCCGTCTGCACAATTCAGAGTCAATGTATCAAAATAGTTCATAATCATTTCCAAATAATAAAGTTTTTACGATAATGGCCTAAGTACAATTCTATATTCTTAGACTCTGCATCACAAGATAAAAATACTGACCAAACCTTGTGTAGTTCACTTTCTTCACCCTTTTCGTATATAGCTACTTTATTCTCAAAAGTGAATACTGGTTTGAAGTATGAAGGCTCGTTACTTACAATGAACATACTAAGAGCTTTAGTAAAATCCATTGTATCCATAACATCTAAATGTACATCAAGAGCACGTTCCAAGAACTGCAATATTCTCTCATCTCGCAAAGGACTTTTATGTCGCTCTGGGATAATATGCATTATCTTATCTATTGTTTGTCTCTTGATGCAATCTTTGCCTTTCAAAAACGAATTAACAAAAAAGTCAGAATACATATCTACACTATTTGTATCATTAACATAGTCATTAAGAGCATATTTAATATCTTTAATGAAAAGATAAAGATTTGTGAGAGATTTCATTTGATCTCTAATCTGAATGAAACCCTTTTCAGTAAAAGGTATATATGCACCAACATCAATACTGGTTATACGACTACTAGATGGAAAATACTCAACAACTTCCTTAGTTAAATCAATTCCATCGATAACTGACGATATAAGGTCTTTTGTTGCATGGTTATGGTTTAACAACCAATACTTCACATCATTTTTGAGTGTAGACTCACTTATGTCTACACTCGATTTGAATGGATTTCCATGCAAGTCCTTATAGGTGTCTAACAGGACTTGAATATCATTCATTATTTTTCTTCTTTTTGGAAGTCTAGTAAATGGCGTTGGGCTTCAGTACTTGACGCTTGTAACTTACTAATAGCAATTTTACGTTTTTCTTCAACTTGGACCATTTTTGCACTGATCTTATTTTGAATTTCTTGAGTACGTCGAGCATTCTTATCAATTACGGCCAATTGGGTGTCAGAGATAACAGAACGTTCAATTACACTTATCAATGCAGTTTCCATTGTCTCACGGTTTTCAGCTCGTAGCTCACTTGCTACATCACCTACTGTAGTACAAATTTCAGTGATTTCTTCAAGCTCGTTTAAGATACCACGGATAGCCATAGAATCGTTAATCTGGGTGCGTAGCTTAGGCACCATTTGGCTAATCTGAACCATTGAAGATTCCGCTGCTTTAATAGTACCGTTAGCAGAGATAATGTTGTCTTCATGATAAGACATTGTTTCCATAATCTCTGATTTAAGAATCAGCAATTGAGTATGGTCACGTTCACTATATTGTTGCCAAAATTCATCGATGCCTTCTACAACAGATTTCATTTGGACGTACGAATCAGCCATTGAATCACGCAAGTCGTATAAGTTGTCGATTAATGACACTACACGGTCACGCTTAGTAGTAATTGCTGTTAGCAAGTTACTTGATACTTCACGGACTGATTTGCCTTCGGTCAATGTTTCTTCAACTGCTTCACGTGATTTGTCGATCATTTTGCCGAAGCCAAATTTACGTAAGAAACGAGTGGCAGTATTTTCTTCTTTGCGAGATAAAGAGCTAATTTGAGTCATTGTCTTAATGACCAACTCTTTAGTTTCACCTAAGTCCATTACCTTAACTAGGTCTGATAACTGACCACTGTTCTTAGTAGACTCGTTTAAAATCCCTGTATAAAGGTCACGGATTTCTGCAACTTGCAATAATTTTGCGTTTTGAGTTTGTTCGGCTTCGTGTGGCATGTTTTATTCCTGTAATACCAAAATGTTGTTAGTAACATCGTTCATAAATTTAACAAGGCCAATTGAATGCTGTGGATGAATGGTCATTGCCATATCAAAATACTGCTTATCAGTGGTCCTGAAACATACTATCACCTTTTTATCATCGATGTAAACATTTTTTAGTTCGTTTAAACTACAAATGTCTGATTTAATATCTCTGACAAAACATTGGCAATAATTCATATCATTGGACATTTCACATTGGAACTTACCAATGAAACCATTATCTACTGAAACCATGAAGATGTAAATATAATTTGAAAAAATGTGGCTAATAATATACAATTTACCACATTTTAACATTTCATGTTTTGTTTCTTGGTCTACATTTAGAATATAAGCAGATAATAATTCTGATAACTCATACGTAGAAAACGACTTTAATGATTCATTGCTTGAACTCATACTATACTACCTTATTGCTCAAGTAAACTGCTATTTTTACGACCAAAGATATTTTTTAGCCATACAAGAACGTCACGGTCTACACTCATTTGAAATGAGTACGGTTCTGGTCTATGTTCACAATAAAAGAGAATCCCAGAAAAATCAACTTTGTATGTCTTAATGTCATCTAATAAGAAGGCATGACGATCATTAAGATTATGATTAGCATATACAGTTAGCACAAAAAGCATATCAATATCTTTAGAATACCCTAGAATAGAGTATCGACGCGGATCATTTTCAGGACCGTCTTTAGAATATGAGATGCAAATGTCCATGGGACCATAAGTTTGCTCTACTAGCTTTTTAGCTCTAGCTTGACCACTTGCTGATGTAATAAGGCCAATGTCTTTAGACTGAAGACTTTTTGGTTCTTTATCTACAATCAGTCCATTCATATTAATATTCATATCATTCTCGTGGTTTGTTGCCTTTTCCAGCAAATCAATTAAGTCTTGATTGTTCAGAGGAAATTTTACAGGTTTCATTTGTGATGCTCCTAAAGAACGGGCCTTTCTAAGAGTCTTTGCTCTCAAGTGACGTTTCATTGCCTCAGATACTGTCATTCTATAATCCCAGATTTGGCAAATATACTTTCAAGTAAAGTTAAAATTTCCGGGCAGCAGTGTGTTTCTATTGTGAATTCTTCACCTGTCCAAAGAGTAACTGACAATATTTCTTTGCAGATATTATACTCTCTTAAATTACGTTTAGGGATAATAAAAGATTTATCTTCTATTTTTTCTCGTAAGTTATGAGAGAAGAATCCAATGTGAGAACTGCCCTTAGCAATGGTAAAAGATCTGCGCTGATTGTGAACGAACACAGTCATAGGCACATCACCCATTTTAAGTTTTATCTTGACTTTTACTTCTTCAGCAGTCATAACATGTACACGAGTATTTCTTTTAAACCCACCATCTGAATCTATAGACATGTTGCCTCCGGGGCTTTGAAAATTTGTAATAGATTTATCAATTCTATCCGCCTTCATTTCTGCAAGCATTTCTTCTATAAGGCCATTACCATCGAATATTGCCATTACCACTCTCTTTTTATCTTACTTAGAACTTTGCCTATCTCTAAGATTTCTTTAGCAGACAACCCATGGTCGATTCTAATCGATAGTGCATCACGTCCATCACTATAGAACTCTAAAGTACCACTAGAAGAAATACTATATGAGTCCATTGATGAAATATTACGTAGATGTATACTATAAATTTCAAGTTCAAGTTTTTCAGGTACAAATTCGTCATCCACTACACACGAACTTATATTATTAGAACTGGAATAGACTTCAATAATATTTTTAGCTAACGGATCAATAAACACCGAAGCAAATTGAGAGCTATATCCTGTCATTAGATGAATTAAGTTACTTTCATTTCCCAAATCATTAAGATACAATGTCACAGATTTTTTAACCGTATCTAAAGCTTTTAGCATAACCGGGTGTGTATTATCACCTTGTTTTTCTTTCATTTTTAAACTCCAAACAAAAAAGGAGGCCTAAGCCTCCTTTAATCTCAATTTGAGGCGATTTGACCTAGTTTCACCGCGAAGGTTATATTCAATCAATTCTTCTTCATACCCATTATCAACTAATGCAATTATAGGGCGGTCTGACAAACCTTTTCGGTCTGTACATATAATTCTAACGGACCTACCATTTATTGTTTCTACGTTATCTTGGGTGATTTTATTAACATCAAAATTCGTTACAGTCACAGCTATCGTAGTCCTCGTGGGTCTCATTGCGAGTTAAAATAGAAGACTCTGCTCTGGCCATACCTTTAAACACTTGACGAGTACGGCGTTTCAAAGAACTTGATGTTTTATTGCCTGTACGACTTGGTGAACCGGCATGCCAATCTAATGAACTTGACTTGCTACGAGTAATTCCGTATGGTTTCATAGTTCTAACACCTTAATATGTTCACAATAAAAAGCTTCTTGTGAATCAAATGTGAGTTCACCTTCTAAAGTTCGCTTACGCCCAATAATTTGGACCTTTGCAAATTTACCATGTTTAGGGCGTTCTGTAAATACCATTGGCCAATAAAGTTCGTAATTATCTGCATTGATATTTACTGTGCTTCCTACTTGGACCTTGAATCCGCAGATTGTATCATTATGTACTTCAACAAACACTATTACCTCCTAGTATCGTTCTACATGTACCTGTATCTGAGATTTATAAGACTCTTTGAGCATTTCTGCTGTTCCTGGTGAAACACCATCCCAGAACCCGATTACTAAATCTGCGTATGCTCTAAGAATCTTATTTCTGTTTAAACCAGCTAATTTATTATATGGTTTGCCATTTTTATACGCTATTTTACATGGAGCAGATAAATCATCCCAATTTGCAGGATATTCTTCAAATTCGTATCCACGTAGTTCAGCATATTGTTTGGCTAGAGTATCAGCTCCATTTGCACCACCACTGATAATTTTTATTGGCTTATCAATAGCAGAAAACAATAAGTCTAATACTCTAATCAGGCGATTAAAATCATTATAATCTCTTCCGCCAACTACAGCAACAGTATAATACTCATCGAATAGAGCTAAGGTCAATGCCATAGTGTCATAATTTCTTGTAAACTGTAAACTTGGTTTTAAGAAAATCTATGATTTCTTGTTTAGATAAAGCAGTACCATTATCAGTAATCAAATACTCTGTGGTTATATTTGTAAGTGTAATTGCGTTGGTGTGCTCAGATGCATGGCTATCGGGACATTTATTAATTTTACATAGCCAATTACCAGTTTTCCATTTACCGTCTTTCCAGGCACCTGCACACCAAGTTCCGGAAACCCAAACACCTGATTCCCATTTACCATTACACCAAGTTCCAGATTCCCACATTCCTGAAATCCAGACACCTGAAATCCAGACACCAGATTCCCATTTACCGTCTTTCCAGGCACCTGCACACCAAGTTCCGGAAACCCAAACACCTGATTCCCATTTACCATTACACCAAGTTCCAGATTCCCACATTCCTGAAATCCAGACACCTGAAATCCAGACACCAGATTCCCATTTACCACCATACCAAGTTCCAGATAACCAACGTCCACTATGCCAGACTACATCTCCATCGATAATCGAGACTGATTCATCAGAAACAATAGCTTTAGTTAACCAATGGTTATCAGGAATAAGCCCAATTTCAACTAACTTAATAATTTTCATAATTAACCTAATATGTTCTTAATTGCTTCAGGTTGGCGTTCAAAGACTTTGTGCAAATTAGTCATACTAATAGACAAGTCCATACATGATGCAACTTTACGATATACTTCACGCACTTGCTCTTTAGTGTAACCAAGAGCAATACAATGATTGAGAGCATTCGTTGCACTTTCGAGAGATTGCTTTAAATCACCTTTAAAATTAGCAGTGCCTTCATCGCCATCTACAATAACCATAGCACGAATATATGAATTAATCACTTTATTGTCTAACAGCTGTAGTTTACGATGCTTTAAGACTAAGTCTTTGTATCCTGCGTATCCTAAGGCTAATTGCCACATATACGAATCTAGTTTAGCATATATCTCTGGGTTTTTGCTAACAATTCGAATTGCATCATCTCTAGATTCTGTTGGAGCAGAATATCTCAAGTCAGTAGTACGACCCATTGCAAATAATAAACGGCCTAATCGTACAGAGCCATTAATAACAATATGATCGTATTTGTCTGTTACTTTAATGATGCTAGCCCAATTACTACAATCTTTAATGTAATGGTCTAAATTGATTTTGTTGTAAATCATATCAGAAATGAAACGATGGGAGCTAGCGTATTCTGTGCCTTTATATCGTTCAAACATGCGTGTCAAAACACTACGCCAGTAATCAGAGTCATATGTCATCGACATCAAAGACTTATCATAATCCAGTATGTTCGTATCAAAAATTACTTCTACAAGTTCATCTATATTAGAACATGTTTGAATAAATGCTCTTGATGCACTTCCTGATTGGATCACTTCAATAGCTTCTTTAATAGTATAGACTTTCCATGGACTATGTAAGTTTGTAATAATCTCAGAACTGCATGTATTAAGTGCAGAGTTTACACGACGCCAAGTATCTTGAACATCGTAATCCTGGTAACTTTCTTCTGTATAAATCCGTTGTACTTTATCCTTAAGTGACAACATTAATTCTTGAGCATCATGGCCTTGTTTAACTAAGTTAATATAGCAGCATATCAAAAGATTAATGTAATCTGTTTCAGGGTCGTTGAATACTTCAAGATAGTCGATCTCTTCAGTAAGAGTTATCTTTTCAGCTGCAATCTTATTATAGGATGATTCCAAGTGCCCTGAACCAATGCATTTAAAAATACGTGAATTTGGCCCGTAATAACGCATTGTATTTTCTGCTGTAGTACAATAATGGAATCCAGCCGCGCATTCAAGAACAATGTTCTTTAGGACCGGATGATTAACTGTTTGTTCTACTCCCAACTCAAATTTGACTCCGCGACAAGTCATATCTTGTCTAGTTGCTTTGAAGCCAATAGCAGATGGTTTAAGGGCTTCTGTTACTTTAGGAGGAACACTATTAATAATACTAGGCATAGTAAACTGCACATTAATTGGTTGGACACTTGCTATCTCCTGTACAGCTTTATCTACATCATATAAGAGTTGTTCTTTGAGCTTTACAAGGGCCATAAAGCCATTTTTAACGCCAAATTCTGACATTCGACTGTTAATAGACTTGCGGATAATTTGTGGTGCCGCAGTTGCTTTACGACGAGCACGCATCATGGCTTCACGTTCACTTACATTCATACAACTTCCTTCTTTTTAAGGTTTTTCTTAGCCAACACCTTCTTAACAATTTCTGTCACTAAGTCATATTGGAAATCAGGCATGAGTCTTGGTTCAGATATATTACCATAAGTATTAAATGGAATAAACTGGTCTTTTACCTTTAAACGAATTTGGTCATGATGGATCTTGTCTTCTATTACAGCAATACGAAAACACTGAAATAATAAATCAGACCCTATGGTAATAATAAGTTCATTATCGGGCTCTTCTTTATTGCGCTCTGCAACAGAATCAACCCACATTTTCATTTTACCGTCTGCCATAGAAATACCAGACATCGGGTCGTAAACTAAAGTGATCATTGCTACTCCTGTATTACAGAACTTAATTTGCTACGAGATTTGTATCCCGCACGAGCTAACTTGCTAATAGTCGCCATATGGAACCGAGGAGATTGGTTTGCATCAGACAGAACACCGTTCTCATCAAAAGTAAAAACTCCATAGCCAGTTTTGTACTGGTAACGCTTATGGTCAATTTTACCTTCTACAATAGCTAAACGAAACGCATTGAGAAATGACTCTGAACCAATAACAAATATGCATGATTCATTGCGGTCAATATCAAACACTTTAGACTCAAGCATTGCATCAGGTACAACACAACCAGCGAGTGGATCATAAACTAGAGTAATCATAATATGCTTCCTTTTGTTGGGCGAGAGAAGAATGCATGTGTCTTATCTTCTTCAGCCGGAGTAAATTTTGCAGTGAATTGTACTGTATCACCTTTTGATGCATCTTGTAATGACATTGGTAATGTTCCATATACAGTAGATAAGTTTTCTAATTGTACAATCATCTTAGTTTCTACGCCTGGGTCTCCATAGAAGCGCGACCCAACGTTAACAATTTTGATAGATAGAATTTTACCTTTTACTTGAATACGACCTTCAGGTGCAGGTCCTTTTAATGCTCGTTCGGCTTCACGTTTAGCTTCAATTAATTTTTTAGCTTTCTCTGCTTCTTCAGCAATATAATCTTCAATGAGATTGTTTAGGCCTTTACGAGAAGTTTTAATGTAAACATAACAGCTTACACCGTCAGACCATATTTTGCCAGTACTAACTTCAGCAAATTTGCCACAAGCTTCTTCAATAATTAAAGCTTCCTGCTTAGTTGCTTTTACTCGTGAACTAACAGAATAGTCCTTTTTACTTGGCCAAATTGGTCTTCCTGCTAATTCACTTAGCATTTCGTAGAAGTCCATTGGGAATGGCAGATAAGAACCACCACTATAAACATTATCTTCCCAGTAATATCCATCACATGGGGCATGCATACGACCATGCTTATCAATAGTTGGCATTAAGTCTTGGTTTGCTGTAGCAGCACGTTCAGCAATACGTTTTTGAACTTCTGCATAATGTTCTTCGGCTTGAACTACATAAGCTCTAATCATTTGTGATAACATTTTAATCTCCCGTTTGTTTTAATGAGGCTATACTATCACAATGAAATCTCTTGTAAACAGTTTTTTGCAAAAAAAAAAGGAGACCTATTGGTCTCCTTTCTCACAACGTGCTTCTTTCAATTCTGTTCTGTAATGGCAAAGCATGTCATTAATGTCATCTATATATCTGCTAATATCATTTAGCCATGCTCTGAACTTAAGAGAGTCTCTGTATGGAACAGAGACGTATGGAGTTCCCTCAAATTCAATGACCTTAATGTTCTTAGCTTGTTCTTGAGTAAATTGATTCTGGACCGAATCAGGCCAATCAGGGTGACCAATTGTAGTACTCGAACATGCAGTACATAGCAGAGAAATAGCTATAAGAAGTTTTAGCTTCATTTAGTTTGGTCCTCTACTTTTTCCATAAACTCAAATATGCTTTTACCTATAAGAGATTCTACTAGCTTAGGTTTCTCTAGCAATAGATTCTCACGATTTGCATCGTCATTGAGTTTGTTGTTCTGTTTGGTTAGCTGTTCTCTTCGTTCTTGTCTGCCAGTATTAATGTCCTTAATAGAGTCAACAGATTCTTTTAGCGTTTCGTACTTAGCTGATGTTGTAGCTAATTCTGTTGTCAGAGCACCGACTTGATGGTCAAGCCATAGTGTTCTCAAGACAAAGGCTAGAATCGCTATGATGCCAATGGTCTTTAAATTAAGCCACGGCATATAGAATCCTTATGCTTCAGAAAATACTTACCTAATTCTGAAACAATCATTTGTTGGTCTATACCATTAGAATAACACTTCATTAAAATTGAATGAATGAACAAATATGACCCTTGAGTCATAATAATAGAACTAAATTTAGCTCGTTCTAGTCCTTTGTATCGTTGATAAAGTGTGTTACACTCAACAATACACTTATTCAAGAAATTAATGTAAAGTTGTTCTTTTTGCTCGATTATCTCACGACGTGATTTACTCACCATCTGCTTAATATCGTCAGTTTCATTAGAAACAATAGCTTTGAACAGAGCGTTATCATTTTCGGTCAAGAACATTGCTTTATGGCGAATGTTATACCATTCAGTTTTAACCTTTAAACGAGTTCCATCTGCACAATGAATAACGTAACCTTCAATACCACGTTCAGAAATAATTTCTTTAATATCTTTAGGGTCAAATGCCTCTACAAGATACATACGTAATACAGGGTCTTTGTTAATCTCGTGCCATGAGATTTCTTTACCTGATGTGTTCTGTATAACAGCCAATACAGTCAAGTTTTTCTCTTGGTACTCGATAACAATTCGGTCTTTAGGACCAGTATACTCTAATACAACAGTATACCCATCGTTTTGAAGTTCTTTTAAACGAACTGCTAGTTTAGAATGCTTGATGTCTAGTAACATCGAGTTAGCAGAAACTGCAACATCAGACATAATAGACGAATTAGATTTCAATCGTAATTGGCCTTTATCCAAATATGTACTCATGATGCTTCCATCAACTTTAAGAGTCATATATGCTTGGATTAATTCATCATGTTTGTCTTGTGAATAATTATCAAACTTGATAAATGGTCTGCATGCAATTCTAACAGGAGTTTCATCTTGCATTTCGAACATAATGCCACGAGCATTACGAGTTACTTTATTGAACATTCGTTCGTCAATATAATGATAATGGAAAATACGAAACTTAGTTCCTACAGGTGACACTTCATCTCTGTAATAAAACATAGATGAAGTGTTAACTGCTTCCATCAGACCATTATATAAATTAGTCTGAGTTTTGTTCATTTTTAAACCTTAATAGTTACGCTCTTGACGAGCAAAGTTTTCTTTGTTCTTAAGGTAATAAAGCTCGAACATTTCTTGAGCGTCAATACCTAATGCAATCATTTTATTTATGAAGAAATGCATTTGATCAACTAACTCAAATTTGATTTCAAGTTGGTCTTCTTGAGACATGTCTTGAATACGAGTTTCACGTAATTCTTTATGTCGAGATTTCCAAGCTTTCCATACTGCACTGGCTTCTTTTTCGCCATTTGACATGCCACCTAAACTAGTATATAGTTCACGAGTTTCGTCTGCAATACTGTCGTCTTGAGCACGGAGCCAATCTAAAACTTTACCAGCAGTATCAAGAGAATCTGGGTCTTGGTTAAACTCAGGTTTTTCTTTTGCAAGTTTCTTTTGTAAAGAACGTTGCATCTCGATCATTGTATCAAAAGGATTACCTTTTGCTTGGATAACACTTTCATATTTAGCTGTAGCTTCTGCAGCACCATCAACCAAATGTGCACATGAATTAAAAACTGCCATATTACCTCACTACTATTTTACAATACTTTGCGAACCTATGCTTTGCAATTAGTCCACTAAATGAATTCAATACCATATATTGTACTATGGATTCTGGAGTAGCACCATTCTTGATATAATCATTAATATCTTTGCCCGGTATTTTCCAATTGTCCCATAATACCACTTTTTCGCCAGCTTCAATTAGTCGCTTCAAACGTTTCATTGTATCTGGGTGTCTTGGTTCATTATCTAATGCAAATATTCTTCGATTTGCATAAGGTATTTCACCTAAGTCTAATGTACCACCTGTAATGGCGATAGCATTATCAATGAACATCGAGTCAATTGGACCTTCCATTACAAATACAGTACCATCTTTTACAAGATTACACCCATATACTTTAGATGCATTATCATGAGACTTGATTGTGATATATTTGTTCTTTGCATCTTTTACTAATGCACGTCCTTGGAACGATTCTAACACATTATCTGCATTCCAAATAGGAATAACAAGACGACACTCACCGGACGCGTCTGGATATGTTCCTGGGCTACAGGCATTAACAAATCCACGCCAGTCTTTAGTGAAGTAAAACCTGTTAAACAATTTTTCTGGAATATGTCTAGCTTGGACATATTTTACTATAGGATGATTCAAAGGCAAATCAGTTAAACACTGACAATATTTTTCTAACTTTGATTCTAATTCAGTTTTAATATTCTCAGTTGATTCTTTTAAGATTAACTTAGAATATTCTGGTGAAACTGTTTTAGGTCTTTCACCGCCAGATTCTTTGCGCTTCTCGATTAAGTATTCACGATAAAGGTCTTCATCCTCTTCACGCAAATATCCTATTAAAGAATTAGAATAGTCACAGTTAAAACATTTGACATTGATTCTGCCATTTTTCTCGTATATCCAAAAACGTGCTTTAAATTCACTTTCGGCCGAGTCACCACAAATCATACAACGGCAATTCAACTTGAACTTAGACCCTGGCATCTGCTTGAATCTAGGTCTATACGAGATTGCTCTATATGCGAACTCTTGTTCTAAATACATTATCCCTCCAAACAAAAATGGACTCATTACGAGTCCATTATATCACTTTTTACGTTTCTTGCGTTTAGCTGGTAAAGTTGTTGGGCTTAATATAATATCGCCAGTAGTTGTACCTGATGCAATGTTTTCAGCACTTCCACCAGAATCACCTGCAACCATTTCCAACATACTATACAGCTCTTGTTGAGACTCATGTGGAATATTGAAGAATCGTATAGCGGATTCAATTATTTCCTTAGCAGAATTTAAGTTCTTTAAATCAAGCTGAGCTCGTAAGCGCCGTGCAACTTCACTTTGCAAGCCATAAAACTCGCTTTGTTCTTTATTCGTTGGGAGTCGTAATAACGAACCCTTCTCATTGATAATGCCTGCATTAAATGCAGGCCAATCTTTGAAATCTTTTTTGAGTAACTCTATAAGTCTCATTTGAATCTAATTTCCTCTGCTAAGCTATCTAAATCAGAACGACTATTTCGTTTTTCATTTCTAGCTGCAATAGCCTTCTTCTCAGATTGTTCTTTATTAGAGCTTGATACTGCAGAAGCTTCAATAACAGAACCATCTAATTCCATCCAGCGCTGGTTGCCTTTCTTGACTATTAAGTTGAACTTGTTATTTATATTTTTGTCTCCGTAACGAGACTTAATTTGTTTAATAAGTTGTTGGCCAATCTGTGCTAATTCTTCTGTTTCAATAGCAGCTAACATGAAATCAGCTGTTGCAGGTAATCCAGCAGATTCAGCGACGTCTTGCATACCAATATCCGAAGCTTCCCATGCACCACGGCCGGTTTGAGCCGCAGACCACATTACTGTATTTGTTTCCACTGCTAATGCACGAAGTTCTTCAGCAATAGCTTTTACTAATGTGTAACTATTCTCAGTGAATTGTTTAATTCGACTTGAGCCACAGATACCTAAATAGTCGACAATAATAACATCAGGCACGAATTGTTTCTTTAACTTTAATTCGTTTATATATGCTCTAAATGTATTAGCGTTTGCACCGCCGGTTGGATATTGCTTTACAATTAATTTACCAAGAGTACTAGTATTACGCCATTTATCCATCTTTTGTTTAAATTCAGGATAAGATAGTTTACCATCGTCAATATCATCTAATGATACATCTAATAGGTTCGCGTCAATACGTTTAGCACAAACTTCTTCAGCCATTTCCATACTAATGTACAGAACATTTTTGCCTGTTTGCAAATAATCTGCAGCTAAAGAACATAAGCCTAATGATTTACCAACGTTCACACCAGCCATAATGATGTTAAGAGTGCCTAATTCTGCTCCACCTTTAGTAATCTTGTTTAAGATACTTAACTTAAATGGAACCTTACGTTTCTTTTCCATATAAGAGCGATAGCGTTCGTCTGCATCGTCTAACCAATCATGACCAATATTACTATCAAATGACACTGCTAATGCGTCACGCATAATATCTGGAATCGCGCCTACATCCGGCAACTTATGATTTCGTTGTCCTTCAGGTAAATCAGCATTTGCTTGGATTTCAAGGATCTTAGACGTAGCATTATACATAGCCGCGCCTTGAATGTATTTTTCAGTTTCATTCAATAGCCATTGGGAATCTTCTGGCGTAGTAGAAAGCGTAGATAATAACTCTTTTGCACCATCTACTAATGGAGCAGATAATTTGCTTGACTCTAAGGAAATAATAATAGCATTTTTGGTTGGAGCTAAATTGTATTCGTTGACATGTTTTTTAATACATGCAACTAAAGTTTTAGCAGGCCCATCAAAATACTCGACAGACATATATGGCCAAACTTTTGAAAAATATTCTTTGTTATCGATTAAATTCGAAAGAATGATTTCAACCACGATTTTCTCCTTTGTTTTGTAACTGAATTGATTTGAGCTATAATACACTTTTCTACATGAACAGCTAATTCATCCTTACGATCTTTAGATGGTGTATTAAATTCAACTTTAATTCCTTTGTCAGTCGCATCTAATGCCATAACATAGACCATATGAGTTGTCCCGTCTTCAAGCGTAATAAGAATCTCTTGAATAACATTACTCATTGCCTCTTTAATTACTTCTAATGATTTATCTTTATCCTGTTCAGATTCTATTTCTTCATATTCATACCCATCCATTGTAGGTAATTCTGGTAATTCAATTAAATCATTCATTTTTGTTCTCCTTTAAAAAATTTATTATATACCTATTAGTACCTCAGCAAAAAAGGAGGCCGAAGCCTCCTTTCATTAAATATTGTCTACATCTATGTCGTCAATATCATCCACGTCAAAGTGACCTGAAAGATTTGCTGGCTTTACACGGTCAGAATTTTTAACACACTTAGAACTAATTAGACTATCTACTTCAGCATCCACTTCTGGATTAGAATCAATAGCACCTAATTGGTACTTAGTTTTAATTGCTTCACGGAAAGCTTCGTGTTTGAAAATATCTGACCAGAATTCAGTACAACTTGTTGCTTTAGCACGCCATACTTTTTCTTCTGCTTCGAGTTCACCTGTTTCGTCATTCAAGAAAGCTCGAGAATACCAACCATTTTTAGGTTTAACGACAAATCCTAATTCTAATGCCATATCTAACAGACCAGAATAAGGATCGATACCACCACTAAATTTAACATCAATAAAGAATTTAGATTTCTCTTTTACTGTACGAGATTTCTCAGCATTTAATACAAACTGGAAGCCTTCTAGTTCAGTACCTTCTTTAATCTGACGTTTACCAATAATGAATACAGTGTCGGCGGAGTACATTACGCCTGTATTGTGTGTGACAATACCATTTTCTAAAACATAATGTTCTACTTGGTCGACAGATAAATCATATACTTCTTTTTTGCCAACAGATTTTACACTTTTAATTTTCATACTGCACCTTGCATTTGATAATATTCTGCATCTATATAATAATGTGGATCGATATCACTAATTATATCATTAGTTTTGTTGAGGCCAAATTCATTAACCATTTCATCGAAAGACATTCTTAATAAAATAAATTCATTATAAGGAGACTTAATTCGGTACATCTTTTTATTGGTCTTTTGCATGTTTACACCTATCTAAATGCCATCGTTTTAAATTACTAGTATCACATGTTTTATTACAGTGAGGACAAGTTCCTTTATTGAGTGCACCAGCTTTTGCTTTAAGTGTTAACGGATTTACGAACCCTTGAGAATAATATTCCTGCGATTCACTTTTATGTACTCTTACACATCTACCGTCAATGTGTTTTAACATGACTAATCCTTTGCGACCAATTTTGGCTTTATGTTCCTCTGTTTTCTTCACACCTTTTCTTGATTCAGACATTTTATCTTTAGCTTCGTCTGATACCTTTCGTCCTTTAGCAGCAATTGCTAATTTCTGTTTAGTTTCTTCTGTGTGTCGTCTACCATAAAAACCATTTTTCTCAAGTGTAACAGATTTAGAAATTTTTGCTTTAGTTTCTTCGCTAGATTTAAGGCCTTTTGTTATTCCAACGTATTCACCTGATAAGACCCTAGGGTCATTCCTGTGCAGCCTGACACACTTTCCAGATGAATGCTTATATGTTGCATAGTCTGAGTCCGTGTAGTTGTTAATCGTAGCTATAGACAGATTGAAATATTCTGGATTTGAAACAACATCTAATTCAATCTGAATATCTCTTTCTTTTATAAGAATATCTTCACCAGTGTAAAGTAATTCTACTTGTATGTCCGAACTATCAACAATTTTCTTATAACCTTTCCACTTAGATGAACCTAAGTATTCTTTCCCATTTTTCTTAATCATTTTGCCGTCAATAAGAGTTATATTAGACACACTACCAATATAATAATACGGTAGTGTGCCTTCTTTAATCCTATTGATGAACGTTAATTTATAAACGACGTCCATATAATCTCCATTAGTTTATTTTTATTTATAAACTAATGTATACAGCAGATTAATAAGATTGAACACAATCCATTCCTTCAACTAGGTCTTTAGCTTCGACCCATGTAGGAATATCTTTTACCATTACCAAAAACTTGTGAGTATCTGAGACAGTTACTTTATAACCATCTTCGAATTCTACTTCAAAACATTCTGGTGTTCCTTCTGCTAGTGTTTCTGGGTCCCACACGTGTGTAACTTCTCGACCACCAACCATTGTTTTGACCATATCGCCTGGTTTAAAATCTTCAACAGCTTTCATTAAACCATTTGCTAATTGAATCTTAGTGCCTTTAACAACACAACCACCAGTCATTACAGTTTTGCTGAACATTTCAATGGTTTCTATAGTATGGTTAATAGCCACACATGGAATATCTTTCAAACTGAAATATGGAGTAACAATACGGAATAAACTCTTAAGAGCTTTAGCACGAGACATATCGGCTACAGTCTTTTCATTTAGTGCGTCTTCTGTTTCTTTCTTAGAAGCCATGTTACCAATAGAGTCAATGAAAATAATAACCTTTTCACCACGCTCAATAGCTTCTAATTGGTTTACCATATCAATCTTTAATTGCTCAACAGATTGAATTGGTGTATGAACCACACGTGAAGGGTCAACCTTCATCGCACGTAGATATGCTTCACTGATACCAAATTCAGAGTCATAGAACAAACAAATTGCATCCGGATACTTATTCATGTATGCAGAGACCATTGTTAAACCCATATTAGATTTAAAGTGTTTTGAAGGACCGGCAAAGATTGTTAAACCTGATTGCATACCACCATCAAGAGCACCTGAAATCGCAATATTAAGCATTGGGATTTTAGTTCTAATTACATCTTTATCATTAAAGAATTTTGACTTTGTTAACTCGGCAGTCATTTTTGAAGTTGAAGCTTTGATTAAACGTGCTTTTAAATCTGACATATATTTTCCTATTCAATAAGCCTCCTTAGCGGAAGCACTAAAAATATATTCATATTAAATTCCTCATATCAGTTTTGGGATCAACTAAACTTGTGGTAAATACGCTTCATTACATCAGTAACAGTATCAGTGTTCGTTTTGATGTAATTATTGTGTGAATCCATCTCTATAAGTTTTTCAGGTTTTAATCCTAATTCACTGTAGATTTCATCATACAAATCAATCACTTTATTAAATCCAAATGGACTCAATGAGATTAAATCATCACTAAAATCACATACGATTTTATTCCGTGTTGTTGGAACAATATACACATCATGTTTTTCTAGCAATAATTTTAAATCTTCTTTGTATTGTGTGACATTAGAACCTCTAATGGCTTCATACACAATATTAGAGATGTGACATCGGTCAATAATATAAACCTTTGACGGGTCTAAATGCTCAAGCATAGCATTAAAGATTTCTACTTCATTTCGTGAAGCAATTTTAAAGATGCCTTCTTTAGTCCGTTTAGGGAATGTAATTTTTGTATAACCAAAAACATCTCTAAGCTCTTCGATAAATGTTGATTTGCCTGAGTTATCAGGTCCTTCAACAATAATTAAATTTGCCATACATCCTCATTAATTACTACTTCTTCCAGAGTAGGCATTATATACTCAGATATGATTTCAGCACCAAAGTAAATAAACTCTGCTAAACCAGGATGGAAAACTTTTTGAGGGTTTTCATTATACATGATAGTAGGTTTAGATAACAAAACAGCGTAATATTCTTCTTTTGTTAATTTATCTACAATGACCCTAGGATGTTTCTCTGGCCATTTAGAATATGCATCATTAGGATCTGTAATGAAGACTGTTTTATTACCTGAATCACGCAATACTTTATCAAAGTCGTAACATTTGTCACTAATGCGAAACGGATGAAAAATCCCATGGACCTTAATTGGGTCTGAGTTACCAAGGAACGCACGTAACACACTAGGTTTGATTACTCGACGGTCGACAAATATTTTATCAGGGTCTGCGCCATTCGCCACTAGGGTTGTTTTCTGTGATTCATTCAATACTGTAGTTTTAATAGAACGATTTACAGTCTCTACATCAGAATGAATAAACTCATCAATATAATCCCTTTTGACTTCAGGGTCCATGGTGATATTGCTATTAAAGATAAAAGGAGTTCCACCTCGGTATCCAGTAATATCAGTGACCAATAAATCAGCATTGTATTTTTTTACAACGTGGTCTATTTGGGACATATCAAAATTGCTACGAGTGTCATAAGCATTTTCGCCATATTTAATATGCACAAAGGTAATATTAAATTGAGATAAGCTACGATGTACAACAGAATTCATTGGGACACAGATTACATCACCGGGACTAGCCCGGTGCAAATGTAATTGGAAGTTCCCATCTTTAAGAATATCATAGCGGCCTGTTACATGAGACCGCATTGAATAAAGAGGAACTATTACTTTCATAGGAAGCTCTTAACGTATTCTACATCACGCTCGTAAATATGAGCAGAAACCATTGAATGAGTATACGAACCTAATTCAACACCACATTCGTCTGCAATAAATTGCATTAATTTTTGTTGCAAATAAAAATCTAATTGCATTACAATTGCAGTATTTTCAGAACGCATATGACAGTGTGTATGCAACTTACCATCACGAATATAATAAGTCACTGAATCTGTGCATGGGTATTCTAGTGTTTCGTCTGAATCAAGTAATACTTGGTCTTGTTGTTGTAAGATTTGGAATACAACACGACGACTGTTTTCTTTTGTCTTGAGCTCTTTTAATAAAGCGGGCAATTGAGCTTTGATTCGTGGACCGTAGAATGTGTTAAAGTTTGCAGGCAAAACATCAGACTTAGGCTTATTGATGAATGCGGCTACATTAGGATATTCTTTAAATGCTTCAATTGCATCAGTGCCACCAGAAATCATAAATTGCCAGAATGCTTCTGCATATTCGTAGCTAATACGATTGATACGTGGGTCTGTGAATTTTCCGTCAGTTGGAGATTCAATACGAACAGTTAAAGAACCAATTTCACGACTATCACCAATACGAGAGTTAGTTTTAAAGTCATATTTGTTTAAGACTTGTTTATTAACCTTTTTGAATGCTTCTTCAAAGTTTTTTGCGTAAATCATGTTAGTTGTATCCATATACACCTCGTTTTTTGTGTATTATATAAAAAGTTATTACCAGCAAATAAAAAGAGGCACTAGGCCTCTTATGCGTTAATAGTTTGAAGAATTTCTGCTATTGTCACAGAAGAATAATTGAAGTCTTCTTCATTTAGCTTAACACCGAATACTTCTTCAATTAATAAGAGAACAATAACATAATCTACTGGATTGATCTGAATTGACAGTTTTTCTTCGAATAACAAAATACACCCAAGAGTATTGATAATGTTATTCTCTAATTTCTTCACAAGAGAAATAGGAACACTATGCTTATGAGTTAAAAGTGCATCTGGCACATATGGTCTAAAATCTTCAATTGAATCTAGACGCATAAACTCGTCAGGGCGCAGTGATTTGTCATCGACAATAATATCATAATAAGGCTTATTAAGGATCAAATGATGATACTTGAATCCTAACTTATGTAAATTACGTTCTAGCGACGGACGAATTAACTCTTCAGTTTTATCTGCACCGACTGAACTCATCCCACGAGATGTGAACAGAGTGATTTCGTGACCTTCATCATATAGCTTGTTAACAAGTTCAACCATGTTGTCATTAGCTTTGAAGTTTTCATAATCACGGTCAGAATTCCAAACTGTAAGTGTGTTATCGATGTCAAAACAAATACGCATTAAATTTGCTCCCATTGGTGAGTCTTGTCAGTGTTTTCAATTGGTCGGTATTTCTGACCTGTTTCCAGATCAGTTAAGAGCCATTTGCCTGGGTTCTTAGTTAACAGTGTAGCTGTGACTAATTCAGTGTCATGAGATACTGAACCGTCTTGTAATCTGCGGCCCATTTTACACAATGAATACGACAGCAAATACATTCCATGGTAATAAGCCGCAATAGACTTAATAGGATTATTCTTGAAATAACCTGCTAATGCAATCCAAATAATTGCAACCCATAAATGATGGTACTGATTAAACTGTGGGAAATCCTGTGCATCTAAATCAGTTAATGAATGCATCAAGATTGAGCATTTACCGCCAGACATAACATCAATATTGCCCCAATCAGGAGAAGCATTGAATTCATCATAGCCACTTAGAGCATATAAGACTTTTGCTTCATCATAAATGCGAGGACCATAAAGTTCAGTGTTGCCAAAATATCCACGTGGGTCAATAAACTTAATTTGGTCTTTAGTGATAAATGTATTACTGAAATTTGGATCACCATGAATCAGACGATACTTTTTATCTATTGACATTTTAAGTTGATAATGAATTAAATGATTGTATGCTTGATACAACATCGGCTTCAATCGACCAAGTTTAATACCATTCACTTCTGTAATATCACCAAATGCATTTAGCATAGGCTCAATAGACTTACAGCGATCTAATACTTTGTCAATGATTTCTTTTTTGAAATCTGATTTAATTGTTTCTTCTGAAACACTAGAAGCATATTGACTAAATTCAAGAGACCTTAAAATATCAGAAGTAGTTTTAATTGCTAAATCTGCTGGAGCTCTATTAAGGAACTTGTACATTGGAAGTCCGTCAATCTTTTCCATCGTGAACGAAGTATCGAGAATAGATAAAATCTTAGGCACAGATTTAGAGATTGTCTGGCGATACCACGCTAATTCTTTAGCCTGTAACTCTAAGCCTTTTTTATTTACTGCAGTCTTAGATACCTTATCTTGGCCAATACGAACACAGTTAAATTCACGACTCAATGATGGAGTTTCATGAGCTTTTAATAATTTAGGCATATCACCTAAATCGACTAAATTAGAAAGCTTATGCTCTACAAAACCACTAGGGTCAATCATATCGACAAAGTCCATATGCTCTGTTTTTGGATAAGACCAGTTCTTAACCTGATATACACCAACAACATTGCCGCCAGTACGACCTACATTACGGATCACGCCTTTACCATCTTCACAGGTAAAATTATAGCGACACTCATCACCATATGTATAGATAGTGTCTTGGTTCCACTTAATATAGTATGTTGATGGAATAACGTCACACCAGTTAAGAATGACGTTATGTCCTTCTAATCCATCGATATGTGTTAGTGCATATGCAGAACCGTGTGGTTCATCAATGGTCTTTACTACGATGTTCAGCTGTTCTTGCTCGGCGTAAGCCTCAACTAAATCTTTGAATTTAGAGTGAACAACCACTATAATTTCGTCTACTTGATATTCGTAGATTTCATACAAGTGTTTTAGAATCGTATGTTGCTTATAATTAACCAATACCTTAGGAATATTGTAAGTAATTGGGTATAAGCGAGTAGCGAGACCTGCGCCTAGAATAACAGCCTTTTTCATCATAGTTCCTTTTTCAACATTTGACCTAGAGAACCACCTGGATGATACTCTAAGAAATTAGCTCGTGTAAAATTACGTTCACGTGATAAATTAATTGCAAACGTGTCAATTAAGGCTAATAATACCACAGTTGACGTAGTTGGAGCTAAATTATTATCGTCAGTTTCGATAACGTCACCAGCCCAAAAACATTCATCAAAGATTGAGCTTATTGCAACAGATAATTTGCTATTGCAATGCAATAAAAATTGCTTGACATCTGGACGAATATGTCGTAAGTGCTTTGATGCATGAAGCATTTCTTCAGTTTTACCTGAACGAGAAATGTGAATCACTACATCGTTATGACCAATAAAGCCAGCATCACCATGTGAGTAATGAGCTGTGTTTAGATACATACTTGGGATACCTAAACTTGCAAAGGTTTCTGAAGCCTTAGCGGCAATATTAGCGTTTTTACCAATGCCTGTAATAATAATACGACTTTCGTAATTACTTAGTCCAGGCTTACGTAACACTTCTAGGATTTTAGTGTATCTAGATTCTTGTGTTTTGACTAATGACTTCAAACTCAATATAGCTTGAGATTGCATGTCAATAGATTCTTGTGCAATAAGTACACTTGTTTCCATTACATTTTTCCTTGAATAGGTTGACGGTTATTAGTGAAAGCCCATACAAGTGCTACTACCCAACCAAGTAAAGACCAACCTAGTAAAACGTTTAATACGGTGATCGCTGCAAAATTATTATGTCTAACGATACCAGCTACAATAGCAGGTAACATATAAACTAAAATTAATAGAAAGCATACCACACCACTTACAAATAAAGCTAAAGTCATTTTGTTCTCCTCTTAAGTGAGATTATTATACCAAATTAATAACTTGCAGCTCGTTCTTTATACTCTTTGATCCAACTTGCTTCGGTATTACGCTCAAGCCATTTTACATAATGAGTCTCTTTTGGCGCACATTCTTCAGCCTTTTTATGTTGGACCTTTTCAAGCTCTAAAATTCGATTCTGTAGTGCCTTGTATTCTGCGTATTCACCACGAATCAAATGTGTATTAGATTCACGGTCAGCAATTTCCATCACCATAGTGAGAGTATTGAAACAACGTGTGTAAGCAGCCTGACGTTGCTCGCTCTTTTCCTTGTGGAATGCTTTAATTCCATTTTGCTCTGCATTATCGATTCGTTGTTGCCTGGCTAAACCTTTTTCACGGTTCTCTTGTGCCATAATAATAAAGTCAATCTGCGATTGGTTAAACATCGGTGCACCAATTCGACCTTCTAAATGTTCATTGAACATGTGACTTTTTAGGTCATTATATGGGGCAGGTAAACCAATATCATTATTACGTGTGTAGTACTCGACGTATGTGTCCACACAAGAGTTGTCTGTCTTGGCACCTAGTAAAGCGCCTAGGACCGGTTGACTTTGACAATGAGGTTTCATTTCAGAATCCAGTTTTTGTACGTACTGGATTACCTGAGTAACCATAGGGTCATTTGTGCGTTGTTGATACAAAGGACTTTGAGTCAATTGACACGCAGTTAAAAACAACATAGATACAGCTAGTAAAGCAGATTTTAAAAGTTTCATTTTACACCTCTAGTTTTTTCCTTGCAATTCGACGCACTAGCGCCTCAGGGTCATTTACTAAAATTTCAAGGCCGTAACCTTGTTTTGCAACTTCAGCTCTAACACGCCAGCTGATGTCGTGTACTAAAATATCTAAGTGTTTACCTTCACGAGCAACTAGTCTACGCTCAAATAAATCTGTTGATATTTTTGATAATTCCTGGATTATTTCTAATTCAGACATTTTAAACTCCCATTTGTTTTGATGAGGCCATAGTATCATGTCTATAGCCTTTGTAAACAATTATTTGCACAATTCAACTAATAATGAATAGCTTTCAGGTAAAATGATTTTGCGTACATTATCTGTGTAAATTTTCTTAGAAATTTTGATTTCAGTCCCTTCAATGTTATCGAATGAACATGCACCTAATGTTAGGACTGCACCATCTTCCATAATAACATTGCTTTTACCCATATTGGTACGAACAACAGATTTCACTTTAGTTTCATATGTATATTGCTTAATGATTGTACTTGCAGGTGAAAAGGAATAAAATCCATAAACAATAATACTCCATCCAACAATACACATAATACCAACTGCAATCTTAGCTTTAGTTTCCATAACAAGCTCCATTAACAAGAATGGGAACATCATATCAAATGATGTTCCCATTGTAAACTACTTCTTAAGCTTTTCTATTTCACTGACAATTTCAGATTTAAGCTTTTCAAATTTTTCTTGTGTTGCTTTACTAGGCTGATTCAATCCTAGGATTGATAAGACTAGGGATACTAATAGCATGAGAGCCATACCAATAGCACCAATCACAACAACAGAGGCAGCTAATGTAGCAAGAGCAGAACCGAGGCCTAGTACTACAATGAGCATTAGCACTGAAGCAAGAGCGACCATTAAAACACCTGCGATCATACCAATATGTCGACCGATAGATTTAAAGTAATTGTACATAATATTCCTTAAAAGTCAAATATATCTAACAAAGAACCACGTTTTTCGTAGTCAATTTTACACGCTTCCGTTAATGCAGCTAAAGGCTTAACGAATGTTTTTTCAAACAACTTACTATAATCAATCCAGTCTAAAACATTCTGACGAATTGAAGGGTCTATATCTGAGCCAGATGGCCAAGCAATACACAAGTCATTGAATGGGTTCTGGTCACGCAATGGCAACACCATCACTTTATCACCATCTGCAATACGCGGAGCATACGTTCCATTAATAGCTCGATGATAAGTTAATATACCACGAATATGGTACGGGCATTTATAACCTGGGAATCCATCAACGTCATATTTTGCAATATTGTTGGCAGAAGACACAGCAGAAATGCTCTTGTATTCCAATTCACGGAATTCCTTTTCAAAGCTTTTAAAATGTTCTTGAAGCGAGGCTTCGCCTTCTTGGAGCATTCTTCGAATACATTCTTTTAAAGCTACTTGACATGCTTTAGGAGTACTTGATTTTTGTGTTTCTAAACCCATGATTTTTAATTCAGGAGAAGCAAATCGAGTACCTTCCATGTCCCACACGTTTAAAGCATAACGCTTTTTACCTGTCCACAGACCGCCTAAACCTTTAGAACCTAATGGTGGACCAGCAATAGCTTCACGGTCCATAAACATTAAATGTTCTTTGTTATTGAAATATTCACACATCTCACGATATGCTGTATCAATAGCAGGCTCTAGTTTTTCTGCAGCAAACTTATCTAAGAAATCTACTAAATGGTTTGTGTCACGGAATTTATGTTCACCCACTTTATTTACTAATGGGTCAATACAAATATAAACCGAGTCTGTGTCACCATAAATCACGTATTTATGATTTGTTGTTCCAACAACACCATTCAAATATTCATTAATCTTACGTTCAATCCACTGAATAGCACATTGACCAAATAGAGTAATTGATGTAGCATTTCGTAAATCATAATATCTAAACCAGACGTTACCTAATCCACCATAAAGCGAGTTAATTAATAATTTACGGTTAATCTGATTAGTGTCACATTTTACAGTATTTTTCTTTGCAGCTTTTTCAAGTTGTTGCAATTCACTAATTGAAAGTAAATTTAATAATTCTAAAGTTTCTTCGTTGAAATCCACATTGAAGTCAAGGACTTTATTCATACCATAATCAGTATTAGTATTTTCCTGCATCGCACGTTTAATACACTCGGTGTTACGTTTAGATGCAAGCATTTTCTTTTTCCAGTCTTTACGCTGATTAAAGACCTTTGTTACTTCTGCTGGAATCACACCGACTTTAGTCTTGTCATACATATAACCACTTGGACTGCAGCTATAAATGTCACTTGGACGCGGTGCTACCTTATTCACGTAATCTAATATTGGATGTACAGCAAATGAACCAACTAATGTATCTGGACTGATATTCACTTGCCTAATAATGGAAGGATATAGGCTCGTCAAATCACAACTGATTACATATTTGTATGCAGCGGGCACTGGCTCTTTAACATAAGCACCTGGATAACTTTGCACAACGTGGCTTTTGTTTTCAGGGATAACCAAATTGTCTTCACGCAATGAGTTAAAGATAATTGCATCCCAAGTTTTAATTGGGCTAAACACAGATTGAATCTGCATTTTAGAATAATATGCAATACTTAGACTCAGTGTAATAAAGTTACGCTTGTCATCAATTTGTCTAACCCGTTCAACGTCAATAATGTTATAGCTAATATATCTTTGGTGATTATTGACACGAAGTTTAGAAATAGGACCTTCGTATTCTAATTTACCAACACCAAGCTCAGCTTCAGCAATATAGTCAAGTGAATATGATGGTTGGTTAGTGAAACTAAACTTTTTGTATAGTTCCATATAGTCTAATACTGAAATACCACCAAGTATGATTTGTAATCGTTCTTCGCCATATTGAGTAGTCACCAATTTAGTTCGTACTGAGCCGATTGGAGACATTCTTAATGCAGTGCTTCGACCTAAAACGTTTTCAATTCGTTGGTAAATATATGGAATGTCGAATCCTTCAATGTTCCATCCGGTAAAAACGACTGGAGGCTTTTCATTTAAAAGATTTAGATATTCTAATAAAAGTTCTTGTTCATCATAGAAAGGCATATAGACTACTCGTTCTAAAATGCTTTCTGGAACTTCATCTCCGCCTTCAGATTCAGGTAAACGAGCTTTATCAATAGACCATTCAGTTACATTGCCATAAGGCGAATGAAGTAAATCAAACACGTAGAATTTATCATCGATTGAATCATAATGAGTGATAGCATCAATTGGGTGTAATGCTGCTTTAGGGTCAGGGAACCCAATCGGACTAGTAGTTTCAATGTCCACATTACAAATACGAATCATTGATTCATCATAATCAATAAATGCACGGTATTCATCGCTTAAGTATGCTAATTTGTAATCATCCATACCTAAAGTTTCTACACCAACATCTTGATTGCGTTTAGAATAATCAGATGCTTCACGCATTGAACTGAATTTACGTTTAGTTACGTATTTCCCGTAAATGTCTTTATATTCTGTTGGCACATTTGAATGAATGAATAAAGATGGTTCGTATTCTGTTTCTTTGATTCGCTCTACACCATCTTCAATATAACGTTCGATGATTGAAGAGCCTTTTTGATCAACTGTTAGATAAAACTTCATTATTTTCCTTAGACCAGTTATTGTCTCTTGAGGATTTTACCATCTACGATTTCTATCAGCTTTTTAGCTAATAAGCTTCGTAAAGTTAGTGTCGCATATAAAGTTTGATTGTAATTAGTAATACCTTTGATAGTAGGTCCTTTTTTATTAGAACCTACTTCAAATGGATAATTACCTTCAACCAACTCCATAAACTGTTGTTGCTTGAAGGATAATTTCATTATTTACCTATTACATATTTTGGCTTGATTGTCCAAGAATTTTTTTGTTCAAACGATAGAATACGGAAATTATAATTCATTTCCATTAACTCTTCGTTTTCTGCTATAACAACTAATCCCCATGCATCTAAAACACGAGTAATTGAATGCAGACGGCTAATATCTTCTTCATCAATATTAACCTTACGACCGTCCATCTTTAGCATTTCTTTAAAATGAACAATGTAATAACGGTCTTGTTTCTTCAGAATATTACAACTTGGATATAATACTTTATCCTTATTGTTAGCAATACCCATTCGGGTTAATGTTTCACGTACTTTGAGGAAATCCTCAGGGCTATTCAAATAAATTTCTACCATGGCTTACCATCTCATTACTATTTCTTTCATTTCTTTACGGAGTTTTACATTTTTAGTTAATGTCTTGATTAACTCTTCTGTTGCTAAGGGCTTAAGTCTTTTCAACATTAAATGTAATTTTCCATTTGCATCTAGGATGTCCCTGTATAACAGAGCGTCATTATTATTTACCTTGTAATGATTCATAATAAGACGATTAATTAATTCATCCTGTGGAGTTTCTGGGGCTTTGTTTGATTTATAAAACTTAGACCCAGCTGGAATTGCACTGAACAGATAATTGTAATGCTCTGTGTCAGTTAAGTTAGACATAAAGTTAAGTCTGTACATTACTGGAATACACTCTGGGAAATTACTATAATGAAGGTCAATCATATAGCGATTATAATCCATAGTACTCAAATCAATTTTTGTTTTACGGTCAATTGATTTGATAATAGCGAATAGCTCAGATTCAGGCTTTTCTTTAAATGTATCAGCTAACTCTTGGATTTTTGCCTGGTCTCCAGATTTCCAGGCAATTTCATGTTCGTTATAAACGTCGTCAAATAAACTCATAACCACACCATCGAAACAATAAGACGTAATAACATATGCATCATATGGACATCAATAGATGCAGCCATTGAGTGGAACTGATTATTCTCACCAATGATTTCATACATTTCAATTACGCTTTGTGACGATACCAATGGCAATAATGTATCAGCGAGTTTTTCAACGAACCATGGGTAATCTGCACTATATTTAGGGATCAGAGTTTTAAGAGTTTTAAAGTCTTTACTCTTAAGTGCAGCAATAACTTCGTCAATTGAACCACGGTCCTGTGTAACAACACTCAAGATTCCTGCATCAATAACACCATTGCCTGAATAACGGTCTAATTCGTTTATGGTTTTACGGAAATCTGGAAAATTCTGAGTAACCAATGCAGCTAAAATTTTAACATCTTCAACTTTGATATTTTGAGCTTTACAGATTTCAGCAGCACGCTTAATCATAGCTCGCTTCATTAATACAGAATCTTCTTGTGTCGGACGTCCAAATTCAATTACACGACAACGAGAATGTAATGGTTTGATAATGCCTTGAACGTTGTTTGCTGTAATGATTACAGAACAGTTTGCAGAATACGCTTCCATAAATGAACGTAAGTGGCGTTGTGATTCTACTAAACCGGGTCTATCAAATTCGTCAATAATGATTACTTTGTGTTTTCCGTCCATAGACTTAGAAGAAGCAAAGCGAGTTAATTCACCACGGACAAAGTCAATTTTACAATCTGAACCATTAACAAATAACATTTCTGCGTTTGTTTCATTACATAATACACGAGCAATAGTTGTTTTGCCTGTGCCTGGAGAAGGACTATGCAGAATTAAATGTGGAATGCGTTTGTTTTTGATAATGGCTTTAAAAATCTGTTGGTCAACGGCAGGTAAAATACATTCATCCAATGTTGTTGGACGAAACCGTTGTTCTAACATGAATTCTCTTTCGTTAATACTTAGCATAATAATCTCCGAATGGGGACGTATCCCCATTCATTTCACAAAAAAAAAGGAAGAGCTTAGAAGTCGTGACGAGAGCCATCTTCCATTGCAACAACATGTGTCATTGTTTTACTTTCAAACTTAGCTACTTGTTGTTGACCTGAAGCCCATACTGATAAAATGTGGTCTTCGTTTTGAATACGTAAGTTGTCCATATTGATAAAGAACTTAAACGTATTAGCACCATCGTATTCACCTAGTTTAGCACTATATAGAACACGACTTAATTGTGTATCACCTTTGGCATTATAACCATTTAAGTAAATAAAGCCATCTTTGTTTTCGATAGATACTGTGTCAATATTTAAAAGACCACGAGCAACACGTTTTAATTGCTGAATAACATGACCAGACAATTCAACAGAGAAACAAGTAGAAGGAATATTAATAGCCTTCTTAGGATAAACAATTGCACTTGGGTCTGCACCAGATAAAATGATTGTAGTCGCTTTATCTTTTAGAACCATATCACCATCTGAATTCATGCTGATTTCAAGGTCTTCAAATAGTGACACAACACTTAGGAAACCGTTAAGGTCATAAATTGCCACTTCTAAGTCAATATCATCTTGGACTTCGGCATGTGCATAAACAGCACCATTAACAGAACGAGTCATAATGAAGTTACCTGGATTCAACATAATGCCATTATTGATTGTGCTGAATGTTTTTAATACTTCAATTGTTTCTTTACTTAATTTCATTTCAAATCCTATAACTTAAATTCACTAACAATAACACATACAACATGTTGTGCGCTTGAGATAATATTATCATCAGGGTCGATACACAGCGCATCTGGTAAACGAGATTTGCCGTCAGCGTCAATAACTAAATCATGACCACGAGCAATTACAGATTCACGATATTGTTTGAGTGTATCAATATGGCGTTGGATAACCATTCCATCAATTATTTTGTAAAATTCAAATCGAGAAGAAGGGTCTTTGAATTTCTTACGAATTGATTCCATTTGTTCAGTTGTAATAACAGAGACCCATGCCTTACGAACTTTATTCATGTTGTCAAATGCAGATTCGAATTTAGGCTGTAAATCTTTACCAGTAATAACCATAATAATTTCCTAATCAAGAACAGTGAAACGGCCTACTTTACGTAGTTTTAAATGACGATTATAATCATCTGGATTGTGGTCTTTATGACTAATTACATAAACACATGCATCCATTTTATTGATGATTTGTTGAACATGTTTGATGCCTTGAGCATCAAATGAACCGTCAAATACTTCGTCTAAGAACAGACAGTTAATTTTAACACCAGAAACCATTTCAGCGATATCACGCCATGTGAATAATAAGCTAATATCGATACGAGCTTTTTCACCTTGGCTAAATGAATCGTAAGAGAACGCTTCACGACCACGAGAACTAATCGTTTCATTAAACTTATTGTCTAATGTAAATGTATATTCTGCTTGCATTACTTCATTCAAATAATACTTAATCCGCTTATTGAATAAAGGGATATATCTATCTACAATAGAAGCTTTAATTCCGGTGTCTTTTAACATTTCAGTTAAAATGCCACGATGATATTTTTCCATTACCATCGATGATTTTTCCTGTATGATAGATTCTACTTGGTTTGTTAAATCAGCAATTTCATTTGTATATAAAACTACTTCAGCAGTAGTACTATCAATATTTTGTTTTACTTGCTTTGCTTGGTTTGCAATAGAAGTAATACGAGATTTTAATGAATTAATATTGTTAGCATAACCACGCTGAACGGATAATAATTCTTGGTGCTCTGATTTAAGACGAGATAACTCAGCGTGTTTCTCTTTTAACTTTTCAGATGCAACGTTATAGTCTTGTAGCTTGTGATTAATTTTAGTAACAAGACTATCATTGACTAAACCTTGCAAACATGTCGGACAGTCACCACCAGTTGAATACAATTTAGTGACTTTAGTATATGAATCCACCGTAGCTTTTACGGTAGCCATTTTACTAACAACATCAATTAAAGCAGAACTAGGGTCATCAGATAAAACATGATTGGTTAATAAATCAGTTTGTTCTAATAACTCTTCTTTTAGTTTACGAACGTCAGAAACTAACGAGGAATACATTTCTTGCATTCGAGCTATGTTACCTTCAGAAAGTTGTTTTTGTTTATCCTCGGACTCCTTATAAACCCGAATCTGACTTTCTAATGAATCTTTTTTGATGTCAATGACACTTAATTGTTGTGTTAGCTCACGGATATTAGTTTTATTGATTTTATCCATTTCAGCCAATACACCAATTTCTAATAGGTCTTCTACTAGAGTACGCCTAGAAGCAGCATTAAGAGCCATAAACGGAACGTAACCAGCTGTCCCCAAAACAACGACCTGTTTGAAGCTTTGATAATTCATTCGAATCATTTCTTCAAAATAAGTCTGGAAATCTTTTACGCTTGCAGCTTCATCTAATTTCACACCATCTTTTTCGACAGTAAAAATATTAGGCTTTTGGCCACGCTCAATAATAAATCGAGAACCATTAAACTTCATTACCAAACGCACGTGTAAATCTTTTTTATTGGTGCTATTGATTAATTGTGTTTTGGTAATATTACGGAATGGTTTGCCGAATAGTCCAAATGTAACAGCTTCAAGAATGGATGATTTACCGGCACCATTAATACCTGTGACAAGTGTTTTCTTAAAGCCGTTCAATTTAATGTTGACTGGTTGCTGGCCTACGGCCATTAAATTACGATACGTAATTTCTTCTAATTCAAATTCTCTCATTATTCAACCTCAGAATAAAGTTGTTTGGCAATTTTAAGTGCCTCAATTTTATCACTTTCAGGGACATCAAGCGTATCGATATATTCTTTGATAGAATCCATCAAGCTTTTAACTTCGACTTCTTCTACAATAGAATCTGAACCCAAATCAACTTTAGATACAACACGTAGCTCATGAACATGCTTTTCTAATTCAGATTCGATTTTAGCTAATTTATTATCGACTTCTGTCACAATCAATCTTACTGCAAGACCTTTAAAATCTTCAGGATTAAATGCACTAGGATAGTTGATTCGACGGTGCCAAGTTGTGGTATTTGGGACAAATGAAAAATCCAAAGTATCAGTGTCTAATACCCAGAACCCACGAGGGTCGTTTTCGTCACCTGCAGTCAAAGTCCACGGTGTTCCTATGTAAGTCACGTTAGCCGCTTCAGAAATTGTATGGAAGTGCCCAGACAATACCTTTTTATACTTACGTAAGAAATCAGGCTCTAACCCATGAGACTTCATTCCTTTATAGAAATAAAACCCATTTAGTTCCCAATGGCCTGCACAATATTGGGCTGGAGAAGTTTTGATATGATTCAAAATTGCTTCAGTGTTTTCATCACACATCCATGGAATAATATCCATTAATAAACCATCAAAATCTACTGTGCTTGGCTTATCATATACAGTGACAAAATCATATTGGGATAACAATTCTGATACTGCGTTAGGAGCAATTTTGTTTTTGTAGTGCATATCATGATTGCCAACTAATGTATGCAAATGAATGCCTGCATCACCAACCATTGTCATGATTTCACGAGCGAATTCCATTGTAGCATGGGTAATTGCTTTACGTACGTCAAATACGTCACCATATTGTACCCATGTTTTAATGTCGTTCTTTAAGCTATATTCAATAGCTTGTTTAATACCATCACGTTGAATATTTTGGCACCAAGGGTCATCTTGTTTAACGCCCAAATGCCAGTCACCTAAATTTAATATTTTCATGTTCACCTCATTTAAAAGATGTACACATAATATCAAAAATAAATGACTGGCATTTTGGATTAAATCGAATCTAAATCTTTTAGGTACTCTGTTTCAACAGAAGTAGTAAGCCAATAATCATGCTCTTTTTTTAGTTCACGGGCTTTTTCTGCTAATTTAGTCAATTCATCATTAGTCATCGAGTAAATACTCATAGAGACTAATTTATCAATATTCTTAAAATTGCGTTCTTCTAGTTGTGTAACTAGTTGGGCACGTGTTTTACCCTTTAAGACGATTTCTTCTTTTAAGACAGCTTTGATGAATAGCACACGTTCTAGAGCTAAATCAAATTGGTCTTTTGTTTCTTTTATTTTAGTGTCAATACGCTTTTGGATATATGGCTTACGAACAGAAACGAAATGCTTGACAACGTCTAACGGAGTTTCAAAGTCATCACGTAATTTGCCCTTTTCATCGATCACTACAATAAACTGACCAATCTTTTGGCTTAATTTAAATTCACGAATAATACGTGCATCGTCATTTTGGTCTAAATTAAACTCTTTACGGAATTTAACTTTAAAGCCAAATCCAGTTCTAGAGCATTCGTCATCGTAAGTAATCAACCCTTTATCTTCTAATGGGTCTAATACGTCCGCAATATATGAAGCACGATCCCATTTAATAGGCACTTCGGTGATTACCATTGTAGACTTAGATGTGAATTTATACGTGCCAAATATTTCAACACCTTTATCCGTTTTCTCAATACGTCCACTGAACTTAGGGAATTCAACTTCGGGATGAACCTCGCGGCCTTGTAACACAGCCTTTGTTGATTCAACAACAGACTTAAAATTGTGTGGCAGGATATTAGTAGCGTATCCAGTTGCAATACCTTTAACACCATTCAACAATACTGTAGGGATAATGGGCAAATAAAATGCAGGTGGAATATGTTCTTTGTCTTCATGGACAGGACAAACATTATGGTCTTTATAGACTTTATGGAAGCCTTCTGAAATACGACAGAAAATATAACGTGATGCAGCTGCTTCTTGTACTAATCTGCTACCAAAGTTGCCTTGACCTTCTAATAATGGGAAATTGTTATTCCATGTATTAGCCATTAAAGCACCTGCTTCTACAGCAGAGTTTTCACCATGATGGTAGCCTAAGTCTGCAACAGCACCACCAATTGAAGCAAGCTTAGTAAAGTTTGATCTGTTTAATTGCAATGCGCGACAAATAAAAAATCGTTGAACCGGTTTGAACCCATCGATGACGTTTGGTAAAGCTCGGTTTTCTGCAGTGTAAAGAGCAAATTTCTTTGCATCAACGTTTAAAATTGAAAGCAGTGAACGTTCTTCAGTAATCATATTATCCCTCTAAAACAGAAAAGGCCTTTCGGCCTTTTTCTTAAAAAAATATTAATACTTTTGTAAGGCAAATTCAAAGTGGTCATTCAACATACGATTTAATTCTTCGATGTTTTGGAAATCATCACTGTGTTCACGAGTAAAGAAAGTCTTAAGTGAACCTTTACCGTATGCAGTGGTAAGTAACTTCATTTTACCAATTGGAATGAACAGCACATCATACGTTTTGTTATCATTTGCTAATGGAGCAAGCAATGTACTACGTTTTGTACGAATGTGAGATAATACTGCACGGAAACCAATTTTAGAGCGTTGGCGACCAACATAGAATCGAGCCACAGCTTGTTCTTTTGAATCTACAAGGAAGTAGAAACCAGGTTCAGCTAAAAGGTCATTGTTAGCGAAAACAACTTTTTTGCCTTCACTGTCAATAAAATCAGCATTTTTGATAGCTCCAATAACGTCAGCATTAGAGTTTAATAACACATCAAGGGTCAATACAGTTTTCTTAGACATCAGTCTTCTCCAGTTTAAAATATTTTCAAAATATAAATTTTATGATTTCATTGAACCATATACTAACAAAATCACCGATTACAGCAAGACAAAACAGTCCTAAAACAAATCCAGCTATAAACAAATTTTTCACGATGTTAAGTATAAATTTCATTTTTATTCTCCCTATTTCAACAGAAGAATAATATCATACTTAATCATCATAGTACATCATTTTAACTCGTTAAAACCTTTCAGCGTTTCAATTCGATATGTTGCATAATTGTCATACAAATCGTAAACTCTCACATAAATTGGCAATCCACAGCTTGAAGCCAATAGACGCATTTTACTATGTTCCGAGAAGGTTAATTTTAACGCTGCATAATCAATGTTTCCATTGACTTTTATCCCACATCCACGGATGTTGAATGAGCCAACCGGAATAACGATTTGGTCAGCTTTATTACGGTAATTGTAAAACGACATACCGAAATCTTTAGTGCTCGAATTGTACATGAATTCGAGGTTCCGTTTAAACTGACCAGTTGTTTCAATTTGGTCTGCTTGAACAGTGTAAATATTGTCTAAATAGTCATTGTTCTTTTCCCAAGCAAAACCAGAGAAACTTACGGTCAATGCTATAGCAAGTAAACTACTTTTTAACTTTTTCATGAACCTCGACTCCAATTCGGTGTCCAGTTAAATACTGGATTGTTAATTCGTTACGATATGATTCGCACAAAAGTTTATCAGGAGAAGTAGCACACAATGAATTTAGTTCCGCAGTGACTCTTAACATTGCAGCACCCCAATTATAGGTTTTAGAGTCATTATATCCTTTATCGTAGAACTCATCAAGCTCTAGTGATACAATATCCACACACTCAGTTTTGCCTGTGCAATATTTTTGTGCAATATCTGTTGTTGTTGGATTAGGAAATAAACTATGGATTCCAACAACAGAAATATATGTACCTAAGGCTATTCCTACTAAACTAGCTGCTTTCATTACTACTCCCAGTTATTTTTTAAGTAATAAGCTTTTTCTAATACGTCTTGTGCGTATTTTGATCCTGCTTTAATATTCCAACCAGCATTATAACTTGATAATGCTTTACGCATATTACCTTTATGGATGTCAAGCCAATACGATAATTCAATATAAGCCCAAGTAGCTGAATTCTCTCTTGGTCCGTTTAACATATTAACAATAAACTGGTCAGGCAAATTAATGCCAATCTGTTTATATCTTGCCTTTACTGTAGGAAGATAATTTTGGAACATGCCATAAGCTTTATGTCCTTTCTTACCAACAGTGTTAATGCCTGCTGAAGATTCTTGCCAAGCAATCGCAGCCATTATAAATCCAAGACCTTTTTTATCATTGGTCAAGTGATTCTTCTGTTTACCATCTTTAGTGAATTGTTCTCCATATGCGTATGCATAGTGGAGGTTATCTTTTTGAACATCACTAAAATGTTCTTTAGAATATGCAGGAGATAATAAACTGCTTATTAGTAAAAGTAAACATATTTTTTTCATCGTTGCTCCAATTTTATCACATGAGTGGAGATACGACCCTGCAGACGGTTAGGATTCTTAATCACAGTACGACATTGTAATGTCTGAGTGCTATGTTTAACTATTTCTGAACGCTTAGAAAGCGTCAGGCCTAACCAGAGTGTTCCATCAGTGATTTCTAAACGAAGAGGTCTAGACTCTGAATCTGGGATTTCCAGGAATTCATGTACTAAGTGTACGTTGTCAGTGACCTTATAGAATAAACGGAAAATATCATCAACATCAATTTCCCAATCAATAATACGGTCAAACAAATGAGGACTGTATTTGATAAAGAAGCTTTGACAAGACTCTTTTTCACAGTTTTCTTTGATTAACTTATTGATTCGTTTAAACTCTACTTCAAATACTCGACGTAGTTTTGAGCGATACAAGTGCATCGGTTGTGTTTGCATTTTATTCTCCAAGGCCCGTAGGCCTGATTAGTGTATATCAATAATAGCAATGTCGAACGTTTCTGCAAGTGAATGAGCTACACTATAAAAACGATTCTTTTCTGAAGCAGATAAACGATATGCATCTAAAACGAAAACAAAACGTTCACCTTTTTGTCTGGCTTCAATTAACATTGAGTAAGCAATATCGACTATTCTATCAATTTTTCAATCGATGTAAACTTGATTTTATCATAATTTTTATAATAAGTGTCTTTGTGATGTTTAGCAAGATTAATTTTACTTGATATTAATAATACTGGCAAACCATTTGTTATAATGGAACTTGCTACAGCAGTACTTAAACCAGTTTGTCTGCCTGCATTAATTCGTAGAGTTTTGTATTCTGCGACTGCTGAAGATTTAGACAACGATTGCTTTATATCAGGATCTAAAGTGTCGATACGCTTCAGGAACGCATTCACTAAGTCCACTAGAAGATGGGTCATATTTTTCACCATAATATTTGTAGAATTCAGGTTTTTCACCAACACGCTCTAATAGCCTATTAGCAGAAATCATAATATCATATTTTGATGGAGAAAAATCTTGCTGTAATTCAATTGGAAACCGACTTATGTCTAGGTTATCAATATATTGGATATTATAATTACGCTTGAGTAATTCAGCAACTAATTCAGCTTGACGCTTTTGTAGGAACAAAAGTTTGTCGTAAAAGAACTTAATGTGGCCTGTGCCCATAGTGTAGTTTTTAGGCAGATTTGTTGGTAACTTTTTTGTTTTAGCAAAATGTTTATCCAATAAACCTAATACACGAGGTAATTCGTTATATTCACGCATTAAGTGCTGGTCCGCTAACACACTGGCTTTTGTTAAGTTAATTCTAGTCATATATCCTCCCGTTTTGATGGTGCACATAGTATCATAACAGGGAGGATATGTAAACTGGTTTTTATAAGTTTTTGTAGTGCTCTAAAGAACCAGTTCCAAAGACTTTAATAACTCGTTTAGCTCTGTTAGGTGTCTGGCGATACCATTTAGAGTCTTTTAACTCTTCACAAGCTTCAAGCCATTTCTTTTCTTTTAGCAATTTAAGACTTTTCTTAAAAGCTGCTACACCTGTAGCACCCATTTGGAAGACCATGTTTTCAAGTGCTTTACGTCGTTCGTCATCTAACGAATTATACACTTCAAATAATGAGTCATTACGTCTGATTGAACGCGTAACTTCTGCTCGGTCATTCTTGAATATAATAAATGACTCTGTAGGTGTGATGGAACCTGACGTTTCTCTGTGAACGAGAGAACGTAAAAGTTCAATTGATTTTTCTTTATCTTTATGTAGCTTATGGCCAATACCAACAGTCCAATAGCCTTCAGTATCAAGGTACATTTCTAGCACTTGACCTTCATCGATAACTAACATCTCGGATAATAACATATTTTCTCCTAAAAAAAAAGGAGACCGAAGTCTCCTTTTACAAAGTGATGATTAAAATTTAGAACGGATCCGCTGACGTGGAGTATTCCCGTGGTCCAACAATTTTAAAAGGTTTAAAGAGCTCACCAACAAATTGTACTAGTGTATCAGGGTCAGAAGGCTTTCCAAATGGTAAATCTGGAATAGTAGCATTCATAGTGTCAAAAATATCAGAATATGCATTTGACACTAACACTGCACGCATACCGTTTTCCATGCCTAAAACAACACGGGTCAGTTTAACGTTAGTTCCTAACTCTTGAACACCTTTAATACGACTAGATTTAACAACCAGAAGTTTAAGGGCATTAATTTTAGGGTCTTTACAATTATTAACATGTAAAACCACCAAACGCTCTCGAGTCACTTTTTGCATTTCAGCAAAAATATTATTGAATAAGCTGAAAACCATAACTGGTTTTGCTTCATCTTTTAGTAAAGGATTAAGTCCTTTAATTAAGACAATATTATCAACTCGTACACGACCCAGTTCATGCGGGTTCCGTAATTTATGTAGACCAATAATTTGTTTAGCATCTACGTAAATCTTAAGATATTTTTCAAGGATCAAATCACCAACTTGAATATCTTGGGCAAGGACAAGATCAAATAACTTAAAACCTGTAGCTGTAATAAGTTCTTCGACTGAGTTAGTGACAGTGACTAAAATATCTTCAGTGGTTCCATCGGTCTTAACAACTTCTAACAAGATGTACGAGCCATTTTCGCCACCGGCAATGATTTTCTTGATTCGTGACGGCTTAACAGCCATACGAGAAATAATCGTACCTTCAATTCGAATTGCAGAAGTAAAAGTTAAGTTCAAGTATTTCATTTAGATTCCTTATCATTAGATAAAATTGCAATAATGCAAAACATTAAGCAGAATAAAAACATTCCCACAGATTGACCTGTTGTCAATACATTAGATGCTTTACCTAGTACACCTAGGATAAGAGCAAATAAGCATAAAAATCCTGTAGTAATTGTAAGTGCTTTCATTTTAAACTCCCATTGTTTGATGGGTTCATAATAACACGTTTAAAATGATTGTAAACTGCTTTCTAAAAATTTATTTCTTCTGTGTATTCATGTGTCATTTCAATAGGGAATTCAAATTCACCTGTGTATTGAATAGAACCCACATCATAACTTAATGTAATGTGTGGCAAATACTCTGGAAAGTCATATGTTGCACCTAATATTTTAGCATACTTATGACGTTCTTGAAGATGTTCACTGTCAAATCTAAGAACTAAAGCGTTTGTACCATTTTTGTTAGTAAAGGTATCTAATGTGCCTTTGTTAGCAAGAAGATAAGAATCATCGAGTGCTCTAAAGGGCACAATTACCCTAGAATACACTACTGTACAATGAAGATCTTCTGCTTTAACAGGAAATGGAATCTTTAGTTCTTTTTGTAATTTAGTCAAATGATGAACTGTGCTGTCAGAAAACCTGACAGCAGCATAGAATCCTCTATTCAGTTCAGATAACTTCATTATGCGTGATAGTCATCTGGTGCAACGGGCTGAGCTACAGCCGGTGCCATTGGTGGTTGTGGAGCCACCGGACGATGTTTATCCAATTCAATAACTTCAGCTAGTTTAGCATCACCTTTAGCAGCTTTAACTAAGGTGGTTAAATGCTCTTTAAATTTAGCTAAATCAACCTGTTCACCTTGACTTTCAAAATCAGCTGCAGTTACGATATCTTTGAAAGCACCAGCGTATTGATTGATTGTTTCTTCACGTTGAGCAATAACTTCACTTAAGTCAAATACACGAGCTTTAAGACCAATTAGCTGTTGGCTCATTTGCTGAATTACTTGCTCTGGGGTTTGTTGTTGAGTCATTTTAAATCCTTAATTAATTTATCAATTTCAGTTTTGAACTTTTCAGTTCGGTCATTAAAAATATTTATCACACCAGGAATAAACAAATCTTTTTCACTGATATGTGAATCTGTCGTTGGGTTAATAGTATCAATAAAAACCATTGCAGCGTTTTTATCTTGTAATACTTCAACCTCATGGTCAAACCGTAAATCTTGGATAACAAACTTTTTTAAATTAAACTCAGTAGAAAAACTGCTAATATCTTGCATACATTGGTATGCCCAGTATTTCTTACCACAATATGTTTGAACTAAATCAGTACCAAATTGTTGCATAAGAACACGTATGGACCATTCTAACACTGGTTTCTGGTTAATGTAAATAGTATCATCAACAAAATTTAGGATTTTTGTGTTAGTGCTACGCAATTCTATAGTAGAGTCTATCATAGCTACACTGGATAAACTAATATCCAGATATTCCAAAGCATCTAATAGCACACTATACACTATTTTAGTAGGGAGATTAATAGGCTGGTCACGGTCATAACCTTCTCCACTCAAGACATCGACGTATCCTACACCAAAATATGATTCAGGGATATTTCTTTCCAATCCAACTATAAGAGCTTCTTTCAGGTGGCTAGCAAAAGACATTTTAGTGAAGCCATGTTCTTTTACCAGGTGGTCAGCCATATAGTCTTTACCAGACCGTTTTTTGCCGTTTAAAGCAATAATTTGTATCATTTATTCCTCAACGATGGATGCATACCAGGACCTTTAGGTAACTCTGGGTTTTCACGTTTTTCAATAATAACACCATTTTTTTCAATAAGCAGATACTTATATGGAATAATAGCAGTACAAATCATAGCTGGGTCTGAATCTTCGGTGTAATTGTATTCTATTTCAGAGAGGTCAGCACACCAGGCCCCGTAATAATGTACAGACATGACAATGTTCTTTTTAGCATTGTCTAAAATATGTACAGTGATAAAGTAATCATTGCGTCGGGTCCAATTACTATTCTCTGAAGTAATGTAGTTATTAATAGATAACATCCATTTATACATTGATAACCATGATTCTAAGTTTTCATCTACTAAGAACCTTACCATTAACGGATCAAATTCAAATGTACTTCCTGGTAATTGTGCTCTACCTAGACCTTGCGTGCCTGAAGGCAATTCAGAAATAGGGATCCTGATTCCAGGGATAGCTGCAGATTGTGCGTTTAATGTAAATGCTTTAGTCAATCCGTGGTCTGGAATATCTACTACGAAGTTTGTAGTATTCGTTTGGTTAAATAATCTGTTTTGAGCTGACATTTATTTTTCCTAAAATTTTTAGTGTGTTTGATGCTGCATTAGAAAAGGTCGGTATAATGGCTTTGAGGCTTCTACCCAATAACCAGGCGATAGAAGAATAGGGACTCCTATTAATTTAAATTATTATTAGATCTAAATTAATAGGGAACCTTCGCGCAGCGAATATCAATTATTATGATCGCCAGACCTTGTTTGCACTGTAACGTTTTCCACCAGACATAAATTGTTGTGTAGGTAATAAGACTACGTTAGCCCAATCTTGAGGTTTAATTTCAATAATAGGACCTTTAATATGACCAGGCAAATATGCTTTGATCATTTTATCTGCACCTTTAAATCCTTTTACCTTAGACCAATCAATTTTCAATCTAGTACTATTAGAAATAACTGGTGTTGAAGCATACTGTTTCAACAATGACTCTAAAAATTCCTGACGAGCTTTTGGAGGGATATAGTGCAAGTTCAAACCATACATTAAATATGATGAACCTTGAGTACCTGTCCCTAAGAAAATAATCAGAGGGTATTTATCCCAATATGGTAAAGTGTCTTTATGCTTTGCGTCATACGCGTATGCATATAACTTACCGGGTGAAGGCTTAGTGGCTTTAAATGATTTCACAGTTTTCATTGTGTTCTCAAACCATTTAGCAGACTTGTTATTAGATGCTGCACCTTCGTTAGCAATTTTACTTCTGATGCTTGACCTAAAACTATTGATTAATTTTAGTTCACGCTCTTTACGAGATAATTTTCCATCAGGTTTATTTGAAATTGCTTCAGCAGTTAAAGCTTGTTTAATGTCGTTTTGGTATCTAGACATCCCAGAAGTAAATGTAGAGTACTTAATTTCATTTTGTTCAGCAAATTGTTTGGCTGTTACTCCTTGACGTTTTGCTTTATAATACTCGATACCGATTTGAATCCATTTCTGTTTAGTTTTAGCCGAAGTCCTTGTTTCATTCTGTTCTAAAATAAATATACTCATCCTTTCCACCCAAGTGCTTTCAGACTATTCTCAGTGATAATTCTGAATTTAATATTGTTTTGTTCTGCTACTTTAAAAGCAGCTTTCCACTTGTCTTGGTTAACGCTATATGTATACAGTTCATTTATGTATCTCTTTTTAGCGTGTGTAGTAAGTTTAACTGGTTTTGGAGGCGGAACAGTTTCTTTAGCAGGTTTAACTTCAAAGAAGAATTCCTGACCATTCTCAAACTTCACATAAAAGTCCATGAAATAACGGCGTTTTTTGCCATCTGCATTACTGAAATATGGAATAACTACTTCTTCACTATTCCATTTTACCACTAATGGGTTTGTGTCACACCATTTCATTAACCAGTGTTCCCAACTACTTCTATATTTTATCTTCCTAAGATCACCTTTATATTTTTGGTGATTCGTAGGCATAAATCCACCACTATAGGCCATTTTGTTCTCCTTTTATAAATAACAATAGTATTTATAAATTATCGGAGTTTATATGATTTTCTCATTCTTTGATCCAATCATGTATAAAGCTAAAACTATTAATGAAAATGCAGAAAGTGTGCCAATCACTGATATTTTTAGAAACTACAAAGCTTATTATAACAGGGTTGCTCCTCGTTACAAGTTACGCAATTATTACATTAGTGGTTCACCAAGACCAGAAGAATTAGCTTACCAACTATATGGCAATACTCAACTATATTGGGTATTACTCATGGCTAATAACATTTATGACCCATTTTACGACTGGATTACATCTCAAGATGCAGCATATCAAATGGCAGACCAACGTTATAAAGACCTTGGTGGTAATCAGGTATTGTATCATAAAGACCTCTTAGGCAACAAATACTATAATCTAGTCCAAAAGCCTGATACATTTGAGTGGTATGACAAAGGTGACCTTAATTTTAGATATGTACAATTTAATGGTGCTTTAGCCGCAGTAGACATTTATGAAGATGCAATCTTACAAAATGAAGAAAAGCGAAATATTGTTATTGTTGCACCAGAAGATATTGATTCGTTTGTTGATGATATTATTAGAGAAATGGAGATTGCATAATGCGTATTGCTAATGAAGACCTTAAATGGTTTAGAGGTGTAGTAGAGTCAAGAGACGATCCTCTTAAATTAGGTCAATTACAAGTACGTGTGATTGGCCTTCATACTCACCAAAAAGTTCAAAGTGGTTCTATTGGTATTTCAACAAAAGAATTGCCTTGGTTTCCTATTGTATCTAACGTAACAGATTCTAATAATAGTGGAATTGGTGGGCCTGTTACTGGTGCTGTAGAAGGTTCTATTGTATTTGGATTATGGCTTGATAAATGGCATAGTTCTGGTGTTATTCTCGGAACGATTCCACATATTGCTACAAAGCTTCCTAACGTAAATGAAGGGTTCTTTGACCCAAATGGTATATATCCCAAGCAATTAGGTACAAGTGTGAATACGTTGAACCTAGGTGGCGAGGAAGGTGCAAAATACGTCACTAACGAGATTCAAACACAAAATAAAGAAACTGCAGTTAATCCTGATGATAGACCTGTTGATCAGATCCCAGAAGACAATAACCCAGATATGGATATTGTTGAAATGCTTAAGCGAGATGAAGGTATTAGATTAAGTGTTTATTGGGATACTGAAGGTTATCCTACAATTGGTATAGGTCATTTGATTATCCCAATTAAGACTAAAGACATCAACGTTATTAATGCCGCATTATCAGAACAAGTAGGTAGACCTGTTAACAGAACGATTACAATGGAAGAAGCTGAATCATTATTCAATGGTGATTTACTTAAAACGCAGACCGAAATTAGATTGAATTCTAAAGTAGGTCCTGTGTATGCAAAAGTTAATCGTTCTAGGCAAATGGCTTTAGAAAATATGGCTTTCCAAATGGGTACAGCAGGTTTAGCTAATTTTACTAATATGTTAAACGCAATGTATAACGAAGATTGGAAAACTGCATATAACGAAGGTCGTGATTCATTATGGTTTACTCAAACTAAAGGCCGTGCATCAAGAGTAACATTGATTATCCTGAATGGTAACTTAGAGTCATATGGTGTTATTGCGCCTGCTCCAGTGACATTACGAGTATTCAAAAGTGCAAGCACTGATTCTCGTATTATGTTTCAAGAGCCAAGTTCAGCTTATGCTGGGGCTTATCCATATGTACATGCGTATGTTTCTGAATCCGGCCATATTCAAGAGTTTGATGATACTCCAGGTGAAGAACGATACAGATTATACCATCCTACAGGGACTTACACTGAAATTAATAATGAAGGGCGTAAAGTTTCTAAAGTTGTTTCTGATAACTTTGATATTGTCAATGGAGATTCTTTCCATTTAGTTCAAGGTGAAAAGAAAACTAATATTGGCTCTGATGAAACATATTACAATATGGCTAATAGAAACGACCAAGTAGATGGTAAAAGGTCTGTTTTTATCCGAGAAGATGATTCGTTAGTTATTGAAGGTAATTGGGACATCATTGTCAAAGGTCATTCAAATATCATCGTTGAAGGTAATGCTAATATCACTGTAGAAGGTGATTCAAGTACTGAAGTGTTTGGTAATCATACTTACAAAGTCAATGGGAATATGTCATGGGAAATTGGTGGCACAGTTGATTGGCAAGTTAGTGGAGCTTGGACAGAAAATGTACAATCAATGAGTTCTGTTGCTAATGGTAGATATTTCGTTGATGGTAGTCGAATTGACTTAGGGTAATAAATATGAATATACTTCCAATTGAGTCTGAGTTAGCAGATGTACAAGAATATGCAGATGTAAGTCAAGTATTCTCAGTAGAATTGCAAGCTACAGAACGATTAATCTCGATGGAAATTATTCATGAAGACATTCAAGGTCTTACATTTACAGATACAGGCTATTCTGGTAAATATGAAGCTGTATTTAGTGTAGGACCTAACAGTCTTATGTATCGAGACCAAGACAAATTAAAAAGTGCTGATTCATGGGAACAATTACCACCAGGTAAAGAATTGTATTTATGGAATGCACCTAAATCTTTATTAAGAACCTACACTTATACAGTAAAGGTTAAATATGCTACAACAGATGGTGTTACAGAAACTGAAGCCGAAATGAGTAAACAATATACTCAAATTGTATTTGGGAATTGGTCTGTATGGGCTAATAAATTGAGAGATTATATATGGCAGGCATGAGTTATGACAAATGTGTTACCAGTGGACATGATGCGTTTCCACCTACTATTGTTAATGGTACCCAAGGTAAAGTATTTGTCCAAAATATTAAAGCTTTAGTTGAAGGTGATGCTATTACACCACATACAAGAACCGTAAAACCATTTGATACTCATGGTGGTTCTGTACAACCAAGAACAAATAAAGTATTCATTGGTGGCAAAAAAGCTGTTCAAATTGGTGACCCTATTTCATGTGGTGACACTGTAGCCAAATCAAGTAACAAAGTATTCATTAAGTGAGGGAATTATGGCTACTGAGCCTGTAAATTATCAATTAACTCGTAGAGTGAATGAAGTGCCTAAAGTTTTTACTGGTGCGACATTCTTCGAGATTAAACAAAATATTAGTGATTGGATCCGAGAAGATGATAAATTCAAAGATTATGATTTTGAAGCTTCGAGATTAAACGTATTAATGGATGAACTGTCGTATACCATTATGTACATCCAACAGTTTTCTAATACTGCAACATACGAATCATTTATTCGTACTGCTAACTTACGTTCCTCTGTTGTTCAGGCTGCGCAAGATAGCGGATATTTTCCAAATGGATATTCTACTGCTCGTAACTCTTTAATGTTAGAGGTGAGTCACTCGTTGAACCCTACTAGTATTATGATTAAACGCGGTACCAAGTTCTTAGCTTACGCTCGTGAAACTTCTGCAGACCCATATCCATTTGTTACATTAGAAGACGTGATTGCTGTTCGTGATACTAATAACCGTTATCATCCTATTGTGTCTTTAGCTCAAGGCCGTATTATTCGTACTGAATTAAGATTTGATAAATCTAAACAGATTTTAATTCGTGATAAGTTTATTGACCGTGACTATGTTCGTGTATTTGTTGATGGCGCTGAATGGGTAGACTGGACTCGTAAGTCAATGGTTCATGCTGGTAGTACTTCTACTATTTTCTATATGCGTGAAACAATTGATGGACATACTGAAATCTTTTTCGGTGAAGGTGAAAGCTCTGTATCTGTTGACTCGGGTCAACTAGAAGCTAACTATATTGGCGGACTAAAACCATTAAAAGATTCTACAATTGTTATTGAATATATCCGTACAGACGGCGCTAAAGCTAACGGCGCAACTGAATTCAGTTATGCTGACTCTATTCAATACATTGAAATCCAGAAAATTATTGAGAACTACAATGATGACCCAGATTATGTTGGTTCTGATGGCGGTGGTGATCCTGAAGACATCGAACGTATCAGAGAACTCGCTCCTATTAAACGAGAATCTCAAAGTCGTTGTGTAACTGCTTCAGATTACGATGTATTCGTTTCAGAGAAGTTTGGTTCTATTGTTCAAGCTGTACAAACATTCACAGATATTGATAAACCTGGTTATGCATTTATCAGCATTAAGCCTAAATCAGGGTTATATTTGTCGTCTGTTCAACGTGAAGATATTCAAAATTATTTGGATGAATATAACGTAAGTACAATCACTCCTACAGCAATTTCACCTAATTATTTGTTCTTAAAGCATAATATTAAAGTGACATACGCACTTAATAAGCTACAGGAATCAGAACAATGGTTGCGTAGTAAAGTGATAGACCAAATTGATAGATATTATATTGATGAAGTCGAAATGTTTAATAAGTCATTCGCTAAATCACGTATGCTTAAATACATCGACCAAACTGACCATAGTATTATTGGTTCTTCTGCATCGATTCAAATGGTCCGTGAAGTAATGAACTTCTATAATACTTCTTCTGCTGGCATTAAGTATTATAACCAATACAATCGTGGCGATGTGGTTTCAAGTGAATTTAAGTATAAGCCTACCACAGGAACACCATATAATGTTCGAATCGTTGCAACAAATGGCGACAATAGAGGTAAAGGTCATATGTTAATTGGCCCATTCCGTAATGGTGACGTCCAAGAAAACGCTAATATTACGCCTTATACTGGAACAGATTTCGATAAAATGGCTGCACCTTCAGACCAAGTAAAATATTACGATATTGGTGATATTGATTACTTTGCTGATTACATCTATTGGAATATTTCGCGCATTAACCAGCCCGATACAAAGTTTGAAGTCCAAACTATTGAACTTTATTCTACGCCAATGGAAGACAACATCTTTACTCGTGATGGTTCATTAATTGTATTTGAAGATGATTTACGTCCCCAATATACTACTATTACTCTTGAACCTATAACACTATAATAGAGGCTTCGGCCTCTTTGGAGAATAAATGAAAGCGCCTTATGTAACTAGTCTACGAATTGACAAGTTATCTGCTAATAACGTCCATATTAAATGGGACGATGTTGGTTCTAATTTCTATTACTTCGTTGAATTTGCAACGACTCGTTCTGTTGAAGGTGATGTATTAGAAGAATCCGAATATCAATGGATTCAAGTAGGTTATACAGCAGAAAATAACTGGTTTGATTCAAATTTACGACCTGAGTCGTATTACAAAATGCGTGTACGTGTAACTGCTGAAGGCTTTGACCCTTCTGAATGGCAATACACAGAAGAATTTTTAACATTTGCAGAAAACGCTTATACGTTTGAAACAATGAATGAATTATCTTTAGCTAAGATGTTCATCAAAGAGAAATTCTCTAAATCAAATAACAATTTCATTGATTTCAACCGTGACGGTGTCGTTGCTTCACTAATGAATGAATCGTTCCAATTTAATGGCAATTACGAGCTTAAGTCTGCAGTATCAAACTTTATCTTAAGCGAAGATGAATACCATGAGATCCAAGGGTCAATTGAAAAAATCTGTAAAGATAAAGAACGCATTTGTTTGATGGAATCTGAAGGTGTTTTATATCTGTTTGAACGCTACCAAACTATAGTAAAAGTATCTAATGATAAAGGCCAAACATGGAAAGCTATTAACCTTCTTAATGACCGAGTAGGAAACCCTGTTTCTCGTAATGTGTATTATCAGACAAGGAACACTACATATCTTTTAGGTTATGATAGAGTGTTTTACGGTCGTAAGTCAAATGACATTAGATGGTCTTCTGACGAAGTACGTTTCAGTTCAGAAGATATTACATTTACTAAATTGGGTGACCAACTTAAATTAGGATTCGACGTAGAAATTTTTGGGACATATTCACGTTTGCCACCTGAAATTTCTCGTAAAGCTGAAGCTATCACTGCAACTGACGATTTAATCTATGTTGTTGCTCGTGATAAAGTCAGATATGTTAAAACTCAACAAGCTCCAATTGATACTAATCCAACTTCACCAACATTTGGTGAAAAACTATTTGAACCTGGCACAATTAACATTACTGGAAGTGAAAAGGCAGTATGTTCTAATTTAGTTGCATTAGATGGTAACGTATTCGCGTTAATTATTGGTGAAGTCAAAACTTTAGGATTAGACCCTACTGTCAGGTCTAATATTGTCGATTCAAATTTAAAAGGCATTTATAAATTACAAGGCGATTCTTTTGTCCGTGTATTCGGAAACACTGCTGAAGAACGTAGACGAATTGAGCCTGCATATTCATCTCTTAGTACAGATGGTATGGATGTGTTTATGTCTTCAAGTAATTATAAAGCGACTGACTCTGAGATAATCCAAGATGTAGATACTGCAATCAAATATGGATTAACTGATGCAGTGCGTTATGCATTTGATTGGCAGTTCCTGCATGATAAACATTATCATATGATGTCGTTCAGAGCCACTAAGGACGACGGCTACGCTACTTTTACACCGGGTCGAATGAGATACTATGGCGAACCATTTTTCAATTGGTCTCGTAAGTCTAAGACACGCTGTTGGATTAATACTTCTAACAGAGTTGTAGTAGTTTATTCTGATGTAGTGCACGAATACCATGTAGATACAAACGGTATTCAGGACCCTGAGCGTATTTTACATGAAAATTGGAATAAAGGAACTTGCACTGTTACTATTCCAAATATCGAATTCAATGGCTTTACTCGATACGCATCTGGTGTGTTGTTTAGTAAAGCAGGTACTGGCGAGATTTTAGGATTCTACGAATTCAATTATCGTGTTCGTGACCAAGTCCGTATTATTTGGAAACCTGAAGAAGTATTCTTAGTTGGGTATTTACAAAATCAAGAACACCCTAAAGTATGGTCTCCTGAAGTAACAAATAAAGAACGCGACCCGGACCTAAAACCATTATTGAATAAAATGATTCCAGATAGTTATTTGCTAGAAGAGAGTAACTTTGAAAGATTCTGTGAATTGTATTTGCAGTATATTTCAGATGGTGCTGGGACTCATTACAATAATCTATTGAATTTGATTCGAAACAAATACCCTCGAGAAAAAGATTCATGGGAATACCTATGGTCTGAAATCTACAAACGGAACATTTATCTGAATAAAGATAAACGTGATGAAGTTTCTAGATTCTTTGAAGCTCGTAAATCAGATTTTTACTCGACTAAAGGAACTGAGGCAAGTTATAAGTTCTTATTCAAAGTGTTATATAATGAAGAAGTTGAGATTGATATTGAGTCAAAGAACACAACCGAATATGACATTATCATCAATTCGGATAATATCAGTGAAGATTTAGTTGGTCGTACAATTTACACTGCCACAGGTCGTTGCAACGTCACGTATATCGAAAGAGATTACAACGATGGCGCATTACAATGGCGTGTAACGATTCATAACTTATTGGGTCGTATTATCGTTGGCCAAGAAGTTAAAGCTGAAAGATTCCCTGAATTTGATGGAATGGTTGTACAGGGTGTAAGAGGTAAAGACTTATTGCATAATAACATTGATTACATAAATAGATCTAGGTCTTATTACGTAATGAAAATTAAATCTGTTTTACCTACATCTCGATATAGAGATGACGTAATTAGATTTGTTCATCCAGTTGGCTTTGGCTTTATTGGAATTACGTTGTTAACAATGTTTATTAACTCTGGTCTATCGTTAAAACATGTTCAGACAATCATTAATACTCTTAAAAACTATCGGATGGATGCAGGTTTACCTAGTAAATGGCCCGATAGAGTTTCAAGGCTAGATATTAATGGAAATCAATACTTTGACCCTGTTACAGGCGAAGCAGTATATGACCCGCATCCTAATGCAGGTCAAGATTTTCCTTTAAGGTCTGGCTATAATTCTGAAAACAATAATAGTATTTTCCAAGGTCAAAATCCAGACCAACGAAGAAAATACCTGAGCCCAACATTCGATAATACTGCTGTTGGATTATCTCATTTCAGAAATTTAATTGATAAGAGGTTATTTGATGATGCTCAGTTGCCACGTAATCCAGAAGTAACACAGGTCAAAATAGATGAATAGTTCAAGTGTAATTTATCGTTCTGTAATTACTAGCAAGTTCAGAACTGAAAAGATGTTTAACTTCTATAATGCTGTAGGTGATGGTACAGGCCAAAATACTATATACATCACCTTCGGTAAAAGTGACCCATGGGCAAGTAATGAGAGCGAACCTGGTTTCGCTCCACCTTACCCAGCAGATAATGTTCAAGGTGTCGTAGACATGTGGACTAATATGATGGGTACAGTTAAAGTTGCATCTTCGATGCTAGATTGTATTATTCCACGCAAAGATTGGGGTGACATTCGTTATCCTAATCCACGAAATTTCCAAATCGGCGAAATCGTAGTGACGAATAGTGCTCCATATAATGCTACTGAAGTTGGTGCTGGTTGGATTGTCTATAAAGTTGTGGATATTCCTGATGCAGGTGCATGTTCCATTTATGATTTAGACACTAAAGAAGAGTGTATTAAATTAGGTGGCAAATGGACTTCTTCAGTCAATAGTTTTAAACCACCTCGTGGCCGTGGCGATACTCAAGGCATGGTAGATATGGGTGATGGTTACTTATGGGAATACTTATATGAGATTCCAGCTGACGTAAGTATTAACCGTTGCACAAATGAGTATATTGTTGTTCCTTGGCCAGATGAAGTTGCAGAAGACCCAGCTAGATGGGGCTATGAAAATAACTTAACTTGGCAACAAAATGATTACAATGTCATTTTCAGAGTCAAGGCCAATACAATTAGGTTCAAAGCATATTTTGATTCTGTTTATTTCCCACAAGCCTCTTTACCCGGAAATAAAGGTTTTAGACAGTTATCTGTTATCATGAACCCATTAGAGAAAAAACCTCTACCAAGTAGCCCAAATGTGAAAGCTACTAAAGCTTATTACAATCCATTAGACTTAGAACGCCATTCAGGCGAAATGATTTATATGGAAAATAGGCAACCTATTATTAGATCAATGGACCAAACAGAAGAAATTAATTTGGTGTTCTCGTTCTAGAAATAAAGGAGACTTCGGTCTCCTTTTTGGTTTTTATAAATAGTCTTATATCACTCGGAGAATATCATGGAAATTCAAATCCCAAAACAGAATATTGACTTAGGTCAAATTGGTAACGCCAGTACTGGCGATATCTTATATGATGGTGGTAAAAAAATTAACGAGAACTTTGATGCCGTTTATAATTCGTTCGGAGATCAAAGAATGTTTGCTGCTGATGCTGGTAGTGGAAATATGACCATTCACGCAACAGGCTACTATCAAAAAGCTACACACCCGACAGAATACTTGACACCGATCCCATTAGGCAGTTTAAGAGATATCGATACTACTGATGGTGCAGTCCAAGTTACATTAGCAAAAGGTAAAGCAGGCGAATGTATTGAGTTTGTTAACTCTAATGGTTCATTCTCTGTTAATAATCCATTAAGTATTCAAGCTATTGATAACTTTGAAGGCCTTTCTGGTAATTTAATTGTTACACAGCCATATTCTAAAGTAACATGCTGGTGTATTAGTGCGGAGAATAACGTAAGTGTTTGGCGATATTCAATCACAAGTATGTTCAGCCATAGCGTAAATCCTATTGAAGGAACATGGCAGATCCCAGCAGGAAGTATTCCTCTAAAATTACGAATTTGTAATGAGCTTGAATTTAACACAATTAAATTGCTTACTTCTGCTCAAACTTCAGATAGTTCTAAATTACGTACTTCTGAAATTCACTTATTAATTAACTCAGTGCGTAATGAAGTTTATTCATCTGAGTTTGCTGTTATGCGCCAAGGAAATACTTCAGAAGAAGATGAGATCATTACGTATAGTTTTGAAATCGATGCACTTGGTAATGTGAATATGATATTTAACTCTACTGTCGTTGGATTGAGAGTTGCAGTTAAGACTATTTCGGCATTAAAGATTGGAGCTCCACAATAATGAAACAAAGATTAAATATTGGACAAGTTGTTGATGACGGAACTGGTGATTACTTACGTCAAGCAGGTCAAAAGATTCTCAATAACTTTGACGAGTTGTATTATGAATTAGGTGATACTTCGCGACCACATGCTGCAGGTGCGTGGAAAACAATCAACTCAACAAATACTACAGATGTGTATTGCAAATTTGGACAGGCATTAGCTCTTGATACAAGTGTTGCTCGTATTACAGCATATTTGCCTAAAGGTGATCCATCAAAATATAACCAAGTTATTCGTCTTCGTGACGTATTTGGATCATGGCAACGTAACCCTATTTTATTAGTTTCTGCGATCACTGACACTATTAAAGGCTCTAGTACCCCTCGTACAGTTAACCTTGAATTCGGTGATTTGGAATTAGTTTATTGTTCACCTGGTCGTTGGGAATATGTCGAGAATAAACGTGTTGACCGAATTACTAACTCTGACTTAGCAACAGTTGCTCGTAAAGAGTTTATTGCTACAGATGGTCAAACAGATTTTATGGATGTGTTTAATGGGTATGATTATAACCCAGCTAACTTAGAAGTCTATCATCGTGGTAACTTATTGTATTACGGTGATTTTGGTGCTCAAGCCGATTATGGTTCACCAGGTACGCCAGGTCAATTAGTTCCTTTAGATGGTAGAAACATCCGACTAAAGAATGCCTGTAAAGCAGGCGACTCTGTGATTATCGTAAGTTATATGGATGGTGTTGGCCAATGGCGTAGTTCATATAATCGTAGACAATTAAGTATTTTAGACCCGGATAAAACATCACTGACTACTGTTGAAGGTGCTCGTATTGTTAGAGAGCCTAATACTGTAAAGTATATTACAATTGAAGAATTTGGTATTGAAACTTTTAGTCCAGTTAACCCTAATGCGTTTGAATTAAACATTAATGGTGTTTTGCAATTAGAAGCTGGTACTGGTGGTGAACCAATTTATTATTGTGAAGGTGTAACAGCTGATAATGCTCAAGATTGTCAAGCTCAAGGTGGTAACTGGGTTCAGTCAAATAAAGATTATCGTCTTGAAATTGACCCGAATACTTTAAAAATTCAAGGCATTCACTTTGCTCGCGATTTCGAACATGGTGACATAGTTACTATTGTGTGGTATAACAATGATATTGGTACTACTCTTGAATTAGAAGAAATCATCCAAGAAACTGATAATTTGTATGTTGCTCAAGGTCCTGAGATTCCTATCACAGGTGCAGTGGCTATTACTGACTATAATAACCCAGGGTTCCCTAACGTAGAAAAGGTTCCAGATTCTATTTTTAGAAGTACAAGTGTTGCAGCTATTTTTGATTTATTGCACCCAATTGGAACAATTTACGAAAACGCTGTGAATCCTAATAACCCTTCTACATATATGGGTTTTGGTCAATGGGTATTATGGGGTCAAGGCCGTACAATAGTTGGTTGGAACGATGATACTTCAGACCCTAACTTCGCTTATAATAATAACGATTTAGATGTGAACGGAAACCCAAGCCATACAGCGGGTGGCACATTTGGTCAAACAACTACATCAATTACAAATGATAATTTGCCTGCTACTAAAACTGATAAAAAGGTATTAGTTGTTGATGCAAATGGTCCTGTTATTGTAGGTGGCTGTCAATATGATCCTGATGACCAAGGTCCGGTTTATACTAAATATAGAGAAGAACAAGCTACAACTAACGAATCTCATCAATCTGTTATTCCAATGACGAATATTCAGCCTGGTGTGACTGCTTACCGTTGGTTACGTGTTGGATAAGGATTAATATGTCAATTTTAGATCAAAAAGCTTCAGTAAGAAACAGACACGCCTCGTCTGTTTCTTTTGAAACAGTACAAGATAATACCGATGTCTTAGGTAATCAAGCATATGGTACAGTTACTATTTCTCAATTAGCCGAAGGCATTAATTACAATAACGTTCAGTCTGCTATTGAAGATATTCGCAACATTGCAATTTTAGATGTTGATTCTATTATCATTAACGATAGTGGTGTTTCACCTGCGGGCCAACCACAAGTAGATACTTGGAAAATTAACGGAACAATTACCGACACTGAAGGTGGTGTAAAAACTATCGATATTTTTGGTGTTCCTGTTAAAGTAAACGTTGGTGATGCAGGAACAGAAATTGCGGTTAAATTACTTGCTGCAATTCAAACAATCCAAGTTGAAGTTGGGCATATTTTCGATACAGTGAGTATTGATTCAGGCAACCCAACAATGCTCAATATTCGTTATACTGATAACCAGAAACATATTCTTACTCCAAAGACTCAATATGGTGTTTCTGTTATTCAAAATATTATTTCGCCTGCTAAACCAGGTTATGGTGCTTGGACTCGTATTGGTGCTCAAACATTAACATTTGATGGACAACCAAGCCCAACAACATTACATTACTTCAAGAGGATTGCATAATGAGTAATACAATTGAGCATATTTCCGATGAAGCAAAATATGTTGAGTTTAATCCAAATGGGACCAGTTTTCCTATTTCAATTACAAACGTTCAAGCAGCATTAGCTGCTTTGAATCCAGTTGCAGTTCAAGGTGTCCAATTAGCTACTACTGCTGTTGCTGGTTCTATTCGTATTGCAACTCAGACCGAAGTAGATGCTGGTGTCTCTAATAGTACAGCTGTTACACCAAGCACATTAAAGAGTGCAATCCTTAAGCCTCCAGCGTCATATACTGGAGCAGGTGTTATTCGTATTGCAACTCAGACTGAAGCTAATGCCGGTGCTATTGACACAGCAGTTATAGTTCCAAAGACTATGGCAGTTGCAATCTCTAATGCTATTAACGTGCGTGCAACAGAAAGTGTATTCGGTACTATTAAGTTAAGTAACGAAGCTGCAGCTAAAGCGGGCGTAGATGATACCACTGCAATGACCCCACTTAAAACTCGTATGGCTATTGCTGCAGCTACTTCTATTTTGCCTGCATGGGGTGCTGCGAGCGAAACGGTCCAAGGTGTTGTATATCTAGCTACTGCAGCTCAAACTGCGGCAGGGACGTTAAGAGATGGCTATGCAGTTAGTCCTTATGGTCTTGCCAAATTAGTTGCATCAGAAACAAAACGTGGTTTAGCTCAAATTGCAAACTCTGCAGAAATTGCAGCTGGAACTGACACAACCAAATATGTTACACCAAGTTCTTTATTGCTTAGAACTGGCAATACTTCTCGAATTGGTTTAGTTAAATTAAGTAACGTTGTTGGTACTGGAGATGCTAATACTGCATTGAGTCCTTTAGCAGATATTATGCATACTCGTGGTGGTCAATCCGTTGCAGGCACAACAACACTTCAGACTTTAAACGTTACAAATATTAACTATAACGGTAAACAAGTTGCAACTACGGATATGATTAAAGATTCTGTTCCTGTAGGTGCGATCTATATCTGGCCTAGTGCTTCATTACCAAGTATAGATTATTTGATTTGTGATGGTCGCACTTTAAGTCGTCTTGATTACCCTGATTTATTCACCCGTATCGGATATACATATGGTGGAAGTGGACTTAGCTTTAAGATTCCGGATATGCGTGGCATGTTCGTTCGTGGTACAGGTACTTCTCAAGCAATCTTAGATGCCCGCGCAACAGACAATAAAGGTAAAGAAGGTTTAGGTGTAGGCTGTTCAGGCGGCAACTTAGGTGAAGTTCAAAGCCAACAAGTTCGTTACCATAAACATGATTCTGGTTGGGGTGAATATCCTAGTAACCGTAGTCAGGCACGAAATGGTATTTCTATGACTCGTGGATTCCAAGGTGCCAAAAAACATGATTGGGACAACTACAAATACTTTACAAACGATGGATACGAAGTCGATTCAGAAGGCACGCGAGATTCAATTGGTACTATGAATAGTCGCAACTTAATCGGAAAAGAAAACCGTCCATGGAACATTTCAATGAATTACATTATCAAAGTAAAATAGGAGAAATATGGACAAAATCTTATTATCACCATTACCTTATGTAGATGGATTACCTAATGAAGGTCAGATCCGAATTAACTGGGCAAAGAATGGTGAAGATTTTACAGCGGCATCAACAATTAACGGTAATGATGGTGTATTAAACCGTGCTGGAGTATCAATCCAGAAAAACGTTGTTGCATTACAAGTTAACCAAGTTCTAGTTGGCGATAAGGTAAACGAATTAGTTGATAACGTAAATACTATCAACAATGCCTTAAATATCTTAGACAACGAAGATATTATTGCTCAAGTAACAATTAACAAAACCGATATCAGTAAGATTAAACTTAAGCAAGCTGATATTATTCAAGCCACAAGTGATTTGCAACTTAAAGTCACCGAGATGGATGATTCACTTGGTGTATATGACCCTTTAGAAGATTCAGTATACCGCACTGTTCGAGATGATTTGTTCTGGATTAAAAAAGAGATGGGCCAATACCCAGGCCAAGATATTAATGGACAATCAGTAGATGGGAATGATTCTACTGGTATGAAACGTCGTATTATGTCTACTTCATTTGTTGTTAATCAACAAGGTGAACGTCTAACGATTTTAGAACAAAAATTCCATGATTCAGATGTAGGTTCTTTGACTGCTGAAGTTGAATCAATGCGAAATGAATTGGGTAACAAATCATTTTCTACACCAACACCAATTTATTTACGTCTTCGTGGTATGGATACTAATTTAGGCACAATTAATCAGCAATTGTTTACAATTTCCGAATCTATTGGTCTTACTTCAGGTGTATCTAGTTTGTATCAGGATGTGTCATCTAATACTACTCGAATCTCTATCTTAGAAGATAAGAGCAATGATGCTGACACTCGTTTAGATTTAATTGAAGAAGCAATTGGTACTAATTCTATTCCGACAAGTATCAATGGTCGTATTAAGACTAACGCCGATTCTATTATTTCAATTAATGGTATCTTAGGCGCAGATACTTCAAGTGGCCTTCGTGGTCAAGTTGCATGGATTAACCAAGTAGTTGGTATTGTTCCTGAAGGTCAGCCTGCTCCACAAGATAGTATCTTAGGTGAGTTAAGCGTCATTCAAAGCTCTGTCGGAACATTGCAAAACACAGTTCAAGACATTCAGGTTGAAATCGGTAACAATAACGAAGGTATTAAAGGTCAGATTTTACGTTTGACTAATATTACTTTTGGCACTAACCCTAACGGTGCAACCGTCGAAGAGCGTGGTCTATTAGATACAGTTAAATCTCATGACGCCAAGTTGTTTGGTATTTCACAAGCAATAGGTGAAGCTCCAAAAGATGGTAACTTTTACGTTCGTAAAGATGGTACTTGGGTATTGTTATCTGATGCTCTTGCAGCTTTACAACCATAATAACAGGGGCTTCGGCCCCTTAAGAGGATAAAATGTCAACAAATTCGTATAACCCTAAAGATTTAAAAGATCAAATCTTACGTCGTTTAGGTGCACCGATTATCAACATTGAGGTAACTACTGAACAAATCTATGATTGCATTCAGCGCGCATTAGAATTATTTGGTGAATATCATTATGATGGCGTAAATAAAACCTACAAAATGTTTTACATTGGTAAAAACACCGATGCTTCTGTCGAGTTAGTTAAACAAGGTGTATTTGATTTAGCAGGTCAAAACGTATATGCTGTGACTCGTATTTTACGAACAAATATTGGTTCAATTACATCTATGGACGGTAATGCTACTTATCCTTGGTTTACAGACTTTTTATTAGGTATGGCTGGTATCAATGGTGGCAATAGTTGTAATAAATTTTATGGCCCAAATGGATTTGGTGCAGACCTATCATATTATACTCAATTAACACAATATTGGGGTATGATGCAAAATATGATGTCACCTATCCCAGACTATTGGTTTAATAGTGCAAACGAACAATTAAAGGTTATGGGTAATTTTAAACAAGGTGACCTAATTGTAATTGAATGCTACGTTCGCTCTTATGCTGATGTAGATTCAATGGCTGGACAAATTGGTTATGGAAAGATTGGTCCTATGGCCTCTGCATCAGGTAGTGACCCATGGTCAGTTTCTTCTCGTTATGATAATCCATATAACGCAATCGAACGACAGTATATTGGTCAAGACCCCCAGTCAAAGCAAGGTGCATATAATAATCGTTGGGTTAAAGATTATGCAACAGCTTTAGTAAAAGAGATTAATGGTCAAGTATTGGCTCGTCACCAAGGTATGGCTTTGCCTGGTGGTGTAACTATTAATGGCGAGCGCCTATTAGAAGAAGCTGCTAGGGAAAAAGAAGTTCTTCGTAGAGAATTAGAATTACTTGACCCTCCATTTGGTATTTTAGTGGGGTAATATGGCTACGTATAATTCTAGTTTATTCGCTAGATTAGAAAATAATACAGGTTATAGTAAAACTAACGAATCAGAAATACTTAATCCATATGTCAATTTCCATGAATATGCTAATGCTCATACATTAGCTGATTCTCTTATTGCAGAAAGTATTCAGATGAGAGGAGTAAGGTGTTACTTTATTCCTCGTGAATTCGTTAAACCTGATATGTTATTTGGCGAAGATTTACAAAACAAATTCACTAAAGCTTGGGCATTTGCAGCTTATCTTGATTCATTCGAAGGATATTCTGGTTCTAATTCGTTTTTCAGTAAATTTGGTATGCAAGTTAATGATGAGATTACTTTGTCTATTAACCCTGGTTTATTCAAACACCAAACTAATGGAACTGAACCTAAAGAAGGTGACTTGATTTACTTCCAAATGGATAATAGCTTATTTGAAATTACGTGGGTTGAACCATATAATCCATTTTATCAAGTAGGCCAAAATGGAATCCGGAAAATAACCGCACAGAAATTCATTTATTCTGGTGAAGAAATTAAGCCTGAATTACAAGTTAATGACGGTATCCATATTCCGGAGTTCTTTGGATTAGAGCTTGACCCAGTTAACAATCTAGATGGTTTATCAGATATTGATATTACGCCTTATGCTGAGACAGATGAAATAAATTCAGAATCAGATGAGTTTATTAAGGCCTTTGATGTTGTTAACGCAGGCGCATCCCTGGACGATCCTAGAGGCGTTGCTAAAGACGAGAATCCGTTCGACGACTTTTAATAAATAGATAAAAAGGAGTTATGATGTTTGGACATTTTTATAACTCATCTATGCGCCAATATATTTTGCTAATGGGAGATTTATTCTCCCGTGTGCAAGTCAAGAAAGAGCGTTCAGATGGGGTCAGATTAATCAAGGTGCCTATCACCTATGCTTCAAAAGAACATTTCATGATGAAGCTAAACAAATTAAACTCAATTAACTCAACTGAGAATGTAGCTAAAGTAGAAACCATTCTTCCTAGAATGTATTTGAACTTAGTTGATATGATGTATAACCCGACATACAAAACTAACATTTTAAATCGTACGGCAAATAAAGGTTCAGGGGTAGGAACAATTTCTCAATATAATCCTACCCCAATTAAGATGATTTTTGAAATGGGTATTTTTACTCGAAATCAAGATGATATGTTTCAAATTATTGAACAAATTATTCCATATTTCCAACCGCATTTCAATACAACAATCACTGAGTTGTATCCAAATGATATTACCTTTGACCGGGATATTAGAATTGTGTTGCAATCAATTTTAATTGATGAGCAATTAGAAGGCGAAAATACTAGTCGCAGAACATTGCAATGGACTTTGAACTTTGAAGTAAATGGCTGGTTATATCCACCTGTTGCAGATGTTAAAGGTGAGATTCGTTCGATTTATTTGAATTTTGACGGTAGTGCAGTTGATGTAACTGATAGCTATTCTGATGTCGAGAAAGTTAATACTCATGTTGTTCCTATTGATGTGCCTGAAGAAGATTGGGATGGGTCCTACGTACAGGAATATAAATGATGCAAGAATTAAATATGAGTGCACTTCTTGATATAGGTGATTTGCCTGGTATTAATGGTGAAGAGGTGGTAACATACGAGCCATTAGAACTTGTTGAAGTTTCCTCTAATCCTAATAACCGTAAGCCTGATTTAGAAGATGACTATACAGTTGTTCGTAAGAACATGCACTTTCAATCTCAGATGTTAATGGATGCAGCTAAAATCTTTTTAGAAACTGCTAAGAACTCTGATTCTCCTCGTCATATGGAAGTGTTTAGTAATTTAATTGGTCAAATGACTAATACCAACAAAGAATTATTACGCTTACATAAAGAGATGAAAGAAATCACTGATGAAAAGGTTGCTCCAAGTGCGCCTCCATCAGGTCAAATGAATATTCAGAATGCAACAGTATTTGTCGGTTCACCTTCTGATATGATGGATGAATTCGGTGATGCGTATGAAGCTCAAGAAAAACAGGAAAAGTTAATTAATGGATAATGAAGAAATTCTACATCCCTTGAATGACAATATGAAAAAGATGATTAAACATGTCTCTGAGCTTGAAACTGAGCTTAGAGACGGCATCAAATTTATTAGGTCACAATGGGATTCAAAATGGTATCCAGAGAAATTCTCTGATTACTTAAAGCTAAATGGGATCGTAAAAATTAATATCCAGTCCCATGACCAGACTAATTTCAGGACATTTAAAGATAAAGATAATAAACGGTCTCGTTATTTAGGATTACCAAACTTAAAGCGTTCAAACATTAAAACTGCTTGGACTCAAGAAATGGTATCCGAATGGAAGAAATGTCGAGATGACATCATTTATTTCGCAGAGAATTATTGTGCTATTACCCATATTGACTATGGTGTAATTCGTGTTCAATTACGTGACTATCAAAAAGACATGCTTCGTATGATGTCAGATGGTCGTATGAGTGTTCATAAATTATCTCGTCAGTTAGGTAAAACAACTGCTGTTGCTATTTACTTAGCACATTTCGTTTGTTTTAACAAGGCTAAAGCTGTAGGTATTTTAGCTCATAAAGGCTCAATGTCTGCAGAGGTATTAGACCGTACTAAACAAGCTATTGAATTACTCCCAGACTTTCTTCAACCTGGAATTGTTGAATGGAACAAAGGTAATATTCAATTAGACAATGGCTCTAGTATTGGCGCATATGCTAGTTCACCTGACGCAGTTCGTGGTAATGCGTTCTCTATGATTTATATTGACGAATGTGTCGCAAAAGATACTAAAGTCACATTGAGATGTAAAGCGACGGGCAAAGTTAAAGAAATGACTATGCTTGAAGTTAAAGCACTTGCTTGGGCACAAAAAGAGGCTAAAGCTGCTAATGAGAAAAAATAAAAACGGTAGGCCTATCCAAAGGCTCATCATAATTTCTAGATACATCTGCCTCGAATGTGGAGAATTTAATGCAAAATGTCGAGGTCATAGATGTAAGCCTTGTGGAAGTTTAGCTCAAGGTAAAGCAATGACATTGCTTTATAAGAATAATTATGACGAAATGGTATCAAAATGTAATAAACCGTATTCAGAAGAAACAAGATTAAAACATTCAAACACAGTAAAACAAAAAATTCTTGATGGCAAATTTACACCCAAATCTAATAATCGTCGAACATGGAAAAGATTATATAAAGATGGATTCGCATTTAGAAGTTCTTGGGAACTAAAATTTTACAACTATTGTTTGGTTAATGATATAGATGTTGAGTATGAATCTTTACGGATTCCGTATGAGTTCGAAGGTTCAACCCACATTTATATCACTGATTTTATCAGCCATACCGAGAAAATGGTTTACGAAATAAAACCTAATTCCATGATGGATTCTAAAGCTTTAGCTAAAAAGAAATACGCCTCTGAATGGTGTAAAGAAAATGGGTACGAGTATGTGTTCATTACAGAGGACTTTTTATGCAATTTATAGAACTAGAAGGATACGAAGTCCTTACCGAAAATGGCTTCAAGGACTTTAACGGGATTAAGTGTACATTTGGATTAATTTGGAAAACATGTTTTGATGATGGGAGTCACTTAGATTCTTCAGACGGCCACCTAATAAAAATGGCATCAGGTGAGTTTGTTAAAGCTAAAGATATTAAGATAGGTGACGTCACCTCAACAGGTTTAACTGTTATTTCTTCAGATGAATTCATTGAACAAGATGAATTGTTTGATTTGACTAACGTGCAAGATGGGTATCATTATACTACAAATAACGTAGAATCTCATAACTGTGCGTTTATTCCTAACTTTGCTGATGCTTGGTTAGCTATTCAACCTGTTATTTCATCAGGTCGTCGTTCTAAAATTATTATCACTACAACTCCAAACGGATTAAATCACTTTTATGATATTTGGACTGCTGCAGTTGAAAATAAATCTGGTTTTAAACATTATGAAGCTGGATGGAACTCTGTTAAAGAACGTCTTTATACAGATGACGATATATTTGATGATGGTTTCGAATGGTCTGCTAAAACAATTTATGGTTCAAGTGTAGAACAGTTCCGTCAAGAGCACTTAGGTGAGTTCCACGGGACGTCAGGCACACTTATTTCTGGCATGAAGCTAGCAATAATGGATTTCATGGATATTGCGCCTGACGACAACAGGTTTTACATGTTCAAGGCTCCTGAAGAAGGTCGTAAGTATATTGCGACATTAGACTCTGCTGAAGGCCGAGGCCAAGATTACCATGCATTGAATATCATCGATGTAACAGATGAACAATGGGAACAAGTTGGAGTTTTACATAGCAACACAATTTCTCATTTAGTGTTACCAGATATTGTATACCATTATCTAAATAAATATTACGAGCCTCCAATTTATATTGAATTGAATAGCACTGGGTTATCAGTAGCTAAATCACTATTTTTTGATTTAGATTATGAGAACGTTATCTTTGACTCATATCAAGACCCAGGCATGAAGCAAACAAAACGCTCTAAAGCTGTAGGCTGTTCAACATTAAAAGACTTAATCGAAAAAGATAAATTAATTATTCATCATAGATCCACTGTAGCTGAATTCAGAACATTTTCTGAAAAAGGTGTTAGTTGGGCAGCAGAAGATGGATATAACGATGACTTAATTATGTCATTGGTTATTTTTGCTTGGTTAAGCACACAAGAAAAATTTTCAGAATTCCGTGACGTAGAAACACGTTTGGCTAATGAAATATTCCGTAAAGAGATTGAAGACATGAGTGATGAATACGCGCCTGTTGTAATTATGACTACGAGTACGGAAGAAATTAATACTTTAGGCATGTCGTTCGTCTAGAATGCTTTATAAATAATTAAGTTAAACAATTAAGAGGTCTAAAATGTTATCTCCAGGATATGAAGCACGTGAGTCCACGGTTCAAAGTACTGTGGTTAATAACTCTACTGGACGCGCTGCATTAGCAGGTAAATTCAGATGGGGTCCGGCTTATCAAGTAATTCAAATTACTGATGAAGTCGAATTAGTAGATATTTTCGGTTCGCCTAATGATGAAACAGCTGACTATTTCATGTCAGGTATGAACTTCCTACAATATGGTAATGATTTACGAGTTGTTCGTGCTATTAACGAAAAATTCGCTAAAAACGCTTCACCTATTGTAGACAATATCAAATCAACAATTTCAGCTGCAGGTTCTAACTACAAAGTTAATGACAAAATTCGTGTTAAATATCTGCAAAACGTAGTTGAAGAAAATGGTGTAGTGACATCAGTTGACACGGATGGTAAAATCCTTAGTGTCTTTATTCCGACTACTAAAATTATCGCTTATGCCAAAGCAATTGGCCAATATCCAGCATTAGGTAGTTCTTGGACTGCTGAAGTGACTTCTGCTAGTTCAGGTGTCAGTGCTACGATTACTTTAGGCGCAATCGAAACAGATTCTAAAATTCTTTTGACTAATGCTGAAACCGCATTAATGCAAATGACTGATTCTGATTTCGTTACTTCAGTGGCAGCGTACAATATGCCGGCAGTTGCAGCTCTTTATCCTGGTGAACTTGGTTCGCAATTGGAAGTAGAAATTGTTTCTAAAGCTGCATATGATGCAAACAGAGCACTTACTGTGTATCCATATGGTGGTACAGTTTCTTCTAGTGCTCGCAGTGTAATGAGCTATGGCCCTGCTACAGATGACCAATACGTGTTCATTGTTCGTCGTAGTGGTGTAGTTGTAGAAAACGTTGTATTGTCTACCAAACAAGGTGATAAAGACGTTTATCGTAACAACATTTACTTAGATGATTATTTCTCTAAGGGTGCAAGTCGTTACATTTTCGCTAGTGCTAATGGTTTCCCTAAAGGCTTCAGTGGTGTTATTAAATTGGGTGGTGGTTTATCTGCTAATACTCAAGTGACTGCTGGTGATTTAATGTCTGCATGGGATTTATTTGCTGATCGTGAATCATTAATCGTTAATAGTCTAATTGCAGGTTCTTGTGCAGGTGAAACGCCTGAATTCAGTTCTACAGTTCAAAAACACGTTGTGTCTATCGCAGATGAACGTCGTGATTGCTTAGTGTTGATTTCACCACCACGTGCAACTATGGTAAATATTCCATTGATTCGTGCAATTGATAATATTATTGATTGGCGTACAGGTCAAGGTGCATTTGATGCAGCTAATATGAACATTAGCACTACTTATGCGTTTATCGACGGCAACTATAAATATCAGTACGACAAGTACAATGATGTTAACCGTTGGGTTCCATTAGCGGCTGACATTGCAGGTTTATGTGCTCGTACAGATACTATTGCCCAACCTTGGATGTCTCCAGCAGGCTATAACCGTGGTCAGATTCTTAACTGTATTAAACTTGCTATTGAGCCTAAACAATCTCATCGCGACCGTTTATATCAAGAAGCTATTAACCCAATAGTTGGTTTTTCTGGTGGTGACGGCTTTGTATTATTCGGCGATAAGACTGCAACTAAGGTTCAATCACCTTTCGATCGAGTTAACGTTCGTCGTTTATTCAACAAACTTAAGATTGATATTGGTGGAACAAGTAAATACAAGTTATTCGAGAATAACGACGACTTTACTCGTAGCTCATTCCGTATGGATACTTCACAATATCTAGGTATGATTAAAGCTTTGGGTGGTGTATATGGTTTCCGTGTAGTTTGTGACACTACCAACAACACTCCTCAAATTATTGATAGTAATAGCTTTGTAGCTAGTTTCTACGTGAAACCTGCTCGCTCTATCAACTACATCATTCTGAACTTTGTTGCTACGGAAACTGGTGCAGATTTCGACGAAATCATTGGTCCTGTATAATCATTAAGATGGGGAGCTAGTCTCCCCAAAGAGGTTAATATGTTTTTAGATGACATTACACGTGCGTTTGAATCTGGTGATTTTGCACGGCCGAACTTATTTGAAGTTGAAATCCCACACATGGGTCGTAATTTTAGTTTCAAATGTAAAGCAGCTGCTATGCCAGCTGGCGTGGTAGAAAAAATCCCAGTCGGTTATATGAACCGTAAAGTCAATATTGCAGGCGACCGTATTTACGACGATTGGACTGTTACGATTTATAACGATGATAAACATGATGTACGTCAAGATTTATCAGATTGGCAATCTATTGCGCATGGTGGTGGTAACGAGATTACCGGTGGTACTCCAGCTCAATATAAAAAGCCTGCTATTGTACGACAATTTAGTCGTGATGGTAAAACAATCACTAAAGAAATTACTATCTCAGGTGTTTGGCCTACTAACGTCGGTGAAGTTGTATTAGATTGGGACTCAAATAACGAGGTCCAAACATTCGAAACGACATTTGCTATCGACTGGTGGGAATAATTTGAATGAGGTGGAAACACCTCATTTTTCTTTGTATAAATAAAAGAAAACGGGAGGATGAATGGTAAACAATATTTTAAATATGTTCATGCCATGGCATTTAAGAGACCAGAAAGAATATCAGAAAGATATTAATGATGGAATCGAATCTATTACATCGCCTAAATTAGACGATGGTGCCACGGAAATCGAATCTAATTTCCAAATGGGAGCATTATCTGGGTTTTTCCAGCAAATGTATGGCTCTCATGATACAAAACTTAAAAACACTGCAGAGTTAATCAACACTTATCGAAATCTTTTAAATAATTACGAAGTTGATAACGCTGTACAAGAAATTGTTTCAGATGCTATTGTTTATGAGCGTGGCCATGATACAGTTTCACTTGATTTAGACCAAACCGAATTCTCTGAATCTATTAAAGAAAAAATCTTAGATGAATTTAAAACCGTAGAATCTCTTTTAGACTTCCAACGCAAAGGTTCAGACCATTTCAAACGTTGGTATGTCGATTCTAGAATTTTCTTTCATAAGATTATTAATCCTAAAAAACTATCGGATGGTGTTTTAGAAGTTCGAAGATTAGACCCGAAGAGTATAGAGTTCGTCAGGGAAATCAAAACGGACATGGAGAAAGGGATTAAGGTCGTTAAAGGAATTAAAGAATATTTCATTTATGACACTGGACGTGAATCATATCAGATTGGAAGTCAGGTCTATACTCCAGGAACTCGGGTCCAAATTCCAAAATCCGCAATGGTTTATTCTCATTCTGGATTAGTAGATTGCGAAGGTAAGAATATTATCGGCTATCTACATAGAGCAGTTAAACCTGCAAACCAACTTAAGTTATTAGAAGATGCAATGGTCATTTATCGCATCACTCGTGCTCCGGACCGTCGTGTATTTTATATCGACACTGGTAATATGAACTCTCGTAAATCGAATGAACATATGCAGCACGTTATGAATACCTTTAAGAACCGTGTTGTGTACGATGCTACAACGGGTAAAATTAAAAACCAGCAACATAATATGTCTATGACTGAAGATTATTGGCTTCAGCGTAGAGACGGTAAAGCCGTCACATCAGTAGAAACTCTTCCTGGAGCAACAGGAATGAACGAGATGGATGACGTACGTTGGTTCCGATCAGCACTATACATGGCATTGCGAATCCCACTTTCGCGTATTCCTAGTGACTCTCAAGGCATCCAGTTTGATGCAGGTAATACTATTTCTCGTGATGAACTTCAATTTAGTAAGTTTATTAGAGAACTCCAAAACAAATTTGAAGAAATCTTCATGGATTTATTAAGGACTAACTTAGTACTTAAGAAAATTATCACTGAAGACGAATGGGTCCAAGAACGTAATAACATTCTTATTGTGTTCCATAAAGATTCGTACTTTACGGAAATTCGCGATGCTGAGATCCAAGAAAGACGTATTAATTTGTTTAACACTGCAGAAAGCGTGATCGGCAAATATATTTCTAGACGCACGGCAATGAAAGATTTCTTATTAATGTCGGATGAAGATATTGATGCAGAAATTAAACAAATTGAACTTGAAAATAAAATGTCAATTTACAAAGACCCCGAAGAGGAATTCTAAATGGAAAAGCTAGAGACACTAATCGAAGCAATTAAATCAAATGATTTAGTTAAAGCTTCACGTGCGTTTGATTCTATCATGGAAGAGCGCAAAACTGCTTTGCTTGAAGCAGAAGAAAAGAAAATTGCAGCGTCTATCATGATCGAAGGTGAAGAATCTGACGAAGACGAAGATGATGACGAAGAAGATGAAAAAGAAGAGGACGATGAATAATGTTTACCATTGAAGGAATTTCTCAAGAACGCATTGACGTTATCGAGAAATTAATTCCTGAGGCTAAACAGCGATTAGAAGCTTTATCTGTTTTGGATGAAGCTGAAAAACGTTCTGTCGTTATGTCTATTTCTAATACTGAATTAGATGTTGCAATTGCAATGGCTTCTTTATTAGAAAATATGCCTCTGAATGAATTTATCGTTAAACATGTAGATGCAAAATCAAACGTTACCCGTACTAAAGATTTAAAAACACGTCAGCGTAATGCATTCCAAACCACTGGATTATCTAAAGCTAAACGTCGTAGTATTGCTCGTAAAGCGAGTAAAACAAAACGTGCTAATCCATCTGGCCAAAAAATCGCTCAACGTAAACAAAAAATCGCAATGCGTAAACGTAAGGCGTTAGGAATCTAAGGAGCTCCAATGGAAGACATGTTATTAGTCGAAGATTGGGGCTTACCTGGTGCACCGGGTGAAAGTTTATTGACTATTGTAGAATCAACAAATTCTCGCAATCTTAAACCCGGTTTATATATTGAAGGTGTATTCTTACAAGCTAACGTGGTGAATGGCAATAAGCGTTTATATCCACGTGTTGTTTTAGAAAAAGCCGTATCAAAATATATCACAGAACAAGTATCTCGTCGTCAAGCATTAGGTGAATTAAATCACCCGGCTCGAGCTAACGTAGACCCTAATTTAGCTGCTATTCTTATTGAAGAAATGTGGTGGGAAGGCGATAACGTCATGGGTCGTGCACGAGTTATTGAAGGTGATAACGGTCCAGGTGATAAATTAGCAGCCAATATTAGAGCAGGTTGGGTCCCAGGTGTAAGTAGCCGTGGACTAGGTAAAGTTGTTGATTCTGGTCGAGGCTATAGCATCGTTCAAGAAGGTTTCAGACTAACAGTTGGTGTTGATGCAGTTTGGGGTCCTAGTGCACCAGATGCTTATGTCAGCTCTATCGAAATCAACGAATCAGTAGTTAACGAGCAAAAGCAAGAAAATCCATTTGTTGCTTTAATGGAAAATATGCGCTCGAGAGCTGTATAAATAAATCTATAATCAGTAACGGGAATTGAAATGAAAGAACTATTATTGAAAGAAGCTGCTAATCTTGAAATTGAAGTCAAGGTAGATGAGCTTTTTGAATCAACTCAAGTATCAGCGGAGTTTAAAAACGATTTCGCTGAGGTCTATCAGGCATCTGTACGTGCTCAAGCTGTTAAATTAGCTGAAGCCCATATTGAAAAAATTGCTGATTTGGCCGAAACTAAATTAGCTGAAGGTGTTGAAGAAGCTCAACGTCTTTCAGAAGAAAACTTAACTAAGAAAGCTAATGCGTTCTTTGACCATCTTTCAGAAGAATGGCTTAAAGAAAACAAGCTTCCTGTAGAAAATTCTATCAAAGCTCGTTTATTCGAGTCTATGGTAGTAGGTATGAAGGAATTGTTCGTAGAGCACAATATCGTTGTACCTGAAGAGTCAGTCGATGTGGTATCTGAATTAGAAGATGAATTGACTGAGTCGCGTGCCGAAGTAGCGAATTTATTTGGAGCAACCACTGCTCTCAAGGAAGAGCTATCTGCATTAAAGCGCACGACCTTTATCAAAGAAGCGACGTTAGACCTTACTGATTCTCAAAAGGAAAAAGTACTGTCTCTTACTGAAGGCATTCCATTTGCTGAAGGTGATTCTGCTTACGGTAGTAAAGTAACGGCTATCATCGAAATGGTTAAAGGTTCTAAAACTGCAATAGTTGAAAATAAAGAAGACACTCAGTTAGATGAAGGTCTGAATTATCAAGAAACTGAACATAAAGAAGAGCCGAAAGGCAGCTCATTGATGAGTTCTTATGTGAAGTCTGCAGTACGTCTTTCTTAATTAAATGAGGCGATTCGTCGCCTCCTAGCGTTATAAATAAATTTATACTACGTCTTATCGACTCAATTACAAGGTACAAGAAATGAAAAAATCTGAATTACTAAACAAATGGCAACCTCTGTTAGAAAACGAAGAGCTGCCAGCTATTGTTGGATCTAAAAAGCAAGCACTTATTGCTCGAATCTTAGAAAACCAAGAAGTTGCGATTCAAAATGAGCCTGCTTTCCGTGATGAAAAAATTGCCGAAGCATTTGGTAGTTTCTTAAACGAAGCTGAAATTGGTGGTGACCATGGTTATGATGCGACTAATATCGCTGCTGGTCAAACCTCAGGTGCTGTTACTCAAATTGGTCCCGCTGTTATGGGTATGGTACGTCGTGCGATTCCTAACTTAATCGCTTTCGATATCTGTGGTGTTCAGCCAATGTCTACGCCTACCGGTCAAATCTTCGCATTGCGCGCAGTATACGGTAAAGACCCGGTTGCAGCTGGTGCTAAAGAAGCATTCCACCCAATGTTTGCTCCTGATGCAATGCACTCTGGTAAAGGTTCACACAGTGTATTCCCGGCTGCAGCTGCTAGTTTAGTTGTTGGCACTGGTGAAATCATCAAGCATGAATTCGTTAAAACTGGTACCGCTTATTTACAAGCTGGTACAGGTTTTACCATTGACGCTGCTGCTACTGACGCTGCTAAACTTGATGCTGCTATTATTGCTTTAATGGAAGCCGGTACTGTTGTTGAAATCGCTGAAGGTATGGCTACTTCTATTGCCGAACTTCAAGAAAACTTTAACGGTTCACGTGATAACCCATGGAACGAAATGGGCTTCCGTATTGACAAACAAACAATTGAAGCTAAGTCTCGTCAATTGAAAGCTCAATACTCGATTGAATTGGCTCAAGACTTACGTGCTGTACACGGTATGGACGCTGACGCTGAATTAAGTGGTATTCTTGCTACTGAAATCATGTTAGAAATTAACCGTGAAGTTGTTGATTGGATCAACTACTCAGCTCAAATTGGTAAGACTGGTATGACTCAAACTGTTGGCTCTAAAGCTGGTGTGTTTGACTTCCAAGACCCAATTGATATTCGCGGTGCTCGTTGGGCCGGTGAGAGCTTCAAAGCTCTGTTATTCCAAATTGACAAAGAAGCTGCAGAAATTGCACGTCAAACTGGTCGTGGTGCAGGTAACTTCATCATTGCTTCTCGTAACGTTGTTAACGCACTAGCTGCAGTTGATACCGGTGTTACCCCAGCTGCTCAAGGCTTAGGTAAAGAGTTCAATGTTGATACCACTAAGTCCGTATTCGCTGGTGTTTTAGGTGGTCGTTATAAGGTGTATATTGACCAATATGCACGTCAAGATTACTTCACCATCGGTTACAAAGGTGACAACGAAATGGATGCTGGTATTTACTACGCTCCGTACGTTGCATTAACACCTTTACGTGGTTCTGATCCAAAGAATTTCCAACCAGTATTGGGCTTCAAGACACGTTATGGTATTGGTATTAACCCATTTGCGTTAAGTACTGAACAGCAACCAGGTTCACGTATTCGCTCTGGTATGCCAGATATTACTAACTCATTAGGTAAGAACGCTTACTTCCGTAAGATCTGGGTTAAAGGTCTATAATAAAAATGGGAACTCGTTTGAGTTCCCATTTTTGCATCTATACCGTTTCAAATACTATATTACCACAGTCCCAAATTCGACGAATATTGTTATTATAACAATTCTCTATTGCTGTTAAATTAGGGTCATACTTTTTAAGTCTAGCTCTTAATTTAAATTTCATAAAAACACTTCTATGGAATAACCTACCATTTTCTATATAATAATCTGACGGTGGACTTATTCCAATCTGAGTCATTCCTATAGATGAATAGACATTTCCTGTAGACCAGCGTCGGTTTGCATACGAAAAGAATTTTTCATCTTTTAATAGTTTAGAAGCTCCTCCTACAATTACAGTGTTTAATTCGGAACACATTCTAATTAATTCCTGGCCATCTCTGTAACGTCCTGAGGCAAAAGTAACTATCTGTACTAAGTTTCCATTATAGTACAATCCTTTTGCTCTAGAATGTGTTGTATGTCCTTGTAGATGTGTCCTATTGATAAAGTCTTTAGCTTCTTTATATGGGACATCTTTTATTATACATTTTCTTGCATAGATTCTTTCAGATTTACCTAGTTTAGTTCTGATAACAGATTTCCAGATTTCTTGTTTAACTGGATCTACCCATTCATTTTCGAAAATATGGAGTAATTGGATTCCTTTTTGTTCACACAGTTCGGTTTTGTCTAAATGTTTTGATTTGATTGAATCCGTTTCTTTAGACCCACTAGAATGCCAATAAATTCCATTGAATTCTAGTGCAAGATTTTTCTCTTCAATATATACGTCTAATTCTAAAGGAGCAATTACTTTACGGGTTTTAGATGGAGTGAATCCGAGTAACTCAATAAACTCAATTAATTGAGTTTCACCAATAGAAGTATATTTTTCTCGCAATCCGTATTCATAAGAAAGACGATATATTAAGTCTTTACATGCACCAGAAGATTCTGCAGTTTGGTCGATAGAAATAAATTGAGAAATAAATTGTTCTTTATCATATAACCAATCAGGCAAATGGTTCCTTGAACTATTATTTTCAATTTGTTTATCTCTGATTTTTTCTATTACTTCAGGGATGCTGAATGAATTTTCAACTCCATATTTCTCTAGACATGTTTGTTTAGCTTTTTCTGCGTTACTCTTCATTTGCTCTCTAGATTTTTCTAGAGCTTCCTCTGTCATCCCAGATTCACCATACTTGGCTTTTCTTGCAGCCCATTGTGCTTTGTTATCATGGCCTTTATTAGACCCACTTATTTTTTCATTCTTTTTAGCAATATCAGTATTTGATACTCGTAGCTTTGTTACTTTAGGGTCATTTGATGCACATTTTGTACTACAGTAAACAGCACCGCCTTTAATTTTTTCTACAGCTAATTCTTTACCGCAATAACACTTTGTTAACTCAGTTAACCCCAATAGTACAAGGCTTATCTTTGTTTTATCATTGTATGGCATATCAATTGAGTTGATTATGTCTGGGTTTTTCTTATGGAGGATTTTCCAGTTACGGTTTAGCCCACCATTTTTGTCTCTGAATATTTCGTACATATGTACCTCCTAGAAGAATATTATCATAAAATTATTTAGAAGTACATTATAAATAATAATTATTAGCCCGAGGTATTTTATGAAGACACGTAAAAGAACATTTGATAAGTTATTAGAAGAGTCAACTACTAGTAACTCTAACGTTGCATCACGCCCTTATTTGGTGTCGTTGACACGAGCAACAACAAAATTAGTTTACTCTGAATTGGTCGCGACGCAACGTTCATTATTGCCAACCGCAACAATGTTTGGAGTGAAATACTTAACACCTGACAATGAATTATCGTTTGGAACTGGTGCTGTTTATAGCGGTGCTGTTACTAAGTCTGACCGTGACACAATTACTGAATTGACTCTTGCTAATAAAGACAGCTTTATTAAAGGCCAATATTTCAAGATTAACAATGTCGTGTATAAAGTATTGACTGATACCCCATTTAATGGAATTACAGAAACAGACTTAATTGACATTATTACAGAAGCTATTGCGGCTCCTACAATTCGCACAGTCTCTGAAGCTGCACCTACTTCTAAATATGAGGGTGATGTAGAAATTTCAGAAGCAAAGTTTAAAGTCGATAAATGGAATATTGACATTAAGACTCGTAAACTTAAAACAGAATTAACAGTTGAATTAGCTCAAGATATGCAAGCGACCGGATTTAAACCAGTAGATATGGTTGAAGACGTATTAGCGACTCAAATGGCTGATGAAATTAACAAAGACGTATTACAATCTTTGGTCACTGTTAGCTCTCGTTATAAAGTGGCAGGTCTAACAGATAAAGCTGTTTTAGATTTAACTGATGTCGATGTTGCGCCTGAACAAGCTCGTAAGTTATATCGTTTGATGTGCGAGATGAACTCAGATATTCAGAAGACCACATCATATTCTGGAACTTATGTAGTTGCCACTGCAAGAGTTGCAGCCGTCCTAGCGGCGTCTGGTTGGCTTAAAGCGAATACTGATATTAATTCAAATGCCTATGGTATTTTAGCTAACGGCTTGCCATTATTCTGTGATGTTAATAGCCCTACAGAATATATGATTGTCGGTGTTAAAGAAGATTTCGGTGATAATGAATTAGTTGGTTCACTATTTTACGCACCATATTCAGAAGGTCTGGATTTGGAAGAAGAAGAGCACGTTGGTGAATTCAAGGTTATTGTCGATCCATCAAGCTTACAACCTAAAGTAGCTTTACTATTACGATACGGTTTAAGTGTGAATCCATATACGGTTGGATTAGGTGAAGAAGACGCACGCAATATTGATGCGTCTGATTTAGATTCAATGGCCGGACGTTCTAAAATGTCTAGCTATATTGCAGTCAAATTGCCAAAATTAATCCAATAGAGTTTTAGCTAACTCAGCAAATTTTCGGTGTCTTTTCTTGACACCTTGTAGATTTATCTTTTTACGATAAACTACCTTTTCTTTAGGAGTGGCATTTTTGCGTTGTTCGACTTGTGTCCAAACTTGACACGCTTCGAATGCTGAAATGCCACCTATTTCTTTAGCTACATCTTTAAATGTCATTCCATTATCATGTAGAAAATGGATTTTGATTTTTGTCTCATTATTCAATTCAATCATTATAACCTCAAGGAGAATTTATGGCCGATGTTATTTTCGGACATGACGGTCGTGGAACATATAACGGTATTGCATTGTATGACTCAGTTGAATTATTAACTATTCCATTCACAAGCATATTAAAAACTGATAGTCCTATAGCCCCTCAGAACTTAGCAGGCACAAACTAGTACGGACAGTTATTGGTTCTATCTCAGACTAAGGAACAAGCCCTAGACCACCTAGGAATTACACGGCTTCGTGGTCTAGAAATAATGTAGAAATTTCATCAGATGAATTTTATTCTATGAGAGTTAATGAATCTGATTATGGCGAATACGATTTAAAAGTTTCTGTAATGGCTCATGGTGGATTTATCCCAAGTGAAGTTAATGTTACAGTTTTTATTGAACCACAAGGAGATAGTAATATGGCATGCGAGAGATATGTCCACGACCTTAAACCTGCACGTAATAAAGGATTTGCATGGATCGGTTGGTGGGTTGTGGACGAAATTGCGTTAGCAAATAAAGATGGGTTTGATTGGACATTAGACCCTGAAAATGAACGATTCAAATACAAATGTGACATCAAAAGTATTGTGGCGTGGTTAACACAATTTGATGATGTTGAATTACAGGAATCACGTAATGGATATATTGTAGATAGAGATTTTCTATTAAATATTATGCCAGACCAATACTAAAAATGGGGAGCATTAGCTCCCCATTTTTTTTTTACATAGTCAACCAGTATTCTCGCAATGAAGTTGTCGCTACTGTATACAGACCTTTGATCAATAAGCTAACATCGTCAGCATCAGTGAACACTACACCTTCACGAGTAGATTCTTCTTTAATGTCTTCAACATAAAGTTTTAATACTTTACTAAAATCAGCTTTGGTGATTTCACCGATCTTAGAGATAACGTTCAGGATTCGTGGTGTAGCGCAATAAGTACTTAAAGTTTCAAGCAACTTAGCGTCTTTTTCAGACATTTCTTTACGAACAATTACCTTAGGTAAAGAAGTCTTTTCACTGAAGAATTTATTCTTAGACTTAATTGCAATTCGACCATAACCACGGATAAAGAAACGTGGCTCTACAGGTTTAAGCACAAAACCTTCAGAAATGAAATCAACAACATCTACTTCTGGTTGTTTACCCCATTCAACGTTATTTGCTTCGCTGATACACATATTTTCGCATACAGAATTGTATTTAGGAATAAGTGTATTAAAATTGTTAGGCCAGTTAACTAATTCTTCAAATGTACCGTAACCTAATAATGGTGCAGTCTTTAAACCAAATTTATTACAGAAATTGACCATTTCATGATCAGTCATATAGAATTTAATGCCTGAATGTGGGTCAGTTACTAAAATGTCAAATACATAGAAATCTTTGTCACCATATTCCATATTTTTCTGGATACTGCCACCTGCAAATTCGCCAAAGATCTGCAAATGTTGCGCAGTACTTAAAATCTTATTGAATCGTTCTTTGTACATTATGTCAATAATCATATGGTCAAAGAAGCGTTCACCTTCTTCAATGATACCAGTGCGTTTAGCATACGTGTAACTAATACCGTCAAAAATAACACTGAAATTTGTACCATGAATTTTTTCACGGGCTACATATAAAATATCTTTTTCAGCATGACCTTCTTCAAAGATTTGATTAATTACTTTGCATTGATAATGATTTTCTAAAGAACTATATTTTGTAAAATTTAACATATCAGTTTCCTCAATAGGTTTCACGGTTTTGTTGTTTAGATGACAAATTATTTCATTTAATTTAAAATAGCAAAAAAGGGACCGAAGCCCCTTTTTTTTTTATTTTACTTCTTTACCTTCAACGCCACGAGCAATACGTTTTGCCGTGCGAGAATGAAGTGCAGCTAATGCAGCAGAAATAGCATCTAAAGCAATTTCGTTTTCTTCACAAGAAAACTTACCGTTTAATTCTTCTAAACGGTCTTTAGAAATAGCTAATAGCGATTCAATTGTAACACCGTTTACACCATTGACCGGAATAGGGCCGTTCTGGAAATAAACTTCGCACAGAACTTCATTATCGCCATGTACTTCGTATTCGCCTAAAGCAATACGTTCAACAACAAGACCAGATGGTTCTGCATATACTGATGGATTGTGTGACATAATTTCTCTCTTAGGTTAATGTATGGAATCGTGAATTCCGAGTTTCGCGAATTACAACAGAGCCATTACGCTTGATGTAATAAATTAAGCTTAAGACTGTATTTATATCATACTTATTTTTACAAGCATATGGTTTAGTCTTCCAATCTTTATTAGATTCAATCCAATCTAAAATCCACCAATTTAATGTGTAATAACCTGGGTAAGGTCCAATCAAAGAAAATGTAGGACTGAAATCTTTAGGCAATTCAAATGCTTCTAACACTTCTACAGGAGCTTCGCCTGTTGTATGTGGTAGTGCAACAATTGGTGCTTCGCCTGTTGTATGTGGCAAGATTGCAATCGTAGGGTCTGCTAAATTAGAAACAACTTTAAGTTCAAAGTCTTTAGATTCCAGATTTACTTCTAAATCACCTTTAACTTCTACTTCAGGCAACTTAATTGGCTCTAATGGAGCCACGATCACAGGTTCAGTGGTTTCTGTAACATTAGTGAGCATATCAATAGCTAAATCACTAGCTTCGCCCATAAATACTGTATTACCAGTTAATTCATCGTCAGCTTGAATTAAATCAGAAATAGTCATAGCATCAAGAGTATCATTATCTTCCGGCATAGGAATTTCAGCTAATTTATCTAATTCAATTTTAAGGTCTGCGACCATGTTATCAAATGATTTATTTTTGCGGAGCTTAATATTAAATGTTTCAAGAGCATAGTCATGTAACATTGAACGTGATTCAGATGCATCGAGTTCACGTAACTCGTTAATAAAATTAGTATCCATTATTGATCCTTTACTGTTATAAATATCTATATAATTATTATTTATAGAGGTTTCTATGGTAGATATCGAGGTAGTCTTCCAGAACCATAGCCATGTATATGTTAAATGTGAGCAGTCGACTTTCTATGAAATAAAGGACCATTTCTCATTTTTTGCTGACGGTTATCAATTTAACCCAAAATACAGATACGGTGGTTGGTCTGGTAAAATTTATTTATTAGAAAACAGTGCCTTATTACCATTTGGTTTAGTAAGTCATTTGAAGAAGTTCGCAGATTCAATGGGCTATAATATTTGGATTGATCCTCGTATTACAGAAATAGACCCTTTAACTCGTGAAGATTTTGATAAATGGGTAAATTCATTAGAGATTTATTCAGGTCAAAATAGAATTAAACCACACTGGTATCAAGCTGATGCGGTGTATGAAGGTTTAGTGAATAAACGCAGAATTTTAAATTTACCTACTTCTGCAGGTAAATCATTAATCCAATGCCTTCTGTCTCGCTATTATGTTGAGAACTTTGAAGGTAAAGTGTTGATTATTGTCCCTACAACGGCGCTAGTTGACCAAATGATCGATGACTTTGTAGATTATAGGCTGTTCCCGCGTTCCGCTATGCTAGGCATTCGTAGTGGCACAGCTCGTGATTCAGATGCGTTGATTTATGTTAGCACATGGCAAACAGCTATTAAACAATCCAAAGAATGGCTATCACAATTTGGAATGTTAATGAATGATGAATGTCATTTGTCTACAGGTAAGAGTATTCAAAAGATTGTTAGTGACACAGAAAATTGTCAATATAAATTTGGTCTGTCTGGTTCATTAAAAGATGGTAAAGCTAATCTAATGCAATATGTAGGTTTATTTGGAGCAATCTTTAAACCTGTTAGCACATCTCAATTAATGGAAGACGGTCAAGTCACAGATTTAAAAATCAACACAATCTTTTTAAGATACCCGGATGAAATTGCTGCTAAAGTTAAATCTCATTCGTATCAAGAAGAAATTAAATATATTACATCGAGCGCAAGACGAAATAAATGGGTATGTAGTTTAGCTGCTAAATTAGCTGCTAAAAATGAAAACACATTTGTGATGTTTAAGAATATTGCACATGGTAAAGCATTATTCAATGAACTTAAAAAGTCCACAGATAAAGTTTATTATGTGTCTGGTGAAGTTAGTACAGAAGAGCGTAATTTACTTAAGAAACTTACTGAACAAGATAATGGTGTTGTTGTTATTGCATCTTATGGTGTATTCAGTACAGGTATCAGTGTTAAGAAATTGCATAATGTTATTTTAGCACATCCAGTTAAATCTAAGATTATCGTTCTACAGACTATTGGTCGTGTATTACGTAAACACGAATCTAAAGATATTGCGACAGTATGGGATATTGTGGATGATTTAGGTGTTAAACCTAAGAGTGCAAATGCTAAAAAGAAATATACTCATATGAATTATGCGTTAAAGCATGCATTAGAGCGTATTCAGCGTTATGCAGAAGAGAAATTTAACTATGTTGTTAAGTCTGTTCAGATATAAAAATGGGAACTCAAATGAGTTCCCATTTTTGTTAATTAAGAAGTTGTACTTCAGATAAATCAGATTCAGACTCATTGATAGTCTCAGTGTCAAATAAAAAACTTTGACATGACCCACGATGCACTGGACCTCGTGCAGTAAAAATAGGACTATCAACTATAACTTGTTTACATACAACACATGTTGTCGGCGCATTCTGCGCGATATTAGAATATACTGCTGTTTGCATTACTTACCTGCCTCAAATTGTCTCATTTCTATCATATGTTTAATGGCAAAGCCACGTTGTTTAATTGCATCCATACCTGTAGAACAAAACTCAAGCATAATAGCCATATATTGGAGTTTTGTATCAAGCTTAAGGATTGTTTCGTCTGCGGATACGACAGTCTTCATTTCAGAGCGCTCGTATCTATCAAAGCAGACTTGACCTTCAGAGCGACCAGTGTAAAAATCTAATCGTTCTTTAGCAGAAGTTTTACGGTCATTGTCAATACGAATCACTTCTTTCTTAAGTGACGAATACTTGACCAACCATTTACCGTAAAGAACAGGATTCTGGCTAGACTCATATTCTAACTTAGTTGGATCGATTTGTAAATCTTTTTGTAACTCATCTTGTAATTCTTGTAATGTCATACCCACTTCGTGGTGTTCCACGCCTTCTTTAAATTATAATAGCATTAATAATATCAATATAAATAAGAGCCCCTATTCTTCTGTCACCTGATTATTGGGTAGAAGCCTCAAAGCCATTATACCGACCTTTTCTAATGCAGCATCAAAGCGCAGCTCGTTTTCGCAAATTTAATTTCAATTGTTCAACAATATCTGGATTATCAATGATGCTAAATCTAATTTCTACTTGAATAGAGTTATTATCATAATCTGGGACGGCACGGACCAGCAATCTACTCACTCTAGGTTCATATGAACGGATTGAAGAAACAATATTTCGCTCTAACGTATCTGCTGTTAGTGGGTTCATGTTCTCAAATAATTGGTCTGACATATTGCAACCAAAATCCGGATAAAAAGGTCTTGACCCTTTACGGGTAGTAATAATAGCTAGCATAGAGTTTTTAACAGCTCTAACTCCTTTTGATGCTGCAATATCCTTATCCCAAGACATACTCATCTTGGGATCTAAGTCTACATATAGATTGTCTAGAATCATACTCACCTACATTAATTTAAAAAATTCTTTGAATCCACTAATAACATGTACGAGTGGTTGACAACACTTAACAGGAGTCCCTAGGACGACCTTAGGCTTTAAAAGTAGTTCACTTATGTTGTCAATATCTTGTTCAGAAATAAGTGAGCAGAAGTGGTCCTGTTCTTCTTCTGAGAGTTCAGACATTTTAAGTGATTGTCCATTAGTGTCTAAGTAGTCAATACAATTTAAAACCATATCGATTTTATTTTTAGATTCTAGTAATGTCGGGTATCTAAGCACTAACTTAAAATTGCCTAATGGATAAACCAATTCAGATTCATCTTCGTGCTGCACATTATTGAAATTTGGCTTAACATAATGCTCTTGCCCGCAAGCACAGGTCATTTTAACCATTGGTTCTGGAGCTAAGCTTAAATTCCAAAGTTTTATTAAATACACTTCTGCTTTATGTTTAGGCATGTTAGGCACTAATGCAGAAATAGCTTTTTCAAATTCCATATCACCAGCCGCTTTGGCTTTCAATAAGTCCTTATATGTTCTAAGAGAGAAAGGTTTCATAAACTCACCATTTTATAAATAATACTAGTATTTATAAGAAAGAGGTTATTATGGCAAATATTGTTCGTTGTCAGATGCCAGGCAAGATAATTAGACTTAAACCATTTAATGTAAGTGATTACCGTGACCTGCTATTGATTAGAAATGATCTAGATACAAAAGACCCAGCTACTCAAAAAACTTTGATTGATGAAATGTTAGAAGATTACTTTGGAAATCACCCTGAATCATGGCGTGCATTTATGTTCTTAAAGACATATTCGACATCAATAGGTAAAACAAAAATTCCAGTATCGTTTAAATGCCCCGAATGTGGTTCTAAGAAATTAGCTAGACTTGACTTAGAACAGCCATTGCTTGAATCATTTGAAATCGAATCCAATGGAGTTAAAATCGGGATTAAATTCCCAGATAAAGTTGAAGATATTGTTGATATGATCTTAAACAATATCGAGTATATTGAGTATAACGGTATTAAGTCTGAATGGTCTAAATTATCCGACAATGATAAATCATCTGTAGTCGATTTAATTGAATGCGACAAACTCGAAGAGATTTCTAAAAGACTTAAACCAATCAATATCACAACAGAATTAAAATGTTGTTCGTTTAGAAGCACTATCCATTATGATAATATGCTTGAGCTGTTCAAATTATTATTGAACCCTGAAGAAATTTTTGCATTCTATCAAATTAATCATATGCTAGTTAATAAGAACTATAATTTAGCTGATGTGATGAATATGATGCCTGTAGAAAGAAGCATTTATCTATCTTTAATTGAAAAGGACCTTAAAAAGAAATGAATCAACGTCCTGGATTTCCTAATATTAGCATCAAATTATTTCAAAATTATGATGCATGGCTAGAAAATAGATACCTTGAATTAGGTGCAACTTTTACGACCCTTACTTTACGCGATGGGATTCATGGCACTAATGAAGGTATTTTACAATTTTATGATGCAAAGAACTTGCACACTAGATTAACTGGAAATGAATTTATCCATATTAGTCTGCGTAGCCAAAACGATAAAAGTGGTGTGCGTAGTAGATTATTCGGTATTGCACATTCATCTGTGTCTGTTGATAAAAAGAGTGATAACATTATTGCTTTTAACTTGACACCAATTCACCATTCAAGTAATTTGGGATTCAATCGTTCATTTTTTCATGACGCAGGAGATTCTATTAAAGAAATGATTGACTTTCTTTATAATGATTCGCCTCATTTGAAACCAAAGGTGAACACAGTAAAAACATTTGTTCCTGTTTTTCCATGGACAAAAACTTTATCAGAATATTTACAGTATTCAAGAGAAATAGGATTATCTGTACAAAATGATGATTTCGTATTTATCTGGGAAGACTGGGAAGGTATTCATATTGAGGATTATTCAAGTATCATTGATAAAGAACCTGAAACAGTCGCTATTGGTGACCCAAGTACAATTGGTCAAATGGTGCAAGAAATTGGTGTTAAATTTGGATTCGACTTTGAATGGTTAACTAAATCTAATAGATTTGTTCGAGATCCTCTAAAAAACGTGACTGCTTATACACAGTCGATGTATGACAACCAGGTAACTAGAATCATTGCAGGTGAAGGTAATAACGTCATGTCATTAAGCCGCTCAGGAGCGTATTCTGAGATGACGTATCGCAATGGTTTTGAAGAGGCTAGGCATTTAGGAACAACTGCCCAATTTGATTCTTATGCTAAGTTCAAAACATTTGGTGACTTTGACATTATGCCAGGTCAAAGACTTATTTTTACTGACCCTAAACAACAATATAACTACACATTTGTAGTAGATGAAGTGATTCATGAAATTGCAAACAATACATCAATAACCACTGTTTATATGTTTGCTAATAGTACAATCCTCAATGATATTAATCCAATTAAGGTTAAAAATGAACTTAAAGTCAATTCTGCCAATTAAGGTATTAAAAGTTAATAGGAAAACTGTTAAAATTCCTAAATTAAGTCTTCGTCATTTTAAGCTAATTAGAGAAGTGCGAGACATAGACAAAAATTTACATTTACTTATTGAGTCGATTCATAAAGGATTAACTCCGGCTGAAACTGTATTTGTCTGTGTTCATTTATTAGAGTTTAATAATAGACTTAAATCCGAAGTCACTTTAAACAGCCATACATTTAAAGTCGATGATGTCGCAATAACCCAAAAACTCGAATTTCAATCAAACGGTAAAACATACAAGTTCAGGTCACCTAAGTTATTTGAAAATTTAGGTGACGTAGAAGATATTTTGTCTAAATGTTCAGAACAAGAAGTAGATTTCTTGGAAATGCCTGCGTATGTTATCGTTTGGGCTGATAAAATTCTGAATATGATTTCTGTTAAATCTGATAAAGGATTAGAAATCAAAGGATTGAATAATATTATCGAGTTATTTGCTAAGGAACAATAATGGCTAAAGGTAAATCCTCTTCAATGAATACTATGCGTCGTCGAGTCATTGAAGAGAAAAAGCCAGCAATGGAACAAGCTTCTGCCGCTTTAGAGCAAAAAGAAGCTATTTCTGGTTTAGGCGACAAATTAGCAGATGTCCAAGCCTCTAATGAATTAACATCCGAGGTTATTGAGACAAAGGGTAATCAAATTTTGGATTCATTGGATGGATTAATTTCTTCTAATGAATCTATCAAAACATCCATAGATGATAACACTGCCGCTAATGAATTATTAGTTGATGGGCAAGTAGAGACCAATTCTAAATTAACAGAGTTGAATTCTATTTCACAAAAACTTCATGATAAATTAGGTGCATTGGGAGATAAACTTTCTGTTAATTCTGCAGAAGTACAAACTCGTGAATCAAGCGATACGAGTACGTTAGAAGCTATTAAAAACGCTATGCCAATTCAAGTAATTCAACCTGAATTAAATAGTGTATTAGAAAAATTACAATCTCCTGTAGTTTCGCCTACAAATGATATTATTCCGCCTACAGAAGAAGAAAAACCTAATAAAGAACCACCTGAAAAAGAGAAAACTCCTGAATCAGCTAAATTGGATCTTTTATTAGGGTTAACTAAAACAGGGTTTAGTAAATCCATTGCTGTCACAGACCGTATTTCGAATATGCTTTTTAAATATACTGTGTCTGCTATGGCTTCTATGGCTAAAACAGCTGCAATGATTTTTGCTATCGTATTAGCTATTGATTTAATCATGATTCATTTCAAGCACTGGTCTAAAATGTTTGATCAAAACTTCCAGTCGTTTAGAGATAAATTAGAAGAATGGGCACCTCTTTTCCAGAGTATTTTCCAATCACTTGAATCGATTAAAAAATTCTGGCAAAAAGGTGACTGGGGTGGATTAATTGGAGCTATTGTAGAAGGTGTTGGTTCTGCAATTTATCATTTAGCTGAATTAATCTCATTAGGTATGTCTAAAGTTGTTGCTGCTATCGTAGAACAATTTGATAAAGATACAGCCTTAGATATTAAAGGTTCTGCATTACAAGTGTTCCAGGAACGCACAGGTGCTAAGCTTGATGAAGAAGACCAAGACACTTTAGCTCGTTATCAAAGTAAAAAGGTAATGGAAGGTGAATCTTTCTATGACCAATTCCAAAACGGTAAAACTAAGCTCATTAATAATGTAGCCGGTGACAAAGACCGTACGGATTATACCACTAAAGAAGAGCGAGATAGAACTAATGAGATGATGAAGGCTATGCCTGAAGAAGAGCGAGTTGAATTATTCAAGAAAGCTAACGAAGCTCGAGCTACTTTAATTTCATTAGAAAAACGTCTTGAAACTATTGACCCTGGTGACACTGACAAAATTAACAGTGTTAAAAGCACATATGAAGAGCTTTATAAACAAGTTAATGATGATTCATTAAATAAAGCTCCTGCATTAAAGAAAGAACTCGATTTACGTTATAAAGAGATTCAAACAGAATATCAGAAATTAACAGTTTCTCCAACTGCTTCCGATATTCAATCAAACGATGACGTCAAAACAAGTACTAGAATCCAGCAGTCGGAGCCAGTTAAACAAACTGAGACTCCACAACAGACTATGGCTAATTTTAATGCAACTAACGTTTTCAATAATAGCACGATGTTCCAATTGCCGCCTACTACAAGTACCAGAGCTCCAGGAATATTTGCTGCAGTACAAGTTAATTAAGGAATTAAAATGATTGTAGAAGAAGTCGAATCTAAAATTGGAGTCGCTTCTTCTGCTGGTCAATCAGAACATAAACCAGTTAAAACTGTACAAGTTCAGTATCCAGCAGAAAGAGCAAGCGGCATTGATGGGCAAGGTAATTCAGTCTCAATTTTGTATAAAAACGGACTAATTTTCACAGCATATGATATTTCTGATAAAACATCTAAAGGAATGAAATCATTACGTGCTTCAAGTTTAAGGTCTTCAATTGGTAAGACAACAGAAGAGGACCGTCAATCTTTAGCAAATCCATTAGCCAATTTACTGTTACCTAAATCTAAGAGTGATGTTGAATCGGTATCGCATAAATTTAATGAGGTAGGTGAGTCTCTTATTTCGAAGGGTGGCGGAACTGCAACTGGAGTATTAAGTAATATTGCCTCGACTGCAGTATTCGGAGCGCTTGATTCTATTACACAGGGTGTAATGGCAGATTATAATGAGCAAATTCATACTACTGCTCGTTCAATGTATGCAGGTGCGGAAAACCGTACAAAGGTATTTACTTGGGACTTAACACCACGCTCGCAAAAAGATTTAGAAGCAATTATTCAAATCTATGAAGCGTTTAACATGCTTTCATATGGTGAAGTAGGCTCAAGTAAATATGCCCAAGAAATTAAACAAGATATTGACAAAGCGTACAAAGAAAGTATATTAGACCCATTAACTCCATCCGGAGCTGATACATCTAATAACTTAGTTGAAAAGGCCACTAGCTTCCTTAAAAACGTTATTGTTGTTAGTAACCCTACGGTATGGTTTGTCAGAAACTTTGGCAATATGGGTTCTACCAAATCTGATGTATTTGGACCGTGCCAAATTCAAAGTATTAGATTTGACAAAACACCTAACGGGCACTTTAATGGTTTAGAATCTGCACCTGGATTATCAAGCACATTTGTACTAGAAATTACAATGCGTGAAATCTTGACATTAAATCGTTCTTCTTTATATTTAGGTGAATAATGATTAATTTAGAAGAGTTCAGAAGTCAAGCAGCTAACCTTGACTTCCAACGAACTAACATGTTTAGCGTTCTATTTGCAACAGCACCTAATAGAAAGGCCGGAAACTTACTAAACACTATTGGTGGGACTGTTTACGAGAATTTGACCGGAGAGAAATTAGCTGGCCAAGATAGTCGATTCATGGATGGAGTCACACAATTAATTAATATTGGCACAGAAAAACTTATTCGTAAGTCAAAAGTGTCCAAATACTTAATTGGGGCCATGAGTTCACGAGTTGTTCAAACTCTATTAGGCGAAATTGAAGTAGGAACATATCTATTAGACTATTTCAATGAGAACTTTAATACAAGTGGATTAAGCATTTATTCTGTAAAATTACCAGAAAACCGATTAAGCTATGAAATGGACAAAAACCATAATAGCCCTAATATTCGAATTACTGGTAGAGAATATGACCCACTAGTTTTATCTTTCCGGATGGATTCTGGTGCAGCTAATTATAGAGCAATGCAAGATTGGGTAAATGCTGTAGAAGATCCTAAAACAGGGTTACGTGCTTTCCCTATTGACGTAGAAGCTGACATCCAAGTCAGCTTACATGCTCGTTCTGGGTTGCCTCATACAGTAGTAATTTTAGAAGGTTGCATCCCTATTTCGGTAAGTGCACCTAATTTATCATGGGAAGATAATAATCAAATCACTACATTTGATGTGACTTTTGCATATCGATTGATGAGTACTGGTGCTATTGGGACTCAAGCCGCATCTGAATGGCTAGAGTCCGCAATATTAAAGAACTTACAATCAGGTTCAATTGCAGGTGGATTCAGTGTACCTAATACCATTTCTAGATTATATGGAAACGGTAGAGTATCTAATGGGTTAAATCCTATTGGTGGGATAATTACTAGTGTAAATCGACTTATATAAAAAAAAAATGGGAACTCGTTTGAGTTCCCATTTTTGTTATTTAAATTTATCTGGAGCGTTTTCGTATGCCTGTGCAGCGATTTGAGCTACAGTTTTCAATGCCTCAGAACGAGCAAGTTTATTACCAATTGACTCACTGATAACAAAATCACCAAATTTAGAGCCACTTGATTCTTTAATTTCTTCTGTGTTACTAGAAACAACAGTTGCCTCTATAATTGCAATTCTACCTGCATATTCGATATTATCGTATCGAATAGTTGTGCCACGTGGTAAAATAACTTCAGCTTCCTGTGCATAATTAGATAATTCACCTGGAATAACTATAGGAACTTTATCTGCACCTTTAATTATCAGAGCTATTGTTACTTTATTACTTGTCATAACTACTTCTTCTGAAGTATCTTTATGTAATGTACTTGTTAAACTATCTTTAAAGTTCATGAATAAAGAAGGTGCAACCGATGTACTCACATAATTAGGAAAATAGAATTGATTTAACTCAAGCGACTTTTTAAACAATTCAACTGGGATACCCTGATATCTATAAAGCAATGTACCTTTAGGAATTGTTAGTCCTTTTTTAAACGCAGAATCAAGATTTTCAATTCGATGTTTGACTTCATTTATCATCGGATTGGGATTTGATCCCATTAAGAAATCATTCATCTCTGCAAACCAACTACCAGCGTAATCTTGAATTGCAGTACGCTCTTCCTTAGAATACACTTTATTAGGGCGCATATCTTCGAATAAATCTTCATATTTATCGCTGATACGGATAAAATACAATAACAATTCTTCTGTGATAGCTTGTTTTTTCTCTGGGGCTGCTACGCCTAAATATTGTTGAATGTCCATGAATGCATATAACATTTCATTTGAGTTGTGTTTACTCAATATAAATCTAATTTCTCTTAGAATATTTTCAGGGGCACTTGGAATAAGGTCTGGTTTAATTAGATGACCAATGTTATCTAGCAAAGTCCCAGGCAAAACAATTTTATTTTCAACTTCAGTTAGCTTAATATTATCCAATGGCTCTAAGTTTTGATAAAATTCAAGTTCTTTAGGCCCATAAGTGTTTAAGTAGTTGTCAATGTATGCTAATTGCAACTCACGTGCTTTTTGATGTTCGACATGGGTGCGTGCAATAACAGAACGGTCTGTTCTCTTTTCCTCTACTGCTGCAATAGAAGCTGCAATTGCTTCATCTTTAGAAACCTTTTCACCCGTAGACTGTTTTACATATACATCGCCTACTTTAGACTCGACCTTAGTATACTCGTCATGGTCAATATCAGGAATCCCTCTGATTGAGTCTAGCGCAACATTTTTGCGTTTGATTAAGATATACGCATGTTTACCAGTGAATTGATATAAGTCGTCTAGGACAACAAATTTACCACCAGAACGTTGCATCACTAATCTAGCCATAATGCGTTGCAATGTTTTCTCTTGGCCTTTCATCTTTTTAGCAGGAAAACGGAATAAAACTGCATCCATTTTAGTATTCAAAACAGTTTTATATACTGCCTCAAAAATACTATTCAGTGCACCGATTGGGTCTGAACCAAGTCCACCACGTAACTCAGCCGGAGTACCGTTTTTAGATAATGACATTAAAATAACATGTGCATACTTATCGCCAACTTTTACTTTTTTGATTGCATCGCCTTTAGATGCATATGATACCATACGGGCTACTAGTTCATCGTTCCCAGGTAATTTAAAGCCCCATAATTGAGGGACTTTGTCTTTTGGTGCTAAGTTAATAGGCACGTATAACTTATCCGATTCAGAATCGAATACTTCACAAATTAATTGGTCCATAAGTTCTCCTTAAAATTATATTTATAAGAAAACGAGAAAGGGAAGCATTAGCTTCCCTTTCAATTAAATCACAAATTTCTCAGGTAATTCAGGATTAATAATATCTGCTAAGAATTGCATTTGCTTATCATAAATCTCATTAGCAATATTGTTCTTGAACGATTCATTAATAAAATCACTGAAACGACCTACAGATTGTGTTTGTTCTTCAAGATAATCACCTTGGACATAATCGCAATCAATCATGTACTGACCCATTTGGGTAGTGCTCTTATAAACCTTATTGATTTTTAACACTGTACCACGTGGCAAAATAACTTCAGCTTCTACTTTGTACCGACTTAATTGTCCTGGCACAATAACTTTGACTTTATCTGCATTACGGATAATATAAGTCAATGACAAACTTTTATTATTTTCTTCGTATTCGTTTACATCTATCTCAGGTGAAGATACGATACTTGCATGGTTGTCACCGAAAACAAACGGACTCAATGACGTACTAACAAAGTTAGGGAAATACGCCGTTTTAGTTTCTAACATCTTACTAAAGACTTGCCCGTCTACTAAACCCGCCCGATACAACACAGTTTCTTTAGGTAATTTAACCCCTTTAGAAAATGCACTATCTAACTTGTTTGTAATACTGTATTCTTTGCCTATTAAAGGATTTTTCCCTAAAAGACCTTTATTAATAACCCTAAAATATGAACCACAATAAGAAGAAATTGCATCTTTTTCCTCTTTTGTCATCCCATCTAAATATGAACGACTAATATAGTCCATAAATTCTTTATTTCTGGCTTGGATAATATCTGATACATGATATAGCAGATAAGATTTAATCCTAATTCCTACGCTTATAAATTTTTCATCGTACTCAACTAATTCATTATACGATTTATTGAGTATTTCCGAAACATTCAGTAATAAGTCTAAAGTTGATTTATTAGGTTTACTTGTAGCTAATCGTATCTCATCAATAATCTTAGTAGTATGGGAACCAATAACTTCCTTTAATTGTTGATTATTTGGTTCATTTTTTACCTGTTCTAATATACTTTTGATAGAGCGGAATAAATAAGTCTCTTCACCATCAGAATATGATTCAAAATACTTTGCGATATCTGCTGTGTTATTGAATTTTTTAATTTCTTCAAAAACGGGTTCAGACTTAGCAGAGAAAATAAAATTACCAGAAGTTTCACGCAACGCAGTATAGTTACTAAATGCAACTCGGCTCAAATTATCTGAATCTGGGTGACCATACATAAAAGTCATAATTGAATCACGACTAATTTTAGTACGTGCAATAACTGAACGGTCTGTACGTTTCTCTTCTACTACAGCAATTGACCCAGCGATAGCCTCGTCTTTAGAAACCTTTTCACCAGTGCTCGTTTTAACGTAAACATCTCCAACCTTAGATTCAACCTTAGTGTATTCTTCATGGTTGATGCCTGGAATATCTTTAATTGACTCTAAATCAGAAACTTTACGTTTAATCAAAATGTACGCATGTTTTGCGGTATAATTGTACATTTCTTCAACAACTTCAAATTTACCACCAGAACGTTGTTTGACAATTCGCTCCATGATCCTTTGTAATGTTTTCTCTTGGCCTTTCATCTTTTTAGCCGGAAATCTAAAAAGAACAGCATCCATCTTGTTATTCAAGACGGTCTTGTATACAGTTTCAAAAATAGTGTTTAAAGCTCCGATCGGGTCAGAACCAAGTCCGCCACGCAATTCTGCTGGTGTACCATTCTTTGATAAAGACATCAGAATTAAATGGGCATATTTGTCGCCTTGTTTCACTTTCTTAATAGCATCACCTTTTGACGCATATGAAACTAAACGAGCGACAAGTTCATCATTTCCGGGCAATTTAAAGCCCCATAATTGAGGAACGACGTCTTTTAAATTAAGACTATATGTAGGATAGAGTTTTGACGATTCAGAATCAAAAATCTCGCAAATTAATTGGTCCATAAGTTCTCCTTAAAATTATATTTATAAGAAAACAAAAAAGGAGACCGAAGTCTCCTTTTGATTAGATTACAAATTTCTCAGGTAAATCAACAGTAGCCGCTAAGTCTGTAATTACTTGCATTTCTTTCCAATAAATTACATTAGCTACATCAGATTTAAATGATTCATTGATAAAGCCAGAGAAAATACCATTTGGTTTAGATTCTTCAATAACCTCATTTGTATCAAGCTCACATTCAATTAAGTACTTGTTGTTAGAGCTAGTGGTACACCGATAATAGTTTTTGATTTTGAAAATAGAGCCACGTGGCAAAATAACTTCAGCTTCACCAGGGAAAATACTTAATTTGCCTGGTACAATAGTCTTAATCTTATCTGCGCCATAGATAATATACGAAACAATAATATTATTAGACTTTTCATTTACAATTACTTCATCTGATTCTTCTTTACTAACTAAAGAATCTACGTGTCCTTTCTTGACAATAATTGGACTTAATGATGTACTAACAAAATTAGGGAAATACGCTACTCTACGTTCAATCATACGTTTAAACAAGTCTGCTCCTAAAATACCACCACGATATAAAACTGTGCCTTTAGGTAACTTAGTTCCTTTAGAAAATGCACTATCCATTTTAAGGATATATTTATCATAAGATGCTTCATCCATTCCTTGCTTACCAAGCAAAGCATTATTCATGTAAACATAATCATTAGAACAATATCTTGATATTGCTTTAGCTTCATTGTAATCAAAATCACTATTAGCTGGAATGGTTTCAACAATTCTTTGGTTGTATGAGTATATATCATTAGCTACAACACCGACAACATATTGTTTTATTTTCTCTTTAGTATCAGTATTACCTAAAATCTTATTATTTTCTGTTAGGTCAGAGTATTCCATTTCAACTCTGCTCGACACAGACATCAATAAGTCTAAAGAGTTATTATGAGGCTTGCTGATTTCATTTAACACTAACTCTTTAAGTCTTGTGTTGACACGTCTAGCAGTATCATTAATCTCTTTATCTACACTGAACATATTTCCAGATAAATAGCTAATTATCTTATAATCTTCATTTAATTCAAACGAAATGTTTACATAAGAAGCAGGTGAATAATCCACTAATCTAGAGAATTTATTAAGTTTAGCAACAGGTCCAAAATCTTCTAATCCTTTACTTGAATGGATAGCATCACCAGCACTTTCAACAGATTTTTTAAAGACCTCGGTTTCAAGATACTCTCTATGTTCTTCTTCGCCACTATATAAAAAGAAAGTTAAATCCTTTCTGTCAATTTTAGTACGAGAAATAACAGATCTGTCGGTGCGTTTTTCTTCTACACTTGCAATAGCACTTGCAATAGCTTCAGTTTTAGTGACCTTTTCACCTGTCGATTTCTTGATATAGACTTCACCTACTTTAGAATCAACTTTAGTATATTCTTCATGATCTATATCAGGAATATCTTTAATAGATTCAAGCGCTACAGATTTACGCTTAATTAAAATATAAGCGTGTTTTGCTGTATAGTTGTACAATTCATCTACTACAGTGAATTTACCGCCTGAGCGTTGCATTACTAAACGAGACATAATACGTTGAAGAGTCTTTTCTTGACCTTTCATCTTTTTAGCTGGAAATCTAAAAAGAACTGCATCCATCTTAGTTTTCAGAATTGTATCATACACTGCATCAAAGATTGTATTTAGAGCACCTACAGGATCAGAGCCTAAACCACCACGTAATTCTGCTGGTGTTCCATTTTTAGACAACGACATTAAAATGACATGAGCATATTTGTCACCGGGCTTAACTTTCTTAATAGCGTCGCCTTTTGAAGCATATGACACTAGTCTAGCTACTAATTGGTCATTCCCTGGTAAATGAAATCCCCATAATTGAGGAACTTTGTCTTTAACTGATAGATTTACTGTCGGGTAATTTCGACTAGATTCACTATCAAATACTTCACAAATTAATTGATCCATAAAATCTCCTTAAAATTATATTTATAAGAAAACAAAAAAGGAGGCCGAAGCCTCCCCTTGGGTGAACCCAAATTAAATTACAAATTTTTGTGGTATATCTTTAGCATTAACAAGATATGGTACTAATCCAGATAAATCTCGTTTATCTTCTTTTTTAGGTTTTTGATTTTGCTTTTTCTCTTTCATTCTCTTATCTCCAGTTCAAAGTTCTTATCTCTAAACCCATTATAACAATATACAACGCAAAAGTAAACAGCAATTTGCTATACTGTTGGATATTCCCTAAATTCATTAGCTCTGATTTCACCAGACATGTCGGATTTTGTATCAGGAAGAATAAGTAATAATGGAGTGTAACCTTCTACAGCAGCATTCATTCTAATACCGTTAACACCAATTGCAGCATTTTGGGACATCGCTTCTATAGAACGAGACACTTCAGTAAACACTAAATTACGTACGCCTGCTTTACCGGTGCCTGCACCGACTCGTGAAGCGATAATTGTATAGTGTGTTGCATTGCTAGGCACATCCAAATACCTATAATGTTTCTTCCATTTGTCTTTGTCTGCTTGTACTGCTTCCATAATAACGCCAGACAAATATGTTGTTCCATTAAACCACCGTAAATTTAAGCGTACAGTTTGGCCTGACGTATAAATTGCAGTGTCTGCAAATAAATCTGCACTCAATAACATTGACGACCCTGGCTTAATCCCATACGTACTTAAAGGAACAGACGGACCATTAGTTGGATATCGTTTAAATTCTGCTAAAGTTGTTGTAATAACTTCATCTTCGTCTTCTACTGCTCTGTCTGCATATCCTTGTGCGCCGACATCATCAGCTTTATCATAAACAACTTCTACTCTTGGACGAATATCGCCACGAGGTCTTTTGTCATTTAGAGTAATGTTTTCTGACGCAATTTTTTTATCAGTTCCAGACAAATACCCAACGTAGCCAAAATCTAATTTATTCGACCAAACCTCTGGCCATAAAACAGATCCAAGAGCACGCATTTTATCTGTAACCGCTTGAGAAGTCTTAACGGCTCCGTCGGTCACTAAAATATAAAGGTTATTTGTTAATGAATTCAACGCTAATATAAATGCATTATTAGCTGAACCTTCTGATTCAGTTAATAAAAAATTCTTACGAGAAACAATTGTGTTAAGAGCAGCGTTTATTTCAATTAGTGCTACTCCAGTAAATCTTGTTTGGTCGCCAAAAAGGTTATTTTGAAATTTAACAAAATAGTTAGGCGGAGAGCTCGTAGGAACTCCCGCCGCAACTTCAAACTTAAAGGCGACCGAATTGTTTTCAGACATGATTTGGGTCTCGACATAAGTCTCACCAAATGTAGCCATTCTTTCAACAGATTCGGCCATATGTTAATTAACCCATTCAAATTCTAAAGTTCTAGTGTCTGGATTTGGACGTAATCTAACGTTACCAATTTGGAACCAGTCACGAATAGTCAAGTTATTTAAACGACCGCCAGTTTGAGAAACTGCGCCTAAATCACTTGCGGTTGGTGGCATATCACTTGTAAACATACGAGCAAAACCATCCCACTTATTCAGAACTTTGTTAAAGTTACGAATCCAGAATGTTTGAGCATTATGGTTTGCCTGGTTAGCAGCTGGACGAGGAGCCCAAATCTGATAGATACCAGTTGTGCCATTACCATGTTGTGTTAATGTACCTGGACCATTAAAATACTTGTAATCCACTACAATACCAGTCTCAATTTCTTCACCTTGCTCGTTTGTGGTTTTACCTAAAATAGGAACTGCATAACCAGGTAATAAATTGTATTTTGCTGCACTAGTAATTTCTGCTGTCCAAGCACTCTTGTTAGAAGAGTTTGGAATAGAAGTTAAACTTGGGAAAGCTGTAGCTTCTGATAAAACAACAGATAATACGTTGTTGATAACTAATTCACCCGACATACTAGAACCTGCACGGTTAACAAAATTCACGTTGTTAACTGCCACGTTATTCTTAGTAGTCAATAATTGATAAGTACCTGAAGGGTCAATGACATTATATGCTGACGCGTTAGGCGAGTATAATGTCATTGCTTTAGACTGTGTACCTAAAACAATTGTAGATGGTGTCGGGTTAATAACTATTGTGCCACCTTCAACACTTATACCTTTAACAGCTTCTACTCTGTTATTTGCAGTTAATGTTTGTGCGACACTAACATTTCCATCACGTTGTGCTGTTAATACTGCAGTTGAACCACCTAGTATTTGAATGTTATCAGTATTTGCTAAAGTCTTAATTCCCCAAACATTGTTCGTGGTATTAAATGACAATGTGCTAGATGCACTAGATTCACCAATGTTGATATACTCAGAAGCAATCAAATATTTGAATTTAGAATAATCTGTACTAATAACGGGTGCACTAATGTTAGTTTGTTTTGTTAAGGTCAAAGAACCTGTAACAGTCTGGTCAATATCACGACGAATGTATTGAGACGGTAAGAAGCCACCTAAATTGCGAGAGTTTTCAGCCGTTGCCATTAAAGGCAAATAGTTAGCTAAAGTTTTGTTAAACTCGTAAGGCGAAATTGCATACCCATTCTTTTCGTAATCATCTAACGGCTTAGTAGAACCTAAAACATTTGTACCAACCCAAGTCAGTGCACCTTCAGTAATTTTAACTGGACCACGTCTAGTAGGAGTAGCCTGCCATGTAGATTCAGTTTGCATTACATATTTTAAATGCACTGGTGAAACTGCTAGGTTATTAGCAGTTCCTGTAACTACTTCAGCTTGAGTACCAAGACGAATAATACCATCTAAAGCTTCAGTTGATTTACGAGCACCAAGCTTTTTAGGCGTAACGGTCGTTGCATCATCAGTACCAGCATTAGTTTCAGCTTGAGTAGCAATTCGAGTAGTACCACGTTGAGTCTCAGTAGAAAGAACAATATTCAACGAATGAGTATCCCACAAAGTACCAGATTCACGTAGACCTGAAGTTTGGTCTACTGTAGTACGAGAAGTACTATTGAACCTAGTCTTAATCTTTAAAGGAGTGCTAATTAAATTGTTAGCTGTTCCTGCATCAAATTCTGCTTGAGTTGCAATTCGAGCAATACCATCTAAAGTCTCTGTTGATTTACGGTCATTAAGCTTTTTAGGAGTAACAAACCTAAAATCATCCGTGCCAGCATTAGTTTCTGCTTGAGTAGCGATTTCACTGAAACCAATTCGAGTTTCAGTTGCAGTTTTCTTATGCAATTGTTCTGGTGTAACTGCTAATGGCATTGCAGGGTCATCTACTGGAGCAGCAATAACCTCGTTACCAGTCGCAAGCCATACACCACCTTGTGCGGTTTGAGTCGCCTTATTTTCAAATAAAGTTTTTGGCGTAACTTGTTTTGTATGTTCTGTACGCTCGTAAATACCAGTTCCTACAGTGTCTCTATTGATACCTGGTACACCACCAGAAGCAACTAATGGAGCAATACCTGCCATGGTTTCTGTTGCGCGACGTGCTTCTAATTTCTTAGGAGTAATAATTGTCGAATCATCAGTACCAGCATTAGTTTCTGCTTGAGTAGCAATTTCAGCTAAACCGCGACGAGTTTCAGTTGCAGTACGTTGGTTTAATTTCTTAGGTGTAACAATAATATCATCTAAGAAAGCATACGTAGAATCTTGAACCACTTCAGCAGTAGTAGCTAATCGAGCAATACCACGACGAGTTTCGGTTGCAGTACGATTAGCTAATGTTTCTGGAGTAATCGCTAATTCTTTTTCTGGGTTCTGTTCATGGTTAGCATTCGCTTGAGCTTGACTTGCTAACGCAATAACACCTAAACGCTTACGAGTTTCATTATTTAATGCATCAACACGTTCAACAGTAGGATTATTATCAGCTACTACCCAATATTCTTCACCAGTTACAGAATCTTCAATATATGATAGCTCAATTACAGGGACATATGCGGTGGTACCATTAAATGTTAATGTTTTAACTTGAACCCAATTTGTTTCAGGCGGATATTCAGAACGCTTAGGAAATTGAAGTAATTGAACACTTGATGCAATTGTATCGTCACCAATAGCATTGATATTAACAATTTGACCCTTACGCATATAGTTAAGTGAAATACGAATCGTATCACCAATAGCTACATCTTCAGGCAAGTTAATATTAATTGTCTTTTGTGTTGTGTTATTAACACCAAACACCATGACATGTTCGTTAGGAACTAAGTTAACGTCGTCACGAATAATACGCAAACGAGTTCTTAAGTCACCATCCCAAATACGCCATAATTGTTCTGATGCGTCATAAATCAAGAATCCATCACCCGAAGTACGGAACTCCATTAAACGAGTGCCAACTTGTCCAATACTTGAATTATTATCAAATGTTGTAACTTCTAAATGATATTGTGGGTTTTTACCTTCTAAGTCTGTAAAGTAAATAATGTCGCCATGATTTGCATTACGAGGTAATCCTACACGAATCATTTCAGCCGAAGTATATCGACGAATTAATCTCTCGTTAGACTGTGCTAAATGTTTAGAAGCTGGAGTAATAAAACGACCTTTGTTTTCATGGTCGCCAATATACACGTTCCACAAACGATTAGAGAAAACTAATACTACTTCTGCATAAGCATGTGTAACTTGAATGCTACGAACACGTAAAGCGTCGTATAACATAGAATGACTGTTTGCAGCCGAGTTACTTATAATTGAAAACTTATTGTAGCCTGGACGCCCACCAATGTCCTTTAAAACGATGGTAGTACCATCTTGAGGATTCATAGGTAGTTCAAATGTCATGTCAGCACCAAAGTCTGTGTCCACAGAAATATAGTCACCAGCTAATAATGGATAATTTCCACTTTGAACTAATTTCCATTTTGGGTCAACACGAATAGAATTCCAATATGGTTCAGCAAATGTGCCCGCAGGCTTAGGAATATCACGGTTGGCAACCCAAATGCGGTTATCGTAAATTGCTGCAAAATATTTCAAGTATCCACGAGAAGGGTCATATTGCTGTAATGTGTTTTCTTGGATAACATACTCAACGTTTACGCCATCGGTCATTGTATTACGATCGGCTAAAGCAACGTTGACAACTTTTTCTCCAGCCGAATCTAATCCGAGCGTAGAACGAAATTTTCTGTTTGTCATATCAACTCCTTAGTTATATCTCTATTTATAACGCTGTGATATTTTTATGAGTATTATTTCACTGTCTCCTAATTGAGGATTTATAAATGAGTCTTAATTTTTTATTTGGCGAAGAAGATCAAATCAAAGAAGGTATAGTCCTAGTTGACTTATCTCAAATCGCCTTAGCGACCGTAATGCATACCTTTGATGAAAAGGAAAAAATTACAATTCCTATGATGCGTCACTTAGTACTAAACACATTACGTTATAACGTACTAAAATTCCGTCGTGACGGATATACAAAAATAGTTATCTGTGTTGATAACGCAAAAGAAGGTTATTGGCGTCGTGATTTCGCGTATTATTACAAGAAAAACCGTGCTGGTGATCGTGAAAAAAGTGATTGGGACTGGGATGGCTATTTTGAAGGCCTCCATACTGTTGTCCAAGAACTAAAAGATAATATGCCTTATACCGTAATTGATATTACTAAAGCTGAAGCTGACGATGGTATAGGTGTATTAACTAAACGTTTTTCTTTAGATGGACATCCAGTTTTAATTGTTTCATCTGACGGTGACTTTACTCAATTGCATAAGTTTCCAAATGTAAAACAATGGTCACCAATGCAAAAGAAATTCGTTACTCCAAAAAATGGTTCGCCTGCAATGGACTTAATGATTAAAATCATTAAAGGTGACCGAAAAGACTGTGTTGCTGGTGTTAAAGTTCGTAGTGATTACTGGTTTACTTTTATTGAAGGCGAACGTACTCCTCCTACGAAAACCTCATTCATTGAACAATGTGTTGATAGTGATGAAGAACAACTTAAAACGCTATTAGGAAATGAATGGTATGATAGATTTGTTGAAAACAGAGTATTAATTGATTTTGATTATATTAATCCTCTAATTGCTGAACAGATTAACAGATGTTATGATACATATGAGCCAGCTAAACGTGGTAAAATTTATCCTTACTTTGTTAAATCTGGACTTTCTAAATTAACTGCAAATATTGGTGATTTTTAATGGCTAAACGTGAAAAAGTTGAATTTAATGCTGATGTACATGGTGAAGAATTAGCAAGAATTATCAAAGATTGTTCTGATAATAAGTTGAAAGCTGAAGGTTATATGACCTTAGTTTCTGAAGCCAAATCTCGTGCAAAAGAAGAGTTAGGCGTATCGACCAAGCAATTCAATATGCTATTATCAATGTATCATAGTGATACTCGTGAACGTTTTGAAAATGAAAAAGACGAATTAGTAGAAATTTACGACACCGTCTTTGGCAAATAATTGCGAGCTGGGTTCGCCCAGCTTTAAGGATTCCCATGAAAACTGTAGCATCTTCTGAAGTAGATAAACTTCAAGATAAGTATAAAAATGGCATGGCAATCGAAGGTATTGTTAAGCAGGGCGAATTAGATTACCTTGAGGCATCAACTCAATGGATGGAAGAAAACTCTATTAGTGAACTTGACTTTCCTAAGTTTTTGCCACAAACAATTATTGAGAAAATTATGGACGAAGCTATTACATCAAATAGACTTAGACCGTCTCAATGTCGTCGTAAAAGTAACACGCTGGACTTTTTATTTTGATTAAAATTCTGATGCCTCCTGAACCAAATCGACGTGTAAACGGTAAATCTGTTTATGTGTTGTATCTTGAAATTAAACAACATTTGTTAGGCAAATACGATATCAAGAAATATAATTGGATGATGAAGGTATCGGATAAAGCTTATCAAAAACGAAAAGATAAATATTTTTTCGAAAAATTAGCAAACAACTATAATTTACGAGAGTTAACACTCTTGTTCCTTAGTAATCTTGTTGCAAACCAAGATGCATGGATTGGTGAAATATCTGATTCAGATGCCTTGATATTTTATCGTGAATATGTAGGTCGTTTTGAAACAATGAAAACCACCTATATTTCAGATATTAAGAACATTTATTACTTTTCTAAGAAAGTCGAATGTTCTTTAGGCGATATATTTTCTTTTAATGAAAAGAATAATACGTCCTACATATTTAAATTACTTCAAAGCAATGTTATTTCTTACGAAACATTTATGCTTTTAGATAGTTTTTTAGATATTATAAATAAACATGATGAGTCTGCTTCCGATTTAATTTGGATGACTCATAGTACTAAACTTAATGCATACAAGAAATTACTGACTATTGATAAAGCAATTTGCCGTCAAATCTTTATTGATACAATAAAATCCTGTAAAAACTGAAAATAACTTAAAAAACTGTTAAAGGAAATTCCTATGTTTAAACGTAAAGATCCAGCTAAATTACAAGCCCAATTACAAGCTATGAAAGGTTCTTCTGGCTTCCAATCCGATGCAACTGAGTGGAAACTCAAAGTAGATAATGCTGGCAACGGTGGTGCGGTAATTCGATTCTTACCAGGTCGTGGTGATGAAGCTGTTCCGTTCGTTAAATTAATTAACCATGGTTTCAAGATTGCCAATAAATGGTATATTGAAAATTGTACAAGTACACATGGTGATTTTGAATCATGTCCAGTTTGTGCTCACTTATCAGCTAATGATTCGTATAACACAAATAAACCTGAATATGACAAGTTAAAACGTAAAACTTCATACTGGGCTAATATTCTTGTTATTAAAGACCCTAAAGCTCCAGAAAATGAAGGCAAAGTATTCAAATATCGCTTTGGTCAGAAGATTATGGATAAAATTAATTCCATGATTGAAGTCGATGAGGCGATGGGTGAAACACCAGTTGACGTAACATGTCCATTTGGCGGTGCTAACTTCAGTCTTAAAGTTAAGCGTGTCGGTGAACATCAGAACTATGACGAATGTAAATTCAATGGTATTTCTGAATTACCTAACATTAACTCTGAAGCGTATCAGCGTGAACTGTTCGAAGCTATGCATGACATTATGAGTATTTCTGCTCCTGCCCAATTTAAAGGTTTGGAAGAAAATACCAAGAAATTCAAACAAGTCATGGGTGTTGCTGCAATGGGTACAGCCGCTTCTCGAGCTGCAGCTCAAGCAGATGACTTTGAATCACAATTAAATGAGTTCGAAGCAACTAAATCAAAAACTGTCGATGACCAAGAAGATGTATTTGTAGACGAACCAGTCACGTCTCCATCTAATTCACTTGATAACGAGCTTGATGATTTATTAGACGATTTAGGTCTGTAATTATTAAAGGAGAGCATTAGCTCTCCTTTTTTGTTTCTGTCTGGTTAATAAATACTAATGTGTTAACTTGGAGAAACAGTATGCTACGATACTTACTAATTTGTGTTTTACTAGTTTTTGCTTCATTTAGCTCAAGTCCACGCGGAGCTGAAGCAAAGGATTCATATTTTGAGGGAGCACTTAAAATATACTCCCAATTCAAAGAACCGAGTCGCTTAGAATCAGAAAAGTTTTTCGAATTTGTTCGAATTAAGTGGGAACAGGGGTCATGCTCTAATAATTGTACTGAGCAAGGAAAAAGAGCTGGCATGGAATATGCAAATCTTAAAAAAGTTGAATTAGATGGCGATTACTAAATTTAGCGAAATGAATACTTCAGCTGTAGATAATTTTATTACTTTACTTCTGAATTCACTTGTATTTTTCAAAACAAAACACTTACAATCTGATAAGTATTCTGAACACATTGCATTAGACACATACTTTAATTCAGTGATTCCTTTAATGGATACATTTTCTGAACAATGGATAGGCTATTCTGGTAAATACACACAGGCCAGTATTGACTTATCTGGAGCCCCAGGAAAGGTCCTAGATAGGATAGTCACAGAAGCTGATAAAATCTATGAGTTGGTGCCTAAATCGTGTCAGTCTACGCTAGACGATATTTCAGGATTGGCTTTAAAGGTTAAATACCTGTTGACATTAAAATAAGGGAACTTCGGTTCCCTTTCGGGGGTTTACAAGTGTAGATATTTGTGATTTAATGACCGTGGATGAAAGGAGTAAATATGACACCACTTATTCATTGTAGCACATATGCTGTTAACGGGTCTAAAGCATTATTCTTTAGTACCTTTGATAACGAGTGCCCATTAGCTATATTCAGATTTGACGATGGCTCTGAGATCTTTATTTGCTGTAAAGATAACAAGTTAGAATTCAGTAAAGAAGTCGATATTGACTTAGTATATCTAAACAATTACTGGTATTTGGAGTGATTATGCAATTAGTAGTGAAAACTGTGTATGGTTCACATTTATATGGACTCAATACACCTGAAAGTGATACAGATTATAAAGGTATCTTTTTACCTGAACCGAAAGAAATCCTGTTAGGAACTGCTAAGCGTAGCATCGTCTCTAGCACTGGTGATGACATTTCTCGTAACACTAAAGATGATATTGATAGTGAATTCTATTCACTTCATTATTTCATCAATTTAGCTATTCAAGGTGATACAACAGCAATTGATATGGTCCATACGCCTGATGATAAGATAATTGAATATGGTGGTGGCGGAAGAAATATTTGGAACTTTATCCGAGAAAACCGAGCTAAGCTATATTGTTCTAATATGAAAGCTTATGTTGGCTATGTGAATAAACAAGCAAGCAAATATGGTGTAAAAGGCTCAAGACTATCAACGGTAAATAATTTACTTGCTTTACTTTGTCAAATGGACCCAGATACACCAATTCATCACTTACAAGCTATTTTACCAATTGGCGAATTTAGTTTCTTCACTACTGTAGGTGATTACAAATATTACGAAGTGTTAGGTCGTAAATTTATGATGGGTTGTCGTGTTAGAGAAATAATGAATGCTTTACAGAAAATCTCTGATAACTATGGTGAACGAGCTCGTAAAGCTGAAGAAAATGAAGGCATTGATTGGAAAGCATTATCTCATGCAATCCGAGTATGTCACCAGATGCGTGAAATTTTCGAAACAGGTGATTTAAAGTACCCATTGAAAAATGCTGATGACATTAAGTACATTAAATCTGGTCAATTGCCTTTTGCAGATTTTAAAGACTACTTAGACGAGCTCTTATTTACTGTTGATGAATCGTGCAATAATGCTGTTAAAAATGGTATGAGAGAATCAGTTGACACAAAATTCTGGGAAGACTTCGTAACAGAAGTATACTACGAGTGGATTTCAGTTAAATATAAAGGATAACGTATGTTTTTAGCTATTTTTATTTTCTATTTGTTCATCGGTCAAGAAGTAAAATATTCTGGTGTATATTACAAATACCCAATGTTTACAAACAAACCCCTCCAAGAAGCTATTGCAGTTCTTCTAGGTTGGCCTTTATTCCTCTGGCCTATTAAAAAATAATATTAAAGCACTCATATGAGTGCTTTCTTTTTCTCTAAAATAAGTAAGGTTTTAAGATGTCAATTGTAGTTTATGGATTTGACCCAAGTGTATATCGTTGTGTCCCTTGTATCAATGCTAAACGTCTGTTAGACGCAAAGCGAAAGGAATATAAGTTTATCTCTGTTGCGAAAGAAAGTGGCCCTGACGGCCCTGTATTTGACGAGAGTGTATTAGATGAGCTAGAGTCCCTGTTAGGTCGTAGAACTAAAATCTCAATGCCACAAATTGTTATCAATGGTGTAGCAATTGGTGGGTTCACTGAATTACAAAAACACAATTGGAGTAAATAATGAGCACAGAAGAATTAGCCAAATTATTTAGAACCTGGACAATAGACCAGCCTTTAGAATTATTGCCTGTTCCTGCAACTCTAACTAAAGAGCAAGAATTAGAAACTAAGCAATTAATCATCGAAAAATATGGTCTCAATTCAGATTCGTACGATATTGATGATGATAACAAAGAATTATTTTTAGTACGTGCATCAAAATGTGATTGGGTCGCAGATGGTAAATATATGCATCGTGACCAGGTATATTATTACTTGCCACTTAATGTGTATTTTAGTTTATCAGAATCTCGTTCAGGTTCACATTTTACTGATTGGTATTACAGTGAACCAGAAATATACATTACTCAATTAGAAGTCCGTACAGTGAAACAGCTCATCTGGTAAATGATTCCTCCAATATAAATAAAATTATTATTGGAGGAAATTATGTTATTGATCGGTAAAGCTTATAAAGAAGAAAAAGAACGTTTGTATATTGAACAGGAGTGTAAATGTTTATTGTGCAAACGTGATTTAGACTCTGATGTTCAGAAAAATCATCTCGACCATGACCATGACCTTACTGGTGAAAATGCCGGAAAGGTCCGTGGGTTACTCTGTCCACTCTGTAACGCTTTCGAGGGAATTGTGAAACACAAATTCCAACGTTCAGGTCTTAAAGGTAAAGATGTTGACTATATTACTTGGCTTAAATCTTTGACTAGTTACCTAGAAAAAGAGCATTATGCTAGTATCCATCCACAATTCATTGTTGATAAGTCTAAGTGGTTCTCTAGGTTAAGTAAACAAGAGATGATTGAAGAGCTCAATGCAAATGGGTTTAAATTCATCGATGGTACCAGAGAAAAACTAGTTCCCCAATACAAAAAAGCTTTAAAGGCCTCATTATGCAAATAGAGGTCTATGGTGTACAGGCACCAAAAGAATATTGCTATGCCTGTTATCGCCTTAAAGAAATTCTTGACTTAAACGACTTACCTTATACATTTATTGATTGTATCAGTTATGACAGCGAAATACGTTATAACCGAGAAAATATAGTACAATTAGCCTCTAGATTAAACAAACAAAGTTTAGCTTTTGTTTATCCTGTTATTTTTCTTAATGGTGAGAGAATCAACTTTAATGATTTCTTAATCGCTGTCAAGGATAATGGATATAATAAACACATCTGAAATGAAGTGAGAGGTATATAATGTCTAAAGTGATTGAAAATAAAATTCGTAGTTTCTCGTTTGAAAAGACTGAAGCTTTATTAGCTAAAGAACAAATTGTCACACCAAGATTATTAGATCTTTGGACAGATGAACTAAAAACTGAATTCAAAGAATCGAATATTGGTAAGAACACCATTCGAGAATTGATCGTGCAAAACATTTTAAAGAACTTCGATATTGTTGCTTTCGGCGTACCACATAATGTCACACCTCCTAAGGACATTGATGACGCTACTGTCCGGAAAGTCAAACGTATGCGGAGACAATCACTTATGAGGTAAGTCGTGACCACTGTTAAGAATAACTATGTAAACAACAAAGATTTATATAATGCAATTTGTGAATGGAAACAGAAATGCAAAGAAGCTGGTGAGATTGTCAGACAAAATGACACTATTGGCAAAGCCATCTTGCTTATTTCCGAAGGTTTAAGTCATAGATTTAACTTTTCTGGATATACAGCTTGTTGGAAGCAAGAAATGATTTCCGATGGAATTGAAGCGTCTATTAAAGGACTAATTAACTTTGATGAGACTAAGTATAAAAATCCACATGCATATATAACTCAAGCCTGCTTTAATGCATTCGTTCAGCGTATCAAAAAAGAACGCAAAGAGACTGCACGCAAATACAGTTATTTTATTAATCATGTCTACGACGCTAACGACGATGATATGGTTGCTCTTGCAGATGAGGACTTTATTCAAGACATCTACGATAAGTTACAGCAATACGAATCATCGCAGAAACAACCTAAAAAAGTAGTGGCTGAAGAGACTCCAACTCTGGATTTTTTATATGGAAACTCTTGACCTTACAGGTTTTCTTGAACACGAATTTGAATTAGAAAGTATTCCTTATTTGCTGAAACTCGTATTAAGGGATAAATTAGGAATTCCAGTGGTAATTGACCCACTGGATCCACATGACGTAGAAATACGTACAGAAACTCAGACAATTGAACATAGTTATTATGTGGATGAATCTGGGTTAAAGGTTAAATTGAATATTAGGAAATGTTATGAGTCCAGATAGTATGAAAGAATACCGTGAAGAACACGAATTTGATGATGTAGAAAGTCAAGTAGAAGTTTCTCCACGTGATGAACAAGATTCATTAGCCGATTATTACGAGCGTAAGTTAACCAAACAACGATTAAAGCCTATTGCTAAAAATCGTCACGAAATTAAACGCCTTAAGAATTTAGCCGAAAAGGCTATTCTTACTAATAACTTCGAATCATATCGATATGCTTTGTGTAAGTTGCGTGAATTCTATCGTCAGCCATTTACACCTGAAGTTATTAAAACAATGTGGGAAACCACTCGTTCTGAATTAAGGAAAGTTGTGTATGATTCAGCAGGCAAAGTTTAAAGACATACAGGTTACACAGCCGTTTACATTTGGTCCAAAAGATGAGTTATATGTAAAGAATGCATTGTATACTGCACGAAATACAGAAACCCAAGCACTACGAGTCTTTATGCCAGATGAACAAGTCATTATTAATAATGAATTTGCCACAATCTAATTAAAGGAGACTTCGGTCTCCTTTTTTGTTTTTATAAATAAGAATAAAGGAGATACTTATGGCAAATTTAAGTGCAAATAGTACAATTGGAGGCATGCCCATTTGGCATAAAGGTATTTTTCCTTTAGCGCCTGCAGGCGATTCAATTTACTTTAAAAGTTTTAAGATTTATTCAGAAAATGACAAGCCACAAGCAGTAGATAACGATTTCGTTTCTAAAGCTTCAGGTGGACGATATTTGAATCTTGTTGGATTCGATAAAGGTGTCACAATAAAAGATAAAAATGGGGCTTCTTTTAGTTTATCTGGGACTGTAGGTCCAGGCCCACAAGTCGCATCATTACGATTGTCTGGTATTTTTGCAGTAGAAATTCCAGGTGGAAATCCATTCATTTTATTTGACCCAACAACTGATGTCACTAAACCTCGCTTCACTGTAATGGGTGATACATTAGCTAAATATGTTTATGATGAGTCTGGCAGAGTGTTCAGTCCAGGCAATACTCCAACAAACGTACAGGTTGGCCTAGGAAACGTTACGAACGATAAACAAGTTGGAATCAATATTACATCACTGCAAACTATGGCTGGGGTCCTAGCGGCGCCTAACTTAGTGAGTAACAATCGGGCTTCACAGGCGAATCATGTGCCTCAATTTTCTCAAGTTGTGGTTAAAGGCTCAATTCAAGATTTTGGTTATTATTAATAGGGAATAAAATGGCAGATTTAACAGCTATTCAGTTCTTACGAACTAGCACAGCAGGAAAAATTCCGTCTGTGAACGTACTGCATGAAGGTGCGTTAGCGATCAACCTTACCGATCGCACAATCTATACAAAAAATGCTTCAGGTGCTATTATCGATTTAGGTTTCGGTAAAGGTGGTGCAGTTAAAGGCAATATTGATTTAACTGGCAACTTAACTGGCACAGGTGTAGTTAGTGCCCCAACAGGTAATTTCACTACATCTAATATCACTACGCTAAACGCTTCTAATATGACTATTACTGGTGTTGCCCAAGCGATCAGAAAGTTCACTGTTGTTGAATCTGGAAATCCTGCAGCTAGAATCGATTTGGTAACTACGCCAACACAATCTCAAGCTATTGGCATGTATTCCACTGAATCAACCGATTATACTTCTTTTAATAGTGAGATTGGTGGTTCTAAATTATTAGAGATTCGCAAAGGTAAATCTGGACAGAAACCCCAAGTTATCTCTTATGGTGAATTTATTTCTAATGACATCATTGCTAAAAATTTAAGATTTAGCAATGATTACGGTCAATACGCGATCGAAGCTTTAACTGCACAGGCATATAGTGGTTCTGGTGATACAAATGGAATTAACTTTGTGTTTAGGGGCCGTTCTAATAGCTCAGCAACAATTTATCACACGATTATTGACGGTAGGGCTGGGACTAATAATCAGGTTGCACACTATCACGGCAACACCCCACAACATAAGATTTGGGCTTATGGTTCTGCAGGTGCAGGCGGTTGGGGTAACTTTGTCGGGTCGTTATCTGTTGGTTTTGATGGTTTAAGTGGTCTTAATAGAGGTCTAGCTGTTGGTCATGAACTAAGTGGGTTGGTGGGTTCTCAAAACCAATTATCTCTGTATGCAGGTAATGTGGAAACTCTAAGAATCGCGCACGACCGCACGATCGCACTTAAGGCTGTAAACATCTATGCAGGTGGTTTAGCAAATAACAGTGCATTACTTATGACCGATACTAGTACAGATAACAATGGTATTGGTGATGGACGAACACACATCGGTTATTTGAACTCGGGGAAATTTCATCATTATTTCCGTGGTACTGGTGAAATGAATATTGCCACTCACTTAGGCGTGAATATTAGTATTGGTGGTTTGATTACCAATGGTGAGATTTTATCTAATACTCGTGTAACCGCTAAAGGCACAACAACTTCATTTAATGGTCTGAGATCTGAAACGTCTGGCAACGGTTGGAGCTATTTAGCGTTAAAATCCGGTTCTTCAGAAGCTCATATCGCTTACAATAACACTGCTGCTGAAGGTGGTATCGCCAATAGTTTACATTTGCGTCCTAATGGTACTTCTACTGGAAGTTTGATTTTACAACCAAACAGTTCCATGCTTCACCAAACACAATATGGTACTATTAAAATTGGCTCTTTAAATGCTTCACATGCGCATTTTGATACCGATAGACCATCATTTTATTTTTATAAGCCTATTACCAGTGCAGGACAATATTCTGTAACCGCTAATACCCTAGATAATATGCTTACAGCATATGCTGAAATGGCTTCTAAACCTGCAGCATACAATATTGAAGGTCAGTATAATGTAGGAACGGTCACTAGGTTTATTTCATTTGGTAAACTAGCTGCTAGACATTCAGGTGGTTATACTACTCATTTGAACTTCGGTTTGGTTAAGGATGCAAATTCTTGGGGTGATGGTGTTACTGGTATGTATGTTGCTCTTGGTGGTAGCGATGCTTCACCAACACAATACTTTACCTTAGCATACGGTGGTAAAATCAAGCATTCTAATGGCATTGAGTTCTATAGCACAGCATTTAAGCCTAGTTCTGCTGATATTGGAGCATTGCCTGTAGGTTCTGATTCAGTTGGGGTGCAAATCCATGATGCTCGGAACGGACCATATAATGGTTCTGATGTTTTGCCTAACCAACTATCAAACCAATCACTAAAAACCACTTTCACTATGGGTGGTGCCACTCCAACTGGCTCATGGGTTAGTAAGTTATCTGTCAAGGGTTGGAATGGTGATTATGCTGCGTGGGAACTAGGATCCGGTGCTTCAACCTATGCTGATGGTAAATTGTGGTATCGTTATGGCATAGGTGCTTCTTGGAACGCTTGGGATATGGTCTACACAACACGCCATAAACCAAGCGCACAGGACGTCAATGCTTTGCCTATCAGCGGTGGTACTTTAACAGGTCAATTAACTGTCAACGTTAAGATGATACTTAGAGATAATGGTTCTACAGCTTCTAATGGTGTTCTAAAACATCAAGTAGGATCAGGTGGGGAAACTTGGATTACTGCTATTAATGATTCTGATCTTAACCATTCTGCGATTGGTGTTAGTCAAGATTTTGGCCCTCAGTGTTGGATTAACCGTACTAGGTATAAGCTTTACCACCAAGGTTTCAAACCTACTGCTGCCGAGATTGGCTCTTTACCAATTACAGGTGGTACAATGACAGGTAATTTACACGCTTCTACAGGCGGTATTTACCCTGCTGCTAATAATGCAAGCCAATTAGGAAATAGTGATTGGATTTGGGCGTCAGCTCATATCAGAGATTTAACTGTTACTAGTAGTCTAAATTCAACGACGATAGGTGTCAATAATACCAACTCTAGTAATGGCTACGGTCTTAGTTTGTATGGCGGTGCTGTTACAGGACAGCCCACTTACGGTTTGATGTTTGCAGGTACAGCTACATTTGGCAAATTGGGTTCTGTTACTAGCGACTGGGCGACATACTTCAACATGAACGCAGATGCCACTCGCGGATGGATCTTCAAAGCTGGTGTTGGTTCTTCTGGAAACGTTGCTTCTATTTCTGGTAATGGTAATGCCTATTTTGTCGGTAATATGGAAGCGCAAGAAGTATATGCGAGAGGTTGGTTGCGCACAACAAATTCTAGCGGCTGGTATAATGAAACTTATGCCGGTGGTATCCATATGTCAGACAGCACATGGGTGCGAATCTACAACAAAAAACAGTTTTTTGTTGATAGTACCGCTAGTGATGCAATTCGAACCTCTGGTGGTGTTACTGCTACTGGTAACATTTCTGCTTCAACATTTAGCGGTAATGGTTCTGCGCTGACTGGTTTAACTTCCGCTCAAGTTGGTTTGGGTAACGTTCCTAACGCGGTACATACAACGAATCCTACTGCTAATACTGTTGTTGTTCGTGATGGTTCTGGGTGGGTTAACGCTGCTGGGTTCCGTGGTAATGGTTCTCAGTTAACTAACTTATCGTGGAGCAATATCGTTGGTCGTCCGACAGAGACAAACCAATGGCATACTGTGCATAATAGTCCTGCTGGTTCAGGAACTAATAGAATCGCCTTGCCTAGTGCAGCTATTAATCACTTAGTAGCTGGTCAAATGGTTAAGTTTAGAGTTTGGTTAAACAGATCTAATGCTGCTAATTCTGAAAGATTTTTCAGAGAAATTATAGTAGATGGTTCCGATGGTTGGTCAGGTACACAATCATATGCACCAAATGACGTAACTTGGCCAGGTGTTAGCTATTGTTGGATTAGAAACGCACATGCGTCTAATGACGTTGCGTCACGAAACACCATCAGTTCACAGTATAGCAACATCACACGGTTCGAGTATCAACTGCTATAATGCTTATAAATAATAACGAGAGCTCTAGTAGCTCTCTTATTTTTATAAGGAGATATTATGGCACCCAAGATATTAGCTACAGATATGATACTGGGTGTTCTAGACCGCATTTTCAAAGATACTGATTCAGGAAAAGTTCTTGCTTCAAGAGTTTCAGTTATCGTTGTTTTGTTTTTGCTTTGTCTAATCTGGTATAAAGGTGACTACATCCTACAAATGTACAAGGAGTCTAGTTATTCTAATTATGCGGAGATACTACAAAAAGAGCGAAATGCTAGATTTGAAACTGCTGCATTAGAACAACTTCAAATTATTCACGTTTCAAGCGGAGCTGACTTTAGCGCTGTTTATTCTTTTAGGCCTAAGAACTTAAACTACTTTGTGGATTTAATCGCTTACGAAGGTCGTTTACCTAGTACAGTAAACGAAAAGAATCTTGGTGGATACCCAGTCGATAAAACTTCTTCTGAGTACAGCACTCATTTATCTGGTCGGAATTTTTGGACAGAAACAGAATTTGTATTTCTTCCAACTAAAAAGAAAAGTGATGAGTTAAAATATATGTTCAGTTGTCCGTACTTCAACTTAGAAAACATATATGCTGGTACTATCTCAATGTATTGGTACGCTATGCCTGAAATTGCAAATGACACTAATCGCCTTACCAGCATCTGTAGTCAAGGTACCAGAACACTTGGTAGGTCTAGATAAAAAAACGCCCATTCAATGAATGGGCGTTTTTGTTTACGCTAGAGGGTCGTATACGCCTACAAAATGACTCGGGTATATATTTCCAGTCTTGCAACGATAACTTACGCCAGACTGAATCCTGTTGTGTTTAATTGCAGTTAAATATAACTTATGTCCGTTGACTTCGTAAATATATTGAACTGTTGCCAATTTTAAATTGTGGTATCTTTTGCCTGTACCACCTAAAGTGATACAGATTTCACTCCAAAAAGATGAATGGCTCATTTTGCCTACTAACATGTATTCAACTATGTGTGCAACTTCATGAGCAATTGTATCTTCTAATATGCTATCCCAATTATCTTTATTCACTAGCATCATATTGTAGTTAATGCATACAGTAGATTTTTTAGTATATGCATTTGCTGATGCTTTACCTGCACATTTGCCTCTGTTTTCTTTCAATGCAGGGTCTAAATCCAAATCATATACTAAGTTTGCATGTGCAACAACTAAGTCTAATTTTGTTCTCACAATTTCTTTTGCTAGTTTGATATTCATATTCCCTCCCGTTAAGATGTTGCTATACTACACTATTGCAAATATCGTGTAAACAAAAAAAAATGGCTACCTAATGGTAGCCATTTTATCAATATACTTCTGGTTCGTCTTTGTCTCTATCATCTCTGATTATGTTTTCATCAGAAGAAATAATGCCAATTCCGTATTTTGCATTAACAATGGCTTCTTCTTCACTTTCAGCTTCTACCACCATATCAGTGCAACCTCTGACATAGCCTGACCATTGCTGAGTTACTCTAAATCTTTTAAGTTCTTTCATATTATGCCTGATATTGATACATTGTCATTTTTCTATTCAGACGTTCAAAGTGTTCATCGAATAGGCCTGTCATATCTTCACGAGATAATCCTGAGTTAAAGAACATTCGTTTTAATCGATATTTGTTAAGCTCGAAGCCTTCGACCGTTCTAAAACCTAGTTCATTAAGATATTCTGCGAATAAATTAATATTGTCTAAAATATCATCAGCATCAAATTTAATCAAGATGCTCATTGTCGCGATAATATCCATAATGGATTCTTTATTGAAACTAATGTCTAATTTTTCTAAAGAAACCTGTTGTTCTAAGTCATGTTCATTTGTATTCATTTTACGTCCTGGGTCAATTCTGATGCGATAATATCAATGGCCTGTGTAATCAATTGCTCTGAGCGAATTCCGTCGATATAGCAACTTCCTGATGCAGAGATTTTAATCTGCATGCCTATACCTACAAAGACATCAATTACGTGCTGTTTAGGCTTATTGCATACAATGCGCAGAGAGCCATCGTTCTTGATTTCAATTTGTCTTAGGCGCATTTTATTACGACTAAATGCGACCTCATAATTAGAACGATTCAAACGGATTTCTTTAATCTCAATTGATTTTTCAACTAAGATACTTTCAATAAATTCTTTATCAGTGTTCATACTTCCACTGATGTCACGAGGTTTTCTTCTTGCAGTAGATTCAAACACGATATTATTAGTGTCTGCATACTTTACCGCTGCATCTAAGATTAACTCCATGCCTGAATCAGATAAAATATAAGATTCAAATGAATCTTCAATAAGGCCTAATTCTAATAATTCAGTTACACATTTTTCAACTATCCCTGAATCAAGATTAACTTGTTGCTTAATTTCATCTAAAGTGATAAAATTTTTACGAGAAACTGCCAACAGAACTTCAGGTGAATTTTGGTCCAGTGTCTCAAATTTATTAAGTAGAGCTTCAATCTTTGTCATTAATAACCACACATTGTTTTATGATGGGTGTATAGTACAATAGTATTATACACCCCGTAAACCATTATTTCAAGAAATCGTATTGGTCGACTAGTTTATAACCACCTACAAGAACAAAACTTTTATTTGTTTTGATAGTTGAAAAGAATTCCCTAGCTTCAGCTTTAGCCTGCTCAATAGAGAAATCTAGAAGTTCACGTCGCAATGCACCGTATTCACCTTCCCATAGACTTTCATAAAGTAAAGTATACGATCTCTCTGATTGGAGAAAGCGCTTGACTGCTTGCTCTGAGAAATTGCCATCTTCAGTCGCATCATTGGGTTTGACAGCAACAAAACTTGACATGTATCTTTGGCGACGTAACCAATCCATGTCTTCTACAATACTAAGGTCATTATAGTCCAGTTCAATATCATAATGAATTGGGAATGCTCTGCGTCCACTAAACTTCGGCCATTTTCTGAAAAGATCTGTAAGAAAGTCACTAATTGCTAAATCTGCATAAAATAAATTCGCAGGGCCTGCAATAGAAGTCATTGCATTAATAAAAAATGCACAGATTCCTGAACGTGGCTCAATATCACTTCCATCAGAAGTAATTTTCTTAACGTGATTAAGGGCTTCAATAGAAGCAATATGTTGAATCAACTTCTTGTATTGAGTTGACCCTGATTTAGAATACACTAATAGAGCTTGAGTTAAGGCGTCTGGAATATCCACTTTGTCGACATCGCACATGTTAAGTTTAACGTTTGCATTAATTGTTGAAATCATAATAATCTTCCAAGTGTTCTGATAGAGGTTTACATAATTTGCTGTCTGATTTGTCTTCCATTATAACATAATTAATGAAATTTTGTATAATGGTTTTTTCTTTGGCAATGTCAGCCAAATATTCACTTTTTAATCGAGCAATAATATGCTCAATAAGAAGCACTCGATTATTGCCGTAAGAGCCTTTCCAATAGCATGCATGAGTCCATACATACATACATGCTGCATTAGCTGCATCAGCAGGAACATTATATTTGTCAACATATTTCTTAACTTGTTCGTTAAAGAACAAATAAGCTTTGTCATTCAACGAAGACAGATACGTATATGGTACTGCTACAGGGTAAAACTTATTACCACTATAATATTCTGATGTAGAATAATAAGGCTCTAATAAATCATGGACCTTACCATTAAATTCTTCATATTGATTTAAGAAATAACAAAAGCCTGTGTTAGGCATAACATCTTGTGTTTTTATCATTGTCAGAATATCAGACAATGCTTTGATCATTAGCGGTTTATTTAGAGACATGGTTACCTCTTAAATCTTTTAAGTAATGAATTGCAAAATTAATCAAATCTTTTCTGAGCTCTAGGTTTTCACCTTTCCACAATGTTCTATTGTGACGAGAAATAGAATAGCTTAATTTTACTCTATTCTTCTCTAAAAGAGTAGCTTTAATCGCTTCGATATCTGGGCTATTGTTAAAGCGTTTTAACTCTGATTCTGTCATTAAAATAGCTTCATACTCAAAAGCTTTTCCTAGATTAATTGCCGGCACTGGATAAGTTTTACTGCCGCTGAACTTTGGCCAATTAGTGAAAATATTATCAAGGAGCATTTCAGAATATTTGCCTGACCTATGATAGATTAAACTGCAAATGCCTGTATAGTGTGTTGAAGAAATTTCATCAATATTTGCCAGAATACTTTCAAATTGTTCTAACAAATCATTAATAGTTGCTTGATCCATTTTTGTTCTCCGTTATACGACAAGGGCTATAGTATCAAACCTATAGCCCTGTGTAAACCACTATTTAACTATTTTTCATTGCTTCAATTAATTGTGAGATGTACAAAATATTGTTATGTCCAAATTCCCCAGTCCACATATCTAAACGATGATATGCTACACTTGGGTCTTCATTATTAGGGGCTTTTACTGGATAGCGTAAGTTACCACTAAACATTTCTGGAGCTGTCAGGTATTCGTTACGAATAGCTGCGTGTTTTTTGCTTGTAAATGCATCAAATCCATAACGAGAATTAGTCTTAAAATCATACATAACACCTAATTTGCTACGTTCTTCTTTATTTGAATCTAAGACTTTAATGAGAATATCCGTAAAACATTGAATTACAAATTTCTTGTCTTCAGCGTAATAACTAACAATACGCCCAAACTCTTCATCAGTCAAATTGAATGACTTGCAAATGTATGAGCGCGGTTTTTCGTTCAGACTCCAGAATGCTAAGTGGGCATTTTCCGGCAAACAGTCAAATGGGAATTCAAGCACTAATTGTTTTTCTAGTTTACGTTTAGTGTATTCGATCAGCTCAAAACGTAATGCACCATATTCACCATCAAAGAATGTTTGACTTTTGTCACGTTTACGATCATTATATGCATTAAACGCTGCATAAGAAGTGTCGATATTAGACCCATTTGTTGGCATAACCTCTGGGTCTGGAATTGGGTATACATGGTTGCCTGAATGTTTATCCCAACCTTCAAATAATTGATTTAAACGAGATAAGCAACTAAGTTCACAGCCAAACCCACGAACAGTAATATAATTCTCTACATAACGACAAATACCTTCATCATTATTGTTGTCAGAGAAATTTTCCTTTGTAATCGATTTCAGTGCATTATAAATCAAAATATCTGATAAGAATTCGTTATCTGAAAAGGACCCAATATCTGTTGAAGCTGTGATACCTGGAAAATAATCTCTATTACTCATTTTAATTCCCCGATTAAAAAATTTAATAATTCTAAACGTAAATCGCCATATTCGCCTTCCCAACGAGATAAACGATAGAACGCATCTACTTCTGATGATGTGACTCCGCTCGGTGCTGGCACGGGAAATGAATGATTTCCATTGAATTTAGGCCATTTGTCGAAATTCTCAACGGCAAATAACTTAAAGATTACCTGAGCAATACCTGTAATGGTATAACATGTGAATGGTGCGCCTGAATATAATAAAGTGTTAAGCTCTATTAATTCATCGATATTATCTTCACTGAATTCGCGTAACACACTACGAATTTCTTTAATCGCATAAGAACAAATACCGCCGTTTACTGATGGCGCTTTGACTTTGTCTATTGCTTTAACTCGAATTAAAGAATCAAGTGCAATACCACGAGCAATTTCTAAACCAGAATCTATCATCTTAGAGATTTCTTCTGTTGTAAAATTTTCCTCTAATACAACACACTCAGGACAGAATTTGCGTACTGGGACCTGAGAATCTTTGTTATAAAGATACGCTACTACTAAGTTTCTTAATTTCATTTTTATTCTCCGTTATACGACAAGGGCTATAGTATCAAACCTATAGCCCTTGTAAATAATTATTTTTCGTTTTTTACCGTTTTTGAGAGTTCTTCAATGGTAAAGTTTAGTAAGTCACGTCTTGACTGTCCGTATTCATCAGTCCAGAATCCACCAACAGAAGAAAGATAATATTCTCTTGCATTGTCATCTTTGTTTGGTGCCGGGACCGGAAACGCTAGACTTCCACTGTAACTAGGCCAACTAGCAAAAATTTGTTCGATAACACGTTCATGAAATCCTTCAATGACCTCACGAACTTCTGAATATCCAAATGGTATTTTAAGTCCATGGTATTTTAAGACTTGTATTGTTGACTCCGCCATGAAGTCTTGATATGCTGCGCACATACCACGGTATTGCTCATGGTTACCTAGATTCACATCTTCTCTAAGCTCTATCATGGCATTTAACGCTTCTTTAAGTAAAAGCTTTTTGAACATTTCATCAAATTGAGTAGGCTCATTTGACGTGTAATCTTCGATTAACTTATTTTGTTCATCTGTTGTTAGACTGGATAATTTCATGATAAGCTCCAATGATCTTCACGAGAAAATTTAGTAGCGTTTTGTTCTTTGCGGATCTGATGCTCTAATTCTTGGATAATGAATTCAAGTAATTGAATACGAGATTTGCCGTATGGACCGTTCCACATAGTCATTTTCTTGTCACCTGAAAAACAATTCCCAGATTCAATAACCCAATAAAAATCTCCAGGACTCTCATATTTTTTTGCTGTTGTATTATATGACCACATTTCAGCTTTAGTAGGAATTGGCACTGGATAATCAATATCTCCAGAATAATGTTCCCACTTAACGAATAGTGTTTTTAGCAATTTGCACACAGCGTGTTCAAACCAGTGAATAGCCCAATGAATATCATCACCTAAATCTGACGGCTCCTGGGCCTTAATACGTTCGGCAACAACTGTACTTACATAATAACAAATAGCACACTCAGCAATTTCTTTTAATTGGTCGAAGTCACCTGAATTCGCCTTAATAAGAAGTTCTTTAGCTATTGCTAATGTGACCTTCTTAAATTCAGTGACAGAACTTACAATATCTTGCTCTGGACCATCATAATTAACCAAATGTAAATTAGCAACGTTTCTAATGTTCGTACAAAAAAGTGGAATATTCATTCTATCACCTTAGGTAATCCATTTAATCCATAATAAAGCGAGCCAATAGATTCTAACATATCAAACATCTCGCTCAAAGCTGCGTTCATTATATCAAGAGAATTACCAGAAAAATACATTGTTGTTGAAATTTTTTCAATATAATTTTGTATTTCATCCCTAGAATATAATGTCGATGAATTATACCAACAGGACGAATGTCTAGTAGTCTGGAAGCCAATACTGGCTTCCATCTTATTTGTATCGATAACTCCATTTAGAGAAACATTTTTGTAAAATGTAGTTTCACCACCAAAGCCTTTAAAGTTATGAACAATCTCAACAGAAAGCTCTCTATTCAACCGTGTTACTATTTCCAAAATTCACCTTCTTTGTCAATTTTGCAATACAGAAGTCTAATAATTCGATGCGTAGCTGACCATATTCGCTGGTCCAACACTCACAATTATAATATGCATCTTCCGGGTTAGGTTTAGCATAAGAAGATGGTGCAGGTACAGGATAGTTTCGGTTACCGCTATATTTGGGCCATACGGCCATTAAGTCGGCGAATTTTCTTTGCATACAATTACGTAACGCATTCTTAGAAGAAAGCCTTAAACCACCTAACTCTATATGGTCTTTTAGGTCTTGTAAAAATAATTGCATCAACCCTTTATCAGTATAATAATCTAAGAGTATGCAGATACCATTAGTATGTATTGAATACTTACTACCCGCTTTACTAATAATATGCTCTAAATCATCTTTAATACTAACTAGAGCATTTAGCAAAATTTCATTTAATGCGTTATCTAGTTGTCTATAAACACGTTGGACTTTACACAAGATAATTCCAGATTTATCTGAGATTAATCCTGGGGCCTCTGGGTACATATTAAAGATTCTGATTGTATCTTTAGTATCTAGCGAAGTTTTTAATGGTTTCATTTTATTCTCCAAGGCCTTTCGGCCTATTTTAAATTAGCCGTTAAATTAGTGATTTTTGTTTCTAATTCGCTGATGCAGAACTCGAGTAGCTCAATACGATTGACACCATATTCACCTTCCCAACAATGATATGTAGCAAATGCATCATATGCGCACATTATATATTCAACACCATTCTCTGTTACTGTAGGTCCTGGGACAGGGAATGCTAAATTTCCACTATGCTTAGGCCATTTTTTGAAGACTGCATGTAGAAACCTTGTAGCGGAGTCTTCTAAAAAGTCAATATAACAGGACTCTTCGTCATCAGAATGTCTATCTACAGGCAGATAGCGTTTTAATACACCAGAAAATTCATCCGGAATACAAAATGAACAGATTCCAGCATCGTAACGTTCTTGAACAGGAGTTTCTTGTAATTCCTTTAAGAAATATAACATTGCACTTAAATTTGCATATATTAACGAATCCATCATTTGGGCTACATCATTATCTGATGCACCTAATGCCTTTACACTAGCAAGAGCATCTTCAAGACGATTAGTTGCACTTAATCTTTCTGGGAAAGCATATTGTGCAATGCTTAAAGCCAGTTGACATTTGAGATCATATGGTAAAGATAAGAACAATTCAAATTTCATGATGCACCTATTTAGAATTTTTGTTTTGGGCTACTAACAATACATTAATTTCTTTTTCTTCTCGTTCCGAGAAGTGTTTAATGCAATGTTCTAAGAGATCAAATCTCAATTTACCATATGAACCTTCAAAATAATTTAAGGTGAAGTCATACATATGCTCGGCTTGAAGGCCTTTCAATGGTTCTTTATATAATGCAACAGATCCGTCATTAACGTAATCAAGGAAAATATCAAGACTTTCGACAAATTCTTGGTTCTGGAACATTTCTTCATCCCAAATAGGATATGCAACTTCTCCGCTATAATGTTCCCAAGTACAATAAGATTCTTCTAAGACATTTGTTACGATGTCCCAACGCTCCATACCAATTGAGGCTGCTAGGAAATCTTTAAAGAGAATGCAAATGCCACTATCTACTGGATTGTATTTAGAACGAGATGCAACTAAGTCTTTGATTTTTTGTAAACATTGAACTACAACAGTAGTACTTACAGTGATTTTATCGTATTTCATTTATTCACCTAAATATTCAATAGCAAAGTCTAATAATTCTTTACGTAAATCACCATATTCACCTTTCCAAATATAGCAATTGTAATATGCATACTCAGCACTATCACCGTGTGTACCTGGAACTGGATAACCTTTGTCTCCGCTGAACTTAGGCCATTTTGTAGTGATTTCATTGAAAATAGAAACAGTACAATTTACAATTTTATGTGCATCGATGAGCCCAAATTGTTCTTTGAGGAAATCTAACGGAGATAATCTTACTATTAAAGAACAGATTCCAGATTCAGAATCTTTAAAGTATGGAGATCTTTCTTTAATGTCGATTAAAATCGATTTGAGGACCTTCTCTGCTATTGCGTGCACTTTATCTTGACCATTTAGAGATTTACTTTGGTTCAAAGAATTAGCTTCTTCAAGATTCAAGATTTCTTTAAGTAATATACTCATTTTTAACTCCCGTTTGTTTTGATAGGGCTATAGTATCAAACCTATAGCCCTTGTAAACAATTATTGCAAATATTTTATTGCATGATTTAATAGACTTAGTCGTAGACTACCATATTCGCCTTTCCAATGTGGTAAATCAACATATGCCTGGTAATATGATGGTGTTTTTGGGTCATTTTTGAACGACTGCGGTGCAGGCACTGGATAATCTATGCTACCACTGAACTGACCCCAAGTCATAAATGACTCTGAAAAAAGACGGTTTGCATATAACTGTATTTCGTGTCGTATATAGTCTAAGACTCCTTCATTGGCTAATGCCCTAAGAACAAAATCATCTAGGGTCATACAAAGACCAATGTCATTAAACTCATCCCAATCAGTGGATTTAATTTCCAACAGTGCATCTACTGCTAGCTTTTTAATTGCAGGTACATATTCTTGTTTAATAGTACCAACAAGTTCTCTAGTAACTTCTAAGCCACGGGTATTTGCTAGATAAACAATTTCATCAATTGGTTTGTTTTGGCGAATGCATGTGATAATGAAATCGTATTCTCTTTCACCTAAATCGTGTAAATTTAGCATAAGTTCTCCAAATAGCCAATACAGAAATCTAATAACTCTTTACGCAATTCGCCATATTCACCTTCCCATAAATGACACGTGGAAAATGCTTCATATGCACCCATTGGGTGTTCACTTTCTTCTATTGTGTTGTTATGAGGAGGCGGAACTGGGAATAGAATATTACCCGAGTGCTTAGGCCACTTAGTAAACAGTTCATTCATTACTATTTTATCCACCAAGCGTAAGTTATATGAAATTGACCCAATGTATTTGAATGCGTTAAATTGATCTTTAGCCTTTAAACTTAACAGAGATTCAGTTTGATATTGAATAATAAAGAATGTCTCATCGTTCACCAATGAGCAAATACCGTGAAACGCCTTTTTATCCAAAACCGTTTTCTTGACTTGGATAAACGCACTAAGTAAACGTTTACGAGATGCTCTACGAGAATGATTGATAATACGCTTTACCTTTTTAACAGGTAAATCAAATTCTTCTGCTAAACGAGTTCTACCAAACCCCTGAGTATAGCTGTTAATAAATTTAGCATATTGTTGATTAGTTAAACCATGTAATTTCATTTTGTTCTCCAATTATACGACAAGGGCTATAGTATCAAACCTATAGCCCTTGTAAACAGTTATTGCAAATATTTTATCGCATGTTCTAGCAAACTTAATCTTGATTTACCATATTCACCTGTCCAATGTGGTAAATCACTATAAGCCTGGGAATATGAGGTCATTCCGGCACATGGCTTGAATGATAATGGTGCCGGCACAGGATATAATTGGCTACCAGTAAATTCTGGCCATGACTCAAATGAATCAGAAAAAAGACTTCTTGCATATCTTACTGAACCACTAGTTAAATATTCTCTATGTTCGTTAAGGTATATTTCTCTGTAAACAAATTCACCCAGAGACATACAAAGTCCGATGTCTGCAAAAGTGCTCCAATCAGAATCTTTAATCTTCTGTAAAGCATTTACAGTGAGTTTTTTGATCAGCTCAGTGTATTCTTGTCTGATTGCCTCTACTGTAGTTGCATCCAAATAGACATTGTACCGTAAACCATTAGCAACAATTCGGTCTGTTGGGGTTTTAAAGTGAATTCCACTCATAACAATGTTATAATAATCTCTTTTGCTTACGCCGTGTAAATTTAACATAATTTCTCCAAAGACTCAATTAAGAAATCTAACAATTCAATACGCAGGCGGCCATATTCGCCTTCCCAACGATGATCTGTACCAGGGGCCCAGAATACACCATCATATGCTTGCTCTGCATCAGTATAAGCTAGATTAATTGCTTCTTCACCTTCAGCAAGATTTTTAGCTAAGTCTTTTCTGCGTGGCACAGGATAAAGTGGATTACCAGAATAAAATTCCCATTCAGTAAATAAATTGGACATAATCTCTGACGCAATACGATTTACTAAATTTTCGCCTAATCCGTATTTGACTGATTTTAGTTTCTTAAAATTTATGCAAACATGGACAGATGCGTTATAGCAGATCCCGGGTTTAAGAATATTTGCATTGAATTTTAAGTCTTTTAGACTTTGTAACAAAACCGTCTTAGCAAGAGTGTCTACATAGTCAATGAATTCTTTTGCATGTTCAATAGAAGTGCCTGTACGCAAAGAAATAGTGTCGACACACAGTTCTTTAGAATATGGGGTCGTTGCATTAAAACTTTGACGTCTTAAACATTTTAACATCATTTCGTTTATTTGAATGGTTTCTTTATCTAGCATTTTTGATTCCTTAGTTCTTCAACTAATTTGGTTAATTTCTGAATAGAATATTCGAGTAAATCGTTTCGCAATTCACCATATTCGCCTTCCCAGCAACTAGTTTCGCTCCAATACATGTTAGATGCATTTTCTGTACATGAATCTTTGCCTAAATCAGATTTGCTTGCTGGAACAGGATAGCATTTATCGCCACTATGGAATTCCCAACCACTGAACAAGTCTTCAACTAAAAATTCTATTTGTGTGTGTAAATTTTCAACAATAGATAGTTCAGTATCTGCATCTACCAATTCACTGAAAATTTTGTTTATTCTGATAGACACACAAATACCATTATCCATACGCTCTGCTATATTCTGGCTTTTAAGCCTCGTTAGGTTTTCTAACATTTCAGGATATGCAGCGGCTTTAATAGTTTCTAAATTAAGCATTTTTAACTCCCATTTGTTTTTTTTTTGATGAGGCTATAGTATCAAACCTATAGCCCTTGTAAACCATTATTTGAAATTATTTTCTTTTTAGGTAATCAATATAAAATCTAACAATTGCCATTCATAATGTATCTAACTCCTCAATTAAGAAGTCTAACAATTCTTTACGTAAATCACCATATTCGCCTTTCCATTTATCGTTATAGACAAATGCCGCCCCAGGATTACACTCATCAATTGAAGGTACTGGAAAATTCAAGCGTCCACTAAACTTAGGCCATTTAGGGAAAATATCAGTAAGAATGACTCTAGCAATTGTTTTAATTGGACTCTTTAAAAATCCAATCATCTTTTCATCATGGAGATCTTTGAAGGTTTTTTCACCATCACCATATAATGTATCTAGGTCATAATCGTCGATAAAGTCACCGATATACTCATCAACAAAATTACAGATGCCATTAGTCTCATGACGACCTGATTTATTTGCTTTCACTAGATTTCTAAGGTCTTTTAGTGCAACTAAGCATAATGGCTTGGTTGCCACAAGAGCCTCATCAAATAGACGCTGTACAAACGCTTCGTCTAAATTATACAAATTTGAACAGAATCGTACAGCCCAATCCATATCAGACCCAGAACGATAGATTATCCCACAATAAGTTTTAATATTAAGACCGTGTGTATCAATCATTATTTTTCTCCAAACATTCGATGATAAAGTCTAAAAGTTCGACACGTAGTGTATAGTACGCACCTTCCCATAATGGTAAGTAATTGAATACCATGATATGGTTATGACCTTCTGTTACACTTGGAATAGGATAACTTTTGCTACCACTATACTTAGGCCATAGAGAGACCATATCTCTAATGATGTACAGAATGAGATCTTTTCTATACGTATCTAAAGATTTAGGTGTCTCGATTCTCTTTGAAAGATGATGACAAAGACCATGCTCTGTTATCTCCGGTTTATCTTTGAGTGAATCTTGGTCCGAAACAATTTCGCGTAAATCTTTAGCTCTGTGTAAGATATGTTTCTTAAGAGCACGTTCAATTTCGACTCCAGTAGAATCGATAATATCGATTTCTTCTTTAGTGAATACTCTGGTAAAATCAACATTAGTACCTTTTGGTGCACTAACACCGGAATGTAACATATATTGACGTATTGTTTCTTGTCTGTTCGTTATCTTAAATTTCATTTGCATCTCCCATTTGTTTTGATGAGGCTATACTATCACAATAGAATTGCTTGTAAACAGTTTTTGCAAAAAAAAAAAAAGGAACTCCGAAGAGTTCCTTAGATTAAATGTTATTAGTAACAATGTGTACGTCATTCTTACCCACAGTAGTGGTCGATGTTGTTTCCGGGCAACGCATTACATACACTGTGGTCAGACCTGCTGTTGATCTCATCATATACATGTTACAATCTTTTAGTTCAGGTGGCATAATAAACCTATGGTCCACATGTGAAGTTGACGGCGAACACGCTGTAACAAATAGCGCTGCTAATAATGGTAACAATAGTTTTATCTTCATATAATCCTCAATTGTGAATGTAAACTTCTTCTGTGTCTTTAGCACAAGTCTTGCCTTTCATGACATAGGTCTTGTCCAATTTGACCACATTATACTTAGTCATCCAAGAAAGTAAATACTTATTTTCACGTCCTTTATGTCTTACTACATTAGATAAACCAAACTTAATACCTTTTTGATGCAATGAGTCTAGATACTCTAAGAGTTTCTGCTCTTCTTCATCAGACCAATAGCAGTTGTATGCTGCTTTAGTAATAAGATATGGAGGGTCTACATACACAAAATCCCCAGGCTTAATTTCAATTTCACTATAGTGCTTAGAACTAAACTCTATACGGCTTTGGTTCTCATGAAAATGAGCTAAACGTCTATACGTATTGCGAGTTACAGTTCTGTTACCGAATGAAACATTGAACCTTCCATCATTGAATCTAAGCATATTACTGAAGCTATGCTGGATTAACGCATATAACACTAATGGTTCTCTAAATTTATTATATCGCTGAACCGCTTTACGATACGCCAGGACATTAGTTTTATCAAGATTCATAGTTTCTATTAGGGTGTGTATTTCCTCTTCAGACGTTGTTCTGAGGGCTTCATACATATCAATTAAAGGCTTCTCAATGTCATTAGCTAATACATTGCCTTTGACATTGAGAGAAACCGATAATCCACCACAGAACAAATCTACAAATCTAGAATATTCTGGGAACAAAGGTAATAACTTAGATAAAAGCTTTTGTTTGTTCCCGACGTAACAGATTACGCCATTTGCTATATTTGTTCCGGTGGCATTTTTCACTGTATTTGCTCTCTTGTTACTTCACAAATTACATGATACCCACATGTACGCATTTTAGCATCTTTATATTCTAACGGAATACTTACTACATCACGTGGGTGTACTTTGACTTTAATGAAGTTAGAATCGTTATATGAATAATTGTCAAAATATGCTTTAGAACATACATGTAAACCGGGTGCACATAGAACATTATCATCAGGGCAACACAAGTCACGTTCTTGTGTTGGGAATTTACCTGGGCTATTATCAATAGTGCCAGTATAATGGTCTTTAAAGTCTTTGCGCACGGCTTTCCACGCATAGAAGCAACCATCTGAAGTAATTTCAATATCACTTGACACTAAGAAATCGAATAAACGATTAATGTTCTTTGATTCTGGGTTTTCCATTAAGTTGTTAAGGAATGGCATCCAGAATTTAAAGTCATTGCCGTCATTAAGGTCAGAGATAATTCGTTTAGCAATGCCAGACTTTAATTCAATTGAATTGTAGAATAGCTTATTGTCACGAATCAGAATAAGACCTTCACGGAACTCATCAGAAGCAGTAATAGTCTCTAAAACTGAAGACATTTTAATTGCTTTATCAAATTCACCTAATTGTAGCAATTGGATGATTCGATGATAGTTCTTGTGTGTATGTTGTACAGTGGTTACTCCGTTTGGAGTCATAATCACTACACAATCTTGGTTAGCTAACCATTTTACCTTTTTCTTTTCTTGGGTCTTTTCAGAAACAGGCTCTGCCACAGGAACATCTTCAATTAGTTCTAAGCGACAGTCATAATTGTCTTTAATATGCATCACTAATGATTCTAGTTCAGGGTCAGTAGATTCACAGAGAAGCATAGATACAATATTACTAAGACGGTCTTGGTTAAACTTTGGCCTATCTTTCGTATCAACACGCCCAATAGCATTGATAAGAGATTTACGATCTAATTGAGAGTATTGACTTAAAGAAGTCATCTGCTTAATCGTAAATAAAACAGTTTCTACGAAAAAATCTTCGCGGGAGGCAACTTTAATTTCATTGATTGCTCTACGAACTGTGTCAACACTAATACCTAATTCTCTTGCAATTTTAACTTTAGTCTTATAGCCGTACAAATACATACATACAGCCATTTTCTTCAAACGTGGATTAAGTTTCATATTGTTCTCCTTAAAGCCTAGATAATACTACCTAGGCTTTACAAGCATTTATTTTAAAAGTTCTTCATATTGTCCAATAATGAAATCAGCAGACTGGTCACATTCAGAATAAGAACATATAAATGAACTAATTACTCTATTTGGTTGCATGATATTAAGCAAATTGCGAATACGATCTTTAAGAGTATCGGTTCTCTTATATACCATAGCATCTAAAGCTTTCCATTGGTCTGAATTGCAGACACTTGTAAATAGTTCTACATTATTGAATTCACATTTAACACCAGTGAGACCTATCAGATAATTCAATAAAATAGAATCCGGGCTACGTATCATTTGTATCCTATAACCAAAAGAAGAAATATTATACGCAAAGTGGTGTGAAACTCCAAACTTAGCGCGTTTTTCATATTCTTTAAGTAATTCAGGGAACAGTGACTTGAGTTCTGAACGTTCTACAGCCTTTCTAGCCGACATGCGAATAAAATATACATGTTCTTTCTTAATTCCAGCTGCTTCAGCTAAGTCTAAAATTCTGGATCTACTAGGATTCATAATTGAAATTTTACTTTGACTATCAACAGAATCAATATCAATGAAATCATCAAAATATTGATACATTGCGTATCCTTTCAAGTTTGCTACTTCACTTGCAGTGAGGTTCAAATGCTTAATATACCCATCCACATAAGAATACACATTTGGTGAAGCTGGGCGTGATTCAGTTTTTGTCCTTGGAACTTTAGTGACACCTTCCATCACTTTAGAAGCATAGAAAATGTTAAGCTCATCGCCATCCATGTATTCTGAAAGTGCATTTAACGCAGAGTTACAGGTAACAACAATAAGATCTGTCATACCACGGTTCAATGCTTCGATCTGACGGATCGCCTTAGTTCGTTTAGATTCAACATCAACTACTAGAACATTAAGAGAAGTAGTATGAATATTGATTCTATCTTTAATTGGTGCTAAAGACACTAAACGTTTACGAGCATTATAAGACCATGTTTTACGACGGCTCGCAGGATAAAAATGCAAATATGAACCATTCATAATAGAAAGACGTTGGGATTCAGTAAGCTCTACTGAATCCATAATCTTAATATCGTAATCACTTTTAATTGCAGAGCGAGTGTTATGACCCAGTTTAGAGAATGCGCGAGTTCGTTCACGTAGATTACTAATTGCTGCTAGTTTAGCTGCAGTTTCATCTAAGATTTCTTTCTGAACAGTGTTTACACGTTCAATGACGTTTTTAATTGTCGTTTTATCTAATGACAATTCTTCACGAGAAGGCATAAAATCTAATAAACCAGGTTCAAATCGAATCACAGGTGAAGGATATTTCTCTTTCAGAATACCCCAGGATAAGCCCGGCACATCTTTTAGCGGATATACGATATTACAATACAACGCATAAATGCTTTGCCCATGGACGTCTGAACGGTCCTGGATTTGGTCTTCAGTAAAGAAGTTGACATGCTCATAATTAAATGGAGCATATTTTTTAAATGGGCGTAAGCAATATACGATCTCATTTTCCCAAGTCTGAATATCTTCTTGAGCAACTGGAATGATAATTTCAAGGCCATCACGCTCAGTAGTCTCTTCTTCAGAAATAAGCTGAGGTGGAACAGGACCATTTTCACCCATCATACATGCATATGAGCGCTTAATACCATTTTGGTATGAATGCATCACGAATGAACGAGTATTATAGCAATATGGTGTTTTTGCACCTAGACCTAATTCACCAATCTGATTAATCGATTCAGTTTTGGTTGAACGGAAATACACTGCAAATACTTTAATGACTTGCTCTGGACTTAAACCGGGCCCAAAGTCACGGAATGTCACTGTTAAATTAAACTCTGTTGGCGGGATAATTGAGAACGGACGATGGTTCCCAACTTGTTCATGAGCATCAGCCATGTTACAAATTAACTCACGTGCAATTGCACGAATTTTGTTCTTGTAAATGGTATCAGAAAAGATTTTAAAGGTCTTAGCAGTAACGTCCATACCATAAACTTCAGTAGTATTAACGTTACCACCAATAATCAAGCTTGCATTTGAAACTGGAATCATAATTATATCCTCACAACAGTGTTTACTTACTTAAACAGATTAGGCTGTTCACCAAATACTTCTTCAAGTGTATTAGCTTTGTCTTTATCACGACGAATGCGTTTAACTACACCTAAGAACAATGATACAGGGTCACCAGGTTTACGAGTTTTCTTATCAACAAGACCATTACATTCACATTCAAAAATCACGTCTGTAATGTCTTCTTGCATCAAAGCAGTACGGTCTAACTCTTGACCTTTGGTATCTTTAAAGCCTGAACCAACGTCGACTTTAATCTTACCACATTCCGATACCGCAATGATACCACCTAATTTATTAGGATCCTTAGAATGTGGATACTTATCTATACAGCGTAAGTCAATAGAGAAAACTTCTTTGAATTTTAACAAATTCTTAGAACGAGCATTTTCCCAGAAAGCATCAGGTCTTTTAAGAATAATGCCTTCATAACCACGATCAACATAACCTTTATAGATTGCCTTTGCTTCGGCTAAACTATACACCATCGTACGTTCGATAGCGTTAATCAGAGTAGGCTTATGAGCACTAATTAATCCATTTAAGAAATTAGAACGCTCAATATAGATGGAACGTTCAGAATCAGGCAATGATGTTTCTGCATATACTTCTTTCATAGGGACTAAATCCCATACTCGGAAGTGCATATTGTCTGCTTCTTCTTTTGAAATTGTATTGCTCAATGATTTGTTTGCAATGCCATTAGACAGAGTACGATTAGCGCCTTCGTCTGCAGGCTCTTCATCATCAAATAAAGACTTAACTCGTTTTACTTCATATTCAAGTTCACCATCTAGCATTACGCCTTCTGGATAGCCATCTTCACAAACCATATGGCCAAGTAATTCAATGATTTCTTTTTTTAGTTTGTCTAAGCCGTGGTATTCATTACCAGCACGACTGACAATATTAACAGACAGTTCACCATCAACTGATGTTAATTCAGCAAATGCACGAGCACCATCTGCTTTTAATTCTGCAATAGCTGGCATTGGGAATTTTTCTGCAGCTTTTTCAGAAAAACTAGATGCCAATTGTTGTGGTTGTTCAGGACAAAGTCCAGGCCAAACTTTATTTGCTAATGTACGTGAAGCACCACATTCAAGGTCACGTATAATAACACGACGAATGACTTCAGCATCAGAACTAGACACAGAATTGATAATTGCTAATAAGTAATCTCTTGCAGCATGGCCAGTGTATTCACGGCGATGCAATGCCATTACTTGGTCTAAAGCAGTATCTAAATCTGTATTGCCTTCTTTTGTTTGGGTTGGAATTTGCTTAATGTTATAAGCAATTCGACGAGAATAAGCCATCAAATACACTTTACGTAGCAATGAATTAGATTCATGTGAACGCATGACTTGTTCTTTTCTTTTAGTCGAATTATCTTTAGCTAAATCATCTAAAATATTTTTAATCATTTTACCAGCCATTTTTCAATATCAAACCAATTGTTAACTTGCACATGTTTTACAGTAGGAGTTTCTTTGCGAGGACCCCTAGGCATATAGAACAATGGAATATTATCAAAAACTAAATCCGCAGCATCAACATGCTTAGATAAATCGTCAACATATGCAATTACGTTATACTGTTGCTTAGCAATTATATACAAGTCTGTTTTTGAATCTGCATAATCACAAAGTAATACTGCTTTAAATGCACCTGGGAACAAAGCATTAAGATTAAATTGTCTATTAAGCTTTGTTGTAATATTTGTGCCTAATGCAGTAATACCGACAAAGTCATAGTCTTTAGATAATCGATTAATGACTTCAAGGGCATCCCTGTACGCAGCTAGATAGCGAATAAAGTCTGACGAGTTGTATAACTCAATTAGTTTAACACCTTCTTCCTCTGAACAATCAAAGATTTCTGACGCAGAAACAAATTCTTCGTTAATCATCATTTTAATGATTCGTTCTACAGGAAGGTTGTATTTTAGGGCGAAGTATGAAAGCGCAGATTGCCACTGAATGACAACACCGTCAATATCAGTGGCAATAACAGGCTTAGACTTGTTGGACTTAGAATCTGTCAAGAAGTACCTGCTTTAATTTACTAATGTTATTAGCTAAGCCTTTAACTGTCACATATAGACCTGTATGTAAAGGCTCAACACTAATTAATTTAATGTTATGGTCTGCCATGTACTCAATTAGCTCTTCATTTAATGAATCAATTTTGAATTCATGTGAGTGTCTTGAAATAGACATGGCAGTCTCCATTAAATTTTCTTGGCAGCTTTTGCAGCTTTAGTAGCACTAGGCTTACGTGATTTAGCTTTTTTAGGAGCTGTTGCTGCAGTTACTACATCGATAACAATAGGTTTCACCATAATTGGTGTACGAGGTACATGAGCACCATCAACCTTTTTGAAACCTGCTTTACGAATGATTTTTGCTAAAGTCTGGTCAATACGAGAGTTTGACTTACGCTTGTAACCAGCACGTTTACTTGGAACTGTTGCTACTTTAACTGGTGTTACTTTCTGTGCTTTTTTCATGTCATTTCCTTTTTAATTAACCATTTTTCGTTTTGGTGAGGCTATAATACCACACCTAAAACGAAAGTAAACACTTTTTGAAAAATTTTTTAATATACGCAGGGGATTGCACTATAGTGACAAGTCACGTATCTTTCACTAAGTTCTTTAAGTTGCTTTTTACCTAAAGCTACATCAAGTTGTGGCACATTGCGAATATTACCTAATGGCAATGGAACTTGGTCGCCTACTTTAAGAAATCCAGCAGGAACATCAGAACCAATAGAATACACTGTGCACACTTCTGGCACTTGAGAATCTTGTTCTACACCTAGGAAAATACCAGATGCACTTTTGATTTCGTCACCACGCTTGGATGGAGTGCTAACTAATATAACGTGAGCGCCTAATGCCTTCATTGTAATTCACCTAAAGTCTTAGCAATATCTTCGTAAACGAAAGGCTCACCATTGAATTCACGTAAATTCAGAATGGTAAAGCTACGCCACCCAGCTGCATCAAGGTCATATACCGGAACAGAAGTAGTAGATTCTTTATGACCTTTTTCTACTGCTTTATTGACATATTCCATGTCCTGTTCAGTTAATAGAACAGGTGAACGAGTACAACGCATTTCACGTAAAACAGGTTCTTCGCCTGGTTTAGCTTTCTTAGCAAATACTAATTTCACTTCACCTTTAGCTAAAACTTCTTTTAAGTAATCACGCACTAAAGGCAAAGCATCTAATTTTTCTTGTTCTGTCATTGTCATAGTTCACCACAAAATTGTTTAATTTTATCAAAGTCCAAGTAATTTAAATGGCATTCATCTAATTGATGAACTCTAATACCTGAACGGATTAATGTTTCTTGCCACATACTGTCGCCACGATCATATAACTTACTGTATACAAGCGTTTTGATTCCTGATTGACAAATTGATTTAACACAGTCTGGACATGGAGAAGCAGTTACATATAATGTAGCACCTTCTAATGATACACCAGACCGTGAGGCAAAGATAATAGCATTAAGCTCTGCATGAATCTCATTTTTAGCAGACCATTCAGAATGCTTTACACGATGGATCTTAGCCATCTTCCCATCTTCTGTTAACCATTTCTGGTTTTTAGAATGTTCGGAGCAATTTTCATGTCCAGCTGGACTACCATTATATCCAGTGGATATAATTCTACCATCTTTAACAATGACAGCGCCAACTTTCCAAACAGTACATTTTGATTCCTGGGAAACCAAATATGCAATTTGCATTAACGTAGTACTACGCATTAGAAATCTCCATTATCGACTTGGAAACATTTAAGACCAATGCGTCTCCACATTTCAACAACACAGGTCCGGTCGTCTAACGATAATACGACATTATAATTGTCAGCAATATTATCGAAGAAGAGTTCTTCTTTGACTACATAGTCTTTACGAGAGTCACCATAAGCTCGTTGTAAATGTAGGTCTGGAGTAAAGCCAGCTTTATCTTCGATCCACTTAATAGTAAGGTCTCGATAAATAGTTGGATTATCTTTATTGCCAGACTCTCGTCCACTTAATGTAATGATCTTATATCCACGAGCTTTATACATCAAAATAATGTCTAAAACTTCTTGGTTAACTAAGTCTTCATAACAACGACTAAAGTCATACGGGCTACGACCATTATGAATAGCGAGAGTGCCATCTAGGTCAACGATAATGGCCTTTTCTAAGTGATCCAATTGAACATATTCACGTGGGTTCATCATCTTATAGAATGAACGTAGGACACTCAGTGGGACTGCATTTTCGCCGCGATGAATATTACGTTCCAGCAATGTACTCCACGTTACATCGAATCGTTTGAACTCAATAAAAATACCATGCTCTTTAGCAAATGCTTCCCAAAGTTTTACTGTAGCAGGATTCAAGTTAGTATCTGCAATAATTACATTTTGATTTGCTTTAATTGCAGCTTCAGCCATACTGAATTGAAGAGCAGAAACAGTCTTCTCTCGTTCTTTAGTGTATTTGTATTCATGACGTTTACATTGGAATAATGCACAACGAATATCGTCACGAGACAATACAACTGCATTGAGCGATGCTCTATTCTCTGAGGCCCAGGTACTTTTACCTGAGCCAGGAGCACCAATTGTTAAAATCAGCTTCAAATTACCACCTTTGATCTATTCAACGTATTAATTGTGTCTATTAACTGTTGGTCTTGAGCAGCTAATACAAGACGTTTTTGCTGGAGCTTTGCAATTTCAGCATCAATAAGTTTATTACGTTCAGAGTTCAATATTTTCATGTCAGAGATATATGAATCTTTACGTAGGCCTTGAAGAGCGTGTTCAATCACTATACCAGGATCATTCTTCTTCACTTTCTTAGATGGAAGTTTACGAAGAGATTGAATGGCTATAGGCTTTTGGATGGTAAGCTTAATGCCATTTTCAATTCTCTTACTTTTAAAGAACGAAACCTGGTCAAGTAATGTTAAGAACTCTTCAACAATAGGTATACTGTTTGGCTTAGTGAAAATTAATTGAACATCCGCAATCCCAGACAGATAATCGTAATGAATATTGATTTCTGAAAACGTTGGCAATTTTTTCCAAGAATTCGCTGGGATTAATGGTTCAAAATACTTATGCACCGGGATTGTATTTGAACCATGAATAACATCAACACCATGATACACACGATTGCTAAATGTCTGAAGCATTATATCTTTAGCTTTCTCAACGGTATATTTTTGTGGATTTGAAGCAGCTAGGGTCTGAATACTCTTTTCTATTGAAAGAGGCCAAAATACTCTTTTAATAGCATCTTCAAATGAAAATAATCTATTATCCATTAGCTCATGCATTTGGTTAAGCATTTTAATTTCTAAGTTCTTAACCACTGTTTGCAGTTTAGACATTATATTTCTCTCATGTAAGGTAACAAAAATTTAAGTAATTCTATTCTATCTCGGCCTACAGCGCCAAACCAAACACCAGTTGAAATTGAATTACTGTATGCTGTTGCAGGTGATGTACCTGCTACTTCAATAGGATAATTCTTATCACCACTGAACTTAGGCCACAAGTGAAAATGGTCTTGTGGATTAAACTGTTTAATATGTTCAGTGACACATAGCATATCAATTAAGTAGCAAATGCCTGAAGTATCATAATAGAATTTGCCACTAATGATACCATTAATTAATTCGTTAAAATCAAACTTATAATTATTGTCTATGAGCTCAATAACATTAAGTGCTTCTGTAGTATGGTCATATTGTTTGCTTAATACTTCCATACTTTCTTTGACTATTTCACATAGCTTATCTAAACTACCTGGAGCTTCACTGTCAAAATAATTTTCAAAAAACTCTAACTTTTCTGCTGCACTTAAATCTAGAGTATACTTATAATGGGTTTGAACCTTAGGTAGAGATAATAATACGGGTTCAAAGTATTCAGGGTGTTCAACTGTGAATATATGATAAGCATCAACTACAGACATATGATAGAACAACATGGTTCTTGAAGAAGATTTTGGGTGTTTACCGTAAGTTTGATACGCCTGAGCGCTAGCGCTCAGTAAATTAATAAAGTGTTTAATCATTTTAACTCCAAACAAGCAATCGTATTGCATCATTTTTGGCCTGCATAAACAGTAATATCTTCTGACACATCATATTCAGGTTTACCTTCAATACGATTAGGCGCAACATACGTTTCATTTTTGCAACTTTCTAGTGTAGACTCAATACGGTCTTTGCCTAAACGCATTTTGAAGTTCTCAATTAAGAAGCTCAATAATTTACGACGGTTCTTACCATATTCGCCTGCCCAATATCCATATAAGTGTCCAATGCACTCATATGCATGAGTCGAGTCATAGCCTTCAAGTGGAACAGGATAAACACAGTCACCACTATGTAAAGGCCATTTCTCTGTAATAGCATGGATACACTGAGTCACTTTTCTGCGATAGTCAAAACTTGAGTGATTATCATCAGTGTTCTTTAAGATTAAGGAAATAGAACGACAAATTGCTGGAGCTGGCGATGTCGTAATACCAAGTAAATATGGCAACTCGATCTTTTTATTAACATGAGATTCTAAAAGCAATAACGCATTAAGAATATTTCTATCCATTGCTAAATTTCCCATAACTTTACCCCAAATAAAGTTCTAATCATAACAGGTCTGTTTAAATTCATCAAACAGCCTAAGTAATCACTAGAACGAAGATAATCACCGTCATTATAAAAACTAGAAATTTCTACGTTCTTTGTATGGGAATATCTATCAAAATGGTCACTATATTCCCAATGCTTAGTGATCTTAGGCGGGCGATCGTAATAATACCCGTCCTTAAAGATTTCACCTTTGCCGACACCATTGATTGTCACAGATAAAGTAACATCACTTGCAGGCTTAGACCAGAAATTATCACAAGTGTCAATGTACGGTTTACCATCTGCATCAATAGAAGTGCAAATATATTCTTCGCTAAAGTAAGCAGTAATGTACTGAGTCACTTTAGCTTCGCAACGAACAATTTTCTTTTGTTCTGTACCGAGTCCAGCGTATATTACCGATGCAGCTAATACTATTGGTGCACCAAATTTAATCAGTGGGTTCATTATACTTTTACCTCCCAAAAGTGCTCAGAGAAACCATCTTTAATCATTGCTTCGATGATTTGTTCTTCGGTACCTTTATATCGTTTAATAAGCTTACCAAAATCGTTACGAACTTCAGCAAGATTAGAACCTGCAATATAAGTCAAGTAACGTTTCCAACGCTTGTGACCAATTCTGGTTCCATGATTTCTTGTTGCTACCGAATGTAAATAACGTTTCATGATAAAGCTCCATTTGTTTGATGGAGCTATAATATCACAATGTCAGCCTATGTAAACTGGTTTTAGACCGTTTTGAAAAATAATTTTTCATCTTCAGGTGCAATGTACACAGGTCTCATATTTCCTTGTAGCATCTTTCTAAAGCACAGATTATCGGGCTTTCCAATTACCGGGAATTCTGAGATTGATGGTTGATAAATGATGTACTTATCAGTAATTTCACCAATTTTGACCTGAATGAGTTTCGTTGTGCCGGTCGCATAACTGTCGCCTTGTTGTAAAGGTTCACCTTTAATCAGACCATATCTTTTGATATGTGTAGTTGGGATAGCATAGAAGCCTTTATCAAGATTATGCTCTTTTGTCAGATCTTTGCTAAATTTATGACATTCAAAAGAATATGCTTTGTCTGTCATAAAATCAAATAATACAACTTGACCATGAGTAATAGCCATGACATACGTCGTAGACGTAGATTCATGGCCTCTAACTATATACGAGTAAGATTCTGCGTGGCCAAGTCTAGACGTTTTATCCGGTACATTAACTTTTTCTATTTTAAGCTCACCTAAACAGCTTTTAAAAGTATGTCCTACTGCGTTTATTAATAGGATTTTTTCTGAGCCAATTACTGGTGCTTCAATATCTTTCGGATTGTAAAACATTCTTACCTCTCAATAATGTTGTGACATCTGCTAATTTTTGTTCTGCTTCTATGTCACCGTGTTGATGGCCTGAGTAAGCAGGCGAATATAAACAATTTACCGATTCCATTGCTGAAGAAAAATAGTGCAACGCAACTAATTCTTCCAACGAGCCGTATGCATGAGTACAGTTAAATGGTGAATCAAGGGAACGAATAAAATAATCTTTAAACTTATTGTCTTCTTCTTCCAGCTTTTTAATTTTATCTAAGTACTCAGCGTATATGTACTCGATATCAGTGGTTCTTGAAATTGCAGACCATTCGTTAATACCTAAAAATCCTGCTAAAGATTTAAGTGAATAAGCACCACCTGTATAAAATGGAGCATTGTTCACCATAATATGGTCGGCCAAATAATCACCATCAGTATATAGAGATACATTGTCACGAGTCCATTTACGGTCGTACCGAGAAGGTGAGTAAGTAACATGTTCACAAACTTCTTTACCTTCATATTTGAATCCTAATGCTTCCAGAAGAGGCGCATTGAAGGTTGCATTGTTCCACACTGTGTTTTGATTACGCTTAAAATTAGACATAGCATGATAAATTGATGCATGCTCAAACATAATTGAGTATTTTGCTTTGCCATCAAAAAGGTCCTTTAAAATATCTGCAATAGGTTGACCGGAGTCTTTTTCTAATGCACGAGTGACATCAGATTCTACAATATCGTACACATGACCATATTCATCGTACTTAGCAAAGATAGGTGGACAGTATGGTTCAAATAATAAGAATGAACCTTCGTTAGTCCGATACGACGTGTTAGGTTCACTAATAAGTGACTTTCCAATCGAGGTTGGATTCAAAATAAAAACAGCAACTTCGGCGTTAGCACCAATAGTATGGCGTGACATTGTTGCACATAAGTTATAGCAGCCCATATATTTCCTTTTCAATGTGTTCAATGATTGTATTAAAAAGCATAGTATATCTTACGCCATATTCGTCTTCCCATATTTTATTCTGTGTACGTCTTAACCAGAATTCAATAGAAGGAGCCTGTTTACTTGGAGACG